TCGTAATTCTTGGTATTTTAATACGCTCTCCATCTTCGTCAATATACATAGAAACGTAAATGATATTGTATGAAAAAAAATAGGCACAAAGTATCGATTCAAAAAAAGAAATATACTTTTGTAATAGCGTTACATCAGCATCTGTGCATGTTGGAGCTTTAGTGTCCGGATTTTTAGACAGAGCCTCCGCGATCATTTTAGCTTGTTTTCGATTAAAATCGTTCACTGCCTTATACGCGGTATTCAATGCGTCAATTAGTATCTGTCTTGGATCTTTTACCTGCTCTCCTTCATCGCCTGCGTCTAACCCGTCCCAAAATTCAGGACCGTCGGGAATTCCGTAGTATGTTATTCCGCCGTCATGAACCTGAACGTTCCAATCATCTAAACCCGTAAAATCATTAATATCGCGATCTATTCCTTCAATGACAGGATCCTTATTGGCAGTTTCAAACCCTTCGGTTGATTTTTTTGAAATAGGTATTTCTATTTGTTCTTCTTCGTTATCGACGTCATGAATGCTTTTTAAAACCGGAATATTTTTGTAGTTCTTCATCTTCTTTTTCTTTTTTACGGAACTAATTTTATGCATCATATTCTTGGTTTGAAAATCATTATCTTCGTTTAATGTGCTGTCGTTCGTATCACTAAATGATTTTTTCCATTTTGATGTATTATCGGCATTCATTTACTATACTATACTAATATATAGTAAATTTTTTTATCTTGCGTATAACATTCCGCAATTTCCTGAGATAAAAGATAGAATATTATATCGCTCCTCAAATAGTGTCATGTTATAATTGTATTCATACAACTGCCAGTTTGATTTACGAATACCAATCGGATTTCCAGATAAATCACAAATGACATCAAAGCTCGAATTTACCAAATCAATCGTAGGAGCGCATGTGGTGATTTCAAGCTCGATCGTTTTAAATTTACTCATGTTTATAGCGCCTGACGGTTGGTATTCAAATGGGCTTGTGTTCAGACAAAAATTATAACAGTAAAGTCCCTCTGTTGCCGAGCCTTGTGTTCTCGTATACTTTTCAACATAGTTATACACACCGCTTTCTAATAAATTTTCGCGATATTCACCATTTAATAAAATACCCATGCTTTGTAAAATCTCTTTTTGGTTGATGGTTTTATAATCGCCGGTAATATAAATACCCGTGTTCTTTCCGTCGAATGGATCAATTCCAGGTCCAAATTTTAAGTTAGGTTCAAGATCGTTTGCTGTTGTTCCCAATTCCATATCACCAGGAATAGATCCGTATGGCCAATTGGTATAATTACTCCATTCGTTTCTTAAGTTGACGTCGTTGCGTTGGAAATAAAACATCCAGTTAGAAATCATTCCATTGGAGAACAATTTTACCTTTTGGCTACCCGTAATATTATTGAAATTGTATTGGAATACATCTTTCACCAAATAGACTTGATCCTGTGAAGCAAAGACCTGTGTTTCTTCTTTTGATAAAAAACAATAGGTGGCCAATAGATGTATGTCGGCATTCCATGTGGATACTTGGTTCGTATATGCAGTGGGATCTAAAATAACCGCAGGCGGCGTTTGTAAAAAGCGATACATCTGGAAACGGGCCTGATTGAAATCAGGTTGCATGTAGGGGTATAAGTTTTGGAAATCAAAGACATCGCGAACCTGAAACAACTCTTGAATGGGTCGCATAGTAACTGTGATCACTAATTCGTTATACTGTAATGCAATTAAGGGAAACGCGCATTGTGAATTTAGAGTGAACCATGTATTGATGGGTACATATAAATTTCGCCCGCGAATGGATGGCTCGGCTCCATTTGATGACGTAGTATGAAACGCAGTAGGATAGGTATTTGCTCGACCGTCTACATTGGCTGGGTCATAGAATTCAGGGAGATTGCCTGTCATTTTATTGAACAGGTCCTTCTTTTCTGCTGTGAAATCGCGGTCCACCATAGCGGCTAAATATTCACCTGTGTACCGTTGAAGCGTTAGCGAACCACATGTAATCTCGATTTCTTTTATCATAAGAGGCCCTAAATTTTTAATCCATTTAAATTCATACGGCGTCCAACGCAAACTATCCTCATTGCATGGATGATAAAGCGGGCTCCATATATCTGGTAATGTAACAACCAAATAAGTGTCCATCAATAAATCGGCATATCGAGGAACTTTGAACGTGAATACGGATGGTTCGGTAAGTCGAAGATCGCGAAGTCCGTCGTAATCGATGCGAAATTTCTGTAAACCAAAATTTGTGTATTTAGAATACGTAACTCGGAAAAAGGTTTTACTCGGATTTCCAGTTAATATTGAATTGTTATTTCCAACTGATACAATATTTAGTAATCCTCCAGGCATGTTAAATGATTAATATATAATGTTATTATATTATTATCGCAATATATTTTATTACAGCATGAAATTCTATAGAAAGATATTGATCATCGTGATTTTTATTTTATTTTTATATTTGTTCTTGCGTCTTTTTCATAAAGTCGGAGTTTTGTCTGAAGGATTTGATATTCAAGAAGCGACGGACGAAGCGGCGGAAAAAACACGGGATTTGCCTAGCCCAAAAATTCAATCCATTGCAAATATAAATCCAAAAGCTCCCGTGACATCAACACGAGCGCCTATAACGTCAACAAAAGCACCTGTGACTACAACAAGAGGTCCTATAACGTCAACAAACGCACCTATGACTACAACAAGAGGTCCTATGACTACAACAAGAGGTCCTATGACTACAACAAGAGGTCCCATGACGACAACAAGAGGTCCCATGACGACAACAAAAGCGCCTGTCGTTACAACAACTATAACGCCGGCGACTACAATAAAAGCGCCGGCGACTACAATAAAAACAAGCGGCACAAAGGAAAATTTTTACGCACCACCAGACAATAGGGATAATTCATGGATGCTTCCGAAAAGTTCGATGCCCTTAATGCAGTATTGTATCAAATCCTCTTATAATACAGCTATTTCGGGAGATTATGTAAGCGAAGAAATGGTATCCAAAGTCTTGGCGCAAGGCTGTAGATTTATTGATTATGAGGTTTTTTACGACAGCGACAAAGATACGGCCTATGTTGCTTATGCAACAGATCCGTCTTATACCACAATAAAGACTAAAAACCGAGTATTGTTAGATACCATATTATTTAGATCTGTGCGAGACGGATTTACTAAGGCACCTAATGTATTAGATCCATTGTTTATACAGTTACGCATAAAATCAAACAACAAAAATGCGTATAAATGTGTAGCGAAATCAGTGAATTATGCGATGGCTGAAAAGTTGTATAGTAAAAAGATAACCGAAAAAACGACGCTCGATGATATTATGGGAAAAGTTGTTTTGATCGTTGATAGAACATTGAATTTGGATTGGAAATTAAAAACGGTATGCAACGCAGATCCGAATTGCTATGACCTATCCAAGCTTTGTAATTTAGAGAGTGGGTCAGAATTAATGAGAATAGAACGATACGACGACTTGCTGGAGCAAACCACAGTTCCACCTCATATTATGGACGATAATATAAATACGGATGTGGAATTAATTCGCTTGGTTGAACCCGATTTAACAACAATCGCAAAATCCAAGGTTATTAAAAACCCGGCGTTTAAAGACTACATCATGGATTACGGAGCACAGATTATTGCATATAACTATAATAATCAAGACCGAGCTCTCAATGACTACGAGAATTTTTTCAATGACCTTGGTTTCGCATTTGTCCCAATATCTAGCGCATTACAATATTTCAAACAATAATTTTTTATCCATGATCTATATAGGAATGAATAAAAAAACATGGAATAAACATAAACGATTTCATACCAAATTATGTGACGATAAAATGAGCTTTGAAGAATGCGAATTGGCTATATTGCGTAATGCGGTGGATGAAACCGAAAAATTACAGGGCAAAAAGATCGCGAATAGTGAAGAAATCAAGAAGATTATATCCATTTTGGAGAACTTTTTAGTGCATAAAAAACTCATTTGTTATGGCGGGACCGCGATTAATAATATTTTACCCAAATACGCACAGTTCTATGATCGTGATATAGAAATTCCCGATTATGATTTTTACTCATCCAATGCATTAGACGATGCAAAGCAATTGGCCGACATTTATAATAAAGAGGGTTATTTAGAAGTAGAAGCAAAGGCTGGTGTTCATAAAGGCACGTATAAAGTCTTCGTTAACTTTATTCCGGTGGCTGATATCACGGAGCTACCGAAACCCTTATTTTTTGGGTTATCCAAAGAAACCATTATTATCGCCGGCATCCATTATGCTCCGGCCAACTTTCTTAGAATGAATATGTATCTGGAATTATCGCGTCCTGCTGGTGATGTTTCGAGATGGGAAAAGGTTCTCAAACGCCTTACATTGTTGAATAAATTTTATCCCCTTAAACCCGAAAAAGATTGCTCTGCCGAACTATTTCAACGTAATATGGAAACGCATCAGGAGGATAGCGAGCGCCTTTATTACGCGGTACGCAATTCGTTTATTGATCAGAGCGTAATATTTTTCGGCGGATACGCAACAACATTGTATTCCAAGTATATGGAAGAAGATCGACAGAAATTGGTAAAGAAAATACCCGACTTCGATGTTATCTCGGACGAACCCGATAAATGCGCGTTGATCGTAAAAGAGAACCTTATTCGAGAACGTTTCAGAAATATAAAAATCATTAATCATAAGCCATTGGGTGAAATCATCCCTGAGCACGTGGAGATCCGTGTGGGTGGAGAAACGTTGGCCTTTATTTATAAACCGATTGCGTGTCATAGTTATAATACAATCGTCATTGATGAGAAGGAGATTAATGTCGCAACAATAGATACGATTTTGACTTTTTATTTGGCATTTATTTACACGAACCTTCCGTATTATAATAAGAACCGTTTGTTATGTATGGCCAACTTTTTATTCGATGTGGAACAGAAGAACCGCTTGGAACAAAAAGGATTATTGAAACGTTTCAGTATTAATTGTTATGGAAAACAAATGACGATGGAGGAAATCCGTGCAGAAAAAGCGAAGAAATATGAAGAACTTATGCATGATCGAACGAGCCGTGAATACGAAGAGTGGTTTTTGAAATATAATCCGGCGCAAAAGACGACCGAACGAAAACCGAAAACAGCGAGACAAACTGTAAAGGAACAACCGAAGCATAATAGAACGATAAAACGTTCTCTAAAACCGAAGAAAGAAAGCGAATTCTTGATCTAGAATTTACAATTCGTAATCGAAACGAATTGTAAATAATACTGTAATCGTCCACTGCATAAAAGCTAATAATTTAGTAAAATTAATATTATGTAGCTATACTATGGAGGCCAAATCTACGTCGGTATTTAATAGAGCAACAGCAAGAGGACAAGAGTACAAATTATTCAAGGAATATAAGGCGCATATCATTGATCTTCACCCGATTAAACGTTATATGGTGGAAGATATTGCCGATATGGATCGAGAACATATAAAGGAAATCTTGTATGTTATGAACGATGTCATACAAAATTTGATTGAAAATATTTCATAAAAGGAGAGGGTCGGTTCCTCGCTAAAACTCGCTAATAAACGTCACCACTTTATTCACCGAATAAAACAAACTTCCGAACAACAAGCTTTTAAATACTAACCCATAGATATTGAAGTTACCATCGTCGGAATAAATCGAAAGAAACGAGAACCTTTTAAATACCAATGTATTCACGATCGGTAACTGAAATAAAAAGAACAAGACGGCGACAAAAACAGGCATTTGTAGTTCGCTCAAGATCTCGTCGACCAAGTTCTCGCGATGCTTCTTCTTTTCGTGTTCTACAATATTCTTATCCACGTTCTCCTCATAATCCAAAATATAGTCCTTTGTCAGTTTGGGCATAGGAATAAAATTCGCCTGGATCTGATTATCATTCATATAGGTCGCAGTATCAATAACGACATCACGCGATGGTAAGCGAAATTGGGGTATTTGTTGTATCTCGGCCTGCTGTTGTTCGGACAATTGTTGTTGACGCTGCACCGCAGCCATTTGCTCTAATTGCTGCACTTGCTGAACCTGTTGTACATTAGGCTGTTGCGGAATTGGCATAATCGGATTTTGTGCAGAAATCCCATACGGATTGGGATGCACATTGATGGGAATATAGTTCGTGCTTGATGATTGGTCAAACCCGCCCATGGACATTTGTTGTTGGGGTTGTTGCATAGTAATATTTTCTGGCAAATCAGAGATCCGGGTTGTGTTTTCCATATATAATAGGGAATTACCTAAAGATCGCAGTATTTACGAAATATTATTATACGTAGGTATGATTACCTTTCTCGCTGGTTTGCTCGCCTATATCTATAATTTTGTTTTTGGGATTACACTTTGACGGAGCCGCACTGTATTTGTAACATTTGTCATCATGCATGTACGTCTTACCATCAATGTCAGCGATCGCGGCCCCCTTAAAATGGATACAATTCTTATCTGTGCATACCTTTCTAAATAAACTAGCTAAACCCAATCCTAAGATAACAGATAATAGTATTTTTCCAAGAGGGGTGGTAAATAAACGTTTGAAATTCATGAATATATTATACATTACGCATATAATATATTTTATTCAAAATAATACCGTTTATGATTGTACGGGTATCTTCGAGATTTCATTCGGATCTTTGGGGCATTTTACTTCTTTTTGAACGAACGAAAAACACGTATCGGTTTTATCGCGATACTGCATCATATCAATGTTTTCGGGAGTGGGGTAAACATAAACCATTCGAGTATCCGGAACTGTCATATACACGGCAATCATTCCTAACACTAAACTAATAATAAACACCGGTATGTTGATGTATTTGAAAAAGCCCATTATATTATATCGCGCGAAATTTTATTTCTTCGATTTTTTCTTCTTATTGGACGACTTCTGTGTTGCGTTTTTGGCAGCTGCCTTCTCCTTCTCCTCCTGTTCAATCAAGCTTAATAGATCAGGATGAATATATGACTTTTCTTGCGCGGTCTCTTCGTCCAACTTAAACACTAAATTATTCGGATCGCTCGTTTGCTGTAAAGAGTAGTTGACGGGAGGAGCGCGCATTTCGTTTTGCATCATCTGCTGACGCTTTGCATCAATCTTCTTGCGAAGCCGCTCCTTCATGGCCTCCTGCTTCGTCATACGCGCAATGGCATTCGTGTCCAACCTCATGTTTTTACCTAGACCGCCCATGTTCTTGGCCATCTTCTCAAACATCTCCTTGAATTGATCCGCGCCACCCATGCCCTTCATCTTACCGATCATTTCGCTTGCCTCCTTCATGAGCTCTTCCTTGGAAATATCGCCGCTCTGCATTCTTTCGTCCAACTTCGAACTAATCTTTTTCATGAGAGCCATCAGCTTTTGAGGGTTCTTCATGAGGTTCTTCATTGCGTCCTTGGTGCTCTCGACGTTATTCGGGTCGTCTCCGAGCAAATCCGCGAATTCGTGGCTGATCTCTTCGGCCATCTCTTTGGCCAATGAACCAATCTTTCCATCAAAAAGCGTCTTCAAATGTTCTTGGATCTTCTCCATGTCAGGCATATTCTCAAACATCTTCTCGAAGTTAGCCGCGCCTTCTGGCATCTTGAATTCTGGCATCTTAAATTCAGGCATCTTGAATTCTGGCATCTCAAACTTGGGCATCTCAAATTCCGGCATCTCAAACTTAGGCGTTTCCTCACCGCCTTCACTATTTTGTTTTTCAGAAGCATTCTTGAAAAAATCGGCTATTCCTAAAATCGTCTCCTGTAATTTGCTCTGAAGTTCCTTCTCATCAATACCTTCAAACAAATTCATTGTATCGCCAAACGTGGTTTTGTCTTTCACATCATTAATTACGGTGAACAAAAGAAGCTGTAAATATTTCCATAACGTCTTCTTGGTTGTTTCGCTCACGCCTTCGCAGTTGTATAAAAGCTTGAAATCGACGCCTGGTAAAAACGTGGTATTGATTTCTCCGTCGGGCTTAAACGCATCATCGTTCTGATAAAGAATATCAAAAAAACGCTCAGGAAACACTTTCAAGCAATGGTTATAAAGTGACGTAAGATCGTCGTCGCTAAACTCACCCGTCCAAGTTGACCATAAATGGGAATACTCAGGGTATGTTGTCGATAAATCTTTGGTGAAATCGACAATAATAGTGCGAAAATTACTGGGTATAGTCCTTTGATTTTCCATTCGATATAGGTATTATTTAGATATTTTGTTTAACCTCTTTCCGCTTATAAATATATTTATTTCGGCGTATTCTGGAGAAAAAATTGACCAATAATTTTACAACTGATTTATAGTATCAAAACCACAACGATGTCGGAACAAATTCAACGGTATAATAACGGATCTTATTATTCTTATGAAGGTATCGTCTATGTAGGAACATTCCCTGAAGAATGGGCGACAAATCACATTCCCGATACTGGCCCGCATGAATGCGGTAATTGTTTTCATTTGGGCAGCATAAGAAATGTCTTTATTGGATATTGTGCTGAATGCGCAGATCGTGGATACAATGGATCTCGAGGAAGGGGATTTGTGGATGTCGCGACGGAAGATTTCAGAACCGTTACTGATAACGATGCTCTTTATCAAAGTGCATTTGACACCTATCTAAGAGACATTAATTTGAATGATATCAATATCGAAGATGCTCATAGTCCAAATGAAGTGGTCTATGATGAAGCATACCACGCGCGTGTTATTTATGAATTCCTTACTAATTTTGAAGAGCCGCCAGAAGAAAATAAAGAAACAGATTTTGATTACGAAGACGACGCTCTTGATATGACGACGCTGAATATGTGTCATTTCGAAGGTGGATATAACGACTGGTAACATTGATGCCCGGAGTTGAACACATAAACTGTTTGTTTTATGTGTTATTCGTTTATATTGTCATATTGTATAATTTTTGTTTTTCTGTAACGTCTTCTGGACATTTTTCATAAATTTCAGGAGGACAGCGGATCGTCATTCTTCCCTCTTCGTCTCTAGGACAATTTTTCATATTCAACGAAAATAACGTGGAACTTTTCACTTTTTTTGTGCTTGGTCGTCTCAATCCGTCCATTACTTCACATAATATATCTTTATCTTCTTCCTCATCATCATCGTCGTATCCGCCTTTAATTTTTTGTTTTGATTTGCGTGTTTTTTTTGACGTCTTTCTTTTTTTTGTTTTATTCTTAGTTTGTTTTTTACCATTCTTTATTGCGCTTTTGCGCGTTTTAATAAATTTTGAACGAACCGTCATATATATTATAGTAAGAAAAAATAAGGCAACATGTAAAAAATAAGTAAATAAAACAACAAATTTTTATTTTTAACTGATCAATAGTCTAAATGAATAGATCGGTTGTATTTCCTGCTTGTACTTGCGACATGGCGGACAACGCAGACAGGGTCGCATAACACTCCTGAACTGTACTCAAATTCAAAACATAACTATTGAACTCATCCTCATCATCGGATAATTGCTCTTCATCAACTGGCTCGGGTGTATTTTGACATTGCGTGAGTTCCTCCGGATCTTCCTTCGTTTCCTCATCTTCACACATATGATGATACATCTGCGTATAACTCCTGTTTAGTTGATGTCGAGGAAATCCCCCAGGGCGACGCTTCATTGGCGTCATGGGAACCGCATATCGAATTGGTTCCGTAGTAGTATCGCTCGGTCTGCGAGGCGTCGCGCTATACGTTTGTTGTCTCCCCTGCGAAGTAAACCTAGCCAGTGCATACATTTGACCCTGCCTTTGTCCCATTGTGGTGTAAGTAATATACACATCATCGCATAACATCTTCATGAAGCTGTCCTCAGTAAGATCGTTTTCGCGCATATAATCGCGCATTTTCTTGAAGAACTGGCGTAAGTCGTTTTTTAGTTCTCGTCGGGCATCGCCGTCAATATCTGCGTTTTTGGATCGAAATAGCAATTCTTGTGTCTTATGCCGGAACATATACTTGGTCAGATCATTCTCCACAATATCTCCCGTTTCCATTGTAATCAAGTGAGGAATTTCCACGATTGTTTCAATGTGCGACGCTGTTGTGTTGTTCGCTACAATACCATGTAGATCGATCGCAATTCTGGCATCTTTTTCCTTTTTAACATGATAGATCTTCTCGATCTCGCTGACCAAAATGTCCTCATCCAGACGGTTCGTCCACTCATTCGTTTTCCAATTATAAACAAGACCGTTTTCGACCAAAAGTGTCGCCTTACGAACGCAAGGGTACAAATAACGATGGAGAGCCTCACCGTAAATAAGAGACGTATTTTCCATGTCGTTCACGAACTGGTAAGCCGAGCTGCCAATGTCACTGAAACTCTTTAGTAGATTTGCGTTGTGATCCTCTCCAAATCCCACAAATACATTTCCAAAGCTATCACTCACCATCTCCGTCAGCTCTTGCGTGCTAACCACTCCAGTGGTCGCGTAACCATCCGTCATGAAAATATGACAAAGTTGGTGACCAGGGTTCTCGCTAACATAATCATGTAGTGTTTCGTTTGCAATCTGCAAAGCATTCCCCATGTTTGTAACTCCATAAGCACGAATGGCTCTAATTTTATCCGCGAGTTCTCCAACATTCTCCTTTGAAATTTTTACAGTATCGATTTCAGTAGTGACATCGTGATTGAATGAATGAACACGTACAAATATTTCCGCCGTTTGTTCAGACAAATAGTGAAGAACGTTCACCAATGTCTGAATGACGATTGCGATCTTTGTTTTTCCGCTAGTGTCGCGTTCCTCCATAGACCCAGTGTTATCTATAGTAAAAAGGAAGAGAGTGGGTTCTTTTGTAATTTCCGCTTTTTTCATTTTCAATTTAAGTACACCAAATTCCTCGTTTTCTCCCACCAACCCCGAAACCACGTCATCATTGGAAAAGTGCATCTCCAGATCACTTTTCTCGATGACGTTCACAAATTGCGCTTGATCAATAAAGTCCATTGTCGTATTCTGTTGATTTTAAAAAAAGATTTCGATCGGATTCAATTTTTTCGAAAAATTGACCTCGTCGACTATCCCTATCCTGGAAGACAAAACGGCCTAAGGTTTTAGAAAACAAAAATGTCAAAGGACAAGAGATTGTGCGTGTATATTCCTCGTATTTTAGGTAACGTAACAAGAGAACGTATTATCGAAGTATTTGATTATCTGGATATAGGAAATGTCGAATTTTTGGATATGCATAAAAAAACGAACCAGAATGGTTATGCATATAGTTTTGCATTTATAACATTAGAATTATATGATACCAAACCTGCGAAGGACATTCGTAATATCCTTTTACAAAACGGTGAGACGAACCTAATGTACAATTTGGAGAAGGGTCTATATTGGGTGGTGAAATCCCATTTGGATAAGGAAAACCGAAAAAATGCATCGTCACCCACTTCAGTGACGATGACACAAGAGAAGTCCTTCTTTACATCAATATTTACAGAAGAAGATAAGATCGAAATGTCAAAAGAGTTTGACGACATAGCAAGAGAAATAAATTTTGAAATGTGTATGTAAACCACAAATAGTTTTATAACAACATGATACTTTCTCCGAACAACAATTCATAAATTCTTTGGTTCTTTTTTTATGCTGTGATAATATAGATGTCAGGCACTCATTCGTTTCATATTGAGAAATTACGAACCAATTTCGAGAACATTATCCTATTGAAACTCGAAATCGTGAAAATCAAGCACATGGTTGCGGAAAAATTAAAGCATTTGAAAACCATTTACAATGAGCTTTTGAAATCGAACACCAAGAAGATCTTTCTCTTTTGTTTGGATTCGTTCTATTTCCAATATAAGACGTTTGCCATTGAATTGGATAATATTGATCGTTTCCGCGTTCTCATGAATAACAGAATGTATTGTGATTATTACAAACTTTACAATATTGTTCTCGCAAATATAAAGGAGAATTTCACTGAAATCTCCATTGCCGATAACGAAACGAAATCGTTTCCGCCATATAAAGATTTAGAACCATTTCAGGAATATAAATTGGAAGATATCAAGGATATCCATTCGAATATCTTAGTCTTAATTAACAAGTTGCATTTACAATCTGTGGAGAAAAAATACAATATTGATCATTATAACGAAAAGCATCATATTGGGTTCTCCATTTCTAATTTTATAAACACGTTAGAATTCGAGAACCGATTGTTGACAGAACAGACATCCTTATACGTCAATTATGTATCCTTTTTTCATATTTCACAGAAGAAACAGCTTCAACGTTTGTTCTCAAAAATGAATGATTTTTATAAGGAGGTCGAGGATAATATTAATATAAATCAAACCTTTTCGATCGACGATATCAACGAAGAACAGCGCCTGAAACAGTTTTATATTACTGGCGAAGACATCGCTATTGAGAACATTTTGGAGGATTCGGAGGCATTGATCGAAAATAGCGAAAAAGTGTTTGGTAAAATAGATACCATTATACAATTTAAAGAAGGAGCGGAAATCATTAATCAAATGGAAAGTTCTCTTCCTGAAGAAATCGAAGACATCGTAATTGACGCGGAAGAGAAAGAGGAATAAATTATTTTCGCTGGCATATAAAATATCTAGTTCATGTATATAGCAGTTATACATGAGCGAAGTTGGTAAGTCCGAAGGTGCGCCTAGCGACGAAAAAAAAGAAAATAAGGAAGATAAAATAAAAATACACTGGTCCGAAGGAAACGAGAACATGTTGGTAGAATGGGCTGATGTCGCTCAATGTTATAAATGGTTGAACGCAAAAGCTCACTCCGATCTTTCTTATAAGCACGCCTGGTTTACTATACCAGCCATTACTCTCTCTACGATCAGTGGCACAGCATCTTTCGCGCAGGCCAGTTTACCCCCAAATATTCAGGCTTTTGCTCCTGCTGTGATTGGTAGTCTTAATATTTTTATTGGTATTTTGACGACTGTACAGCAATATTTGAAGATTTCGGAATTGAATGAGGCGCACCGTGTTTCGTCGATTTCGTGGGATAAGTTCGCGCGTAATATTCGTATTGAGTTATCGAAAGCTCCGCATGAGCGTATGGATGCAGGGCCGTTTATTAAAATCTGCCGTCAAGAGTTCGATCGTCTCATGGAAACCAGTCCCATGATCCCGCAAAAAATCATCGATGAATTCAAAAAGAAGTTCCGCTATGATAAGAAATTCCCGGAGACCAAATTCTTCCAAGAGTTACGTAAGCCGGATATATGTGATGTTATTATAAGTGCCGAACGTTATCGCTATGGATATATTCCACCGGAACATCGCGATATTATACCCGATCCGGAAGACGAGGAGGCTCGTGCCAGTGAACGAGCATTGAATTTGTTCAGGAGTAGAGACGAAGAGATACAAGAAAAAGAGCGAAATTTGCGCCAGAAAGAATTGGAAGAACAAGAGAAAAAACGAGTAAGGGAAGAGAAACAGAAGTCGTTTCAGAAAACCGTCGTGGAGGCAGCCAATCGTGTAAAACAACAACAGAAACACTTGGAAGAGTATATCGTCTCGTTTCAAAATATGTATGGCAGAAAACCGATTGTGGAAGAAATAAATACCCATGCCAAGGATTTGATTGCTGCCGGAACAATAGACGAAATGGCGCTTGCCAAATTTTTAAATAAATATGATATGTCGGGAATTAGCCATATGGTATAGGTGTTGAAAAATTGATTATTCAAGTGTGAACAATTTGAATAATCAAACAACAAACGATGGACATCGGAAGCGGAGAGTTTGACTTTATTCGGGATAACAATGAGCGTGAAATGTTGGCTACAGCACATAGAGCTATTTCACAACTCGAAATGTGGCGTTTTATCAGAGAAGATCCAGGAGAGAGTGGGTTCATGTTTTCTGGTGATAATAAAGTAACTGTAATCGGAGAAAAGATTGAACAACTCGGATATAGAGGTCATTCGGGGGCGTCGTTTGGATTAACCCTGAGAGTTATGCAATTTATAGCAAGGAATGGTTATACGGCTTACCGGCATGAATACACGAACCGACGGTAGTTATTGTCACGTACTAAACAAAAGGAGGGGGTCGCAGGGGGAACCTTGGTTCCCCTGCAACTTGGTTCCCCCGCTAGAGCTCTACAAAGCGCGAGAGGTTCTTGATACACCATAATTGGATACCATCTTCAAAGAAATAAATACACGTGTAGTCTTTATAGGTCTTGATATCCTCAAAATCTTCCTCTTCATCATCCGTATTGAAATCGATCTCCTGAATGGGCTTGTTAATATTCAACACATACAACGCATTATCAATGAACACAGAAAAACGTTTGATATTTTGAACATTCTCGGTTTGAATAGGATCCGTAGTAAAAAAATAGCAATTGCCAAAGATTTCATGGTTTATTTTTTTCTCGCTCAATGACTTTGTGGTTTTGTTGTCTTCCCCTTCATCGTAATACACATTGACGTATTCTCCATTCTCATTCAACTTACATAAATATAGACAGCAAGGCATATTAATGCGATCGCTATTTTTATCCTTGATATATGCAACAAATTCATGATTATGAACCATATTCACGATGTCTTTATCAATAACGTTATCATAAATGTGTTTTTCGTTCACAATCTCATCCAATATCCCCCAGAAATGATTATCATTCGCCGGCAAATCAACATAGGTTGCATCAAAAAACACGTATAGTACCTTTTCTGGTTCCTCAATATATCCGCGATACGTTTTACCCGCAATATCGTCGCTTACACCAGCGACTTGCTGAAAGAATTTACAGCATTCCGCTTCAAATATGGCATTTGCATTGCCGTCTTGCATGATAATCGCGGACATTTCGCTCCCCGGAAAATGGATTTCCTTATCTTTGGTTTCAATAAAGAATTCCAAAAAGGGCTCTTTACATTCATCGTTAATTTTGAAAATACATAGCTTGATCTTGAAGACGGCCTCTTTTTCGCCGCCTAAAGCGTTCTCAATGTTTTTACTCAACATATCGTCGTTCAAATAATTATACTCGTCGCCATTGAATACGTATGTTGTCAAGCTATATTGCTCGTTCTCGGGTTCTTGAACCTCTTTTGAAAGAAAAACGTTTTCTTGGGGCGGTTGCTCTACGACTGGTTCCTCTTTTGCTTCCGCATTCGCTGGATCGCCCGCTGTTTTACGTAATATATTTTTAATACTTTTTTTAGTTGCCGGCATATATACTATATAACCATAAAACATTTTATATTATTTGGCTTATTCAATAATATGTTTCTGTATTCAATCTTTCAAGAGCCAATTTTCAGGTAAACAAACATACTTATAATAACCAGTATCGTAATACTGCCATAAATCATTCGAAACATGAAATGGTTCTATTAGCACCTCGCCATGGTCGACATGTTGGTCTCTGTCCCGATATTTAATCTTTGGCACAGAATGAATGATGAGTTGATCCTGAATGGTTCTATCCGGATCAGCTTGCGTCCACACTACGGCTGCGTGTCCTTGATCTTTATCGTATCCTTTAAACCTAGCGATTAATAACGACCCTATAGGATATTGTGCATTCATATCCAACTTTAATAGGCGTTTTTTTTGTTGCAAATATGCAAACCACGCACCCGTTCCTCCCGGACAAGATCTATATACATCACTATATTTTCCACGAATGGGTTCTCCCGTTCCAGGAATGGTTAGTTGGCAACGCCTGCGCATTAAATTTATTAGTCCAGTACATACGATTGATTTATTTTGTAGTAAAATTTCATTGGCAGTGGGAGCTCTCGAATTTTCACACCAAAATTTATCATTCCCAGAAAATACATCCACGTCCGGATCAAACCATCTGTATGGTAATCCCACCAAAGTTTCCGCGTAATCTAAAGCATCTTGAATATAAATTTCTGACATAATTGTTATCGTGTTGCATACCATATATATTAATATATAGGGGTCAATTTTTCAAGCGGACGTAAATTATTTATTTAAACGATATAAACAATAAGTCGCAATATAGTATATAATCAGCTCGATTACAATCATATCCAGGCGCGACTTTTTGCGAAATGTACTACGACGATCCCTACGACCCCACTCTTGAAAACGACTATGATCAACCGGCAGACGATCACTCTTATGCGGCATCCACTGTGGACACGTATAGAAAGAAAACCCGTAAGCTTATCGAAGACGCCAAGTCAGAAGATAAGGGATATCATAAGATTAGCAAGTTTGTCGGTTTCAAGAAGGTAGAAATTGAGTTCTACAGCGACCCGCTTATTATCGGAAAGAGTATCCGTAATGCGATTACCGGTGTTCGCCAAACTGGCTATAAAGTCGGTTCTCTTGATGAGAATTTGTTTTTCAAGGTGGGCTATTATGCAGGCGGAAAGGGAATGAAGGGAGCCAATCCCGTTCTTTTTTACGATGGCCCCGAGCAATATGAGAGGCACATGCTTTGCACCGTTTCACCAGACGTCAAGGAAAAGTGGGCCGAGCGTTTCCATAAGGAGCAAATGAAGCGCCGCGCCCTAGAAGATCGATAAATACAATTATAAAAGTCTAATAAATAGAAATGTTTGTATATATAAATGTTGTATAGATGGTTATTCACCAGCTTTTTATTGAATGTAAAGCATAAACGCGATCCCGCGTCGTTCGTCGTTCTAAAAAATACGATAGATGATGTCATAGAAAAAAGCATGAACGAATACATAAAAGAACCCATTCCTCCCGTGGATAACACGGCTGTTATCGGGAAATTTTTCAAAAGGGAAACGTCTGGAAGGGATGAGCGATATGATCATTATTATAACGTAACAAAAAACGATCACGAGGTAGTATTGAATATTTCAAAATTTATGGTACAAATGGAACTCTTGCGAAAATTGGAATGCACAACCCTTTCACAGAACGACAAATTAAAACACATAGAAGAATACGAAAAGGTTCATGGCCATTATAAGTATGCGAATAATATTACGGCGGGAGGACTATTTAATGACTTTTTAAAGGAAATTTAGAGGGGCGTCTTCTATGAACAAATGTTTTGATGAGATAATATATAATGTCATCAAAAACCCCAGTAAAGGCAATAGCAGTGTTTGAAGGAAAAAAAATCAACGGAATTGTATATTTTACAGAAGATCTAACTAACGATACGGTGGTAATCGATATACACATAGAAGGTTTGAAAAAAAACGGACTGCACGGGTTTCATGTTCATGAATGCGGAGATTTAAGTGAGCAATGCGAAAGTATGTGCGCGCATTTCAATCCCTATGGAAAAAAGCATGGCTGTCCTGGCGCGAAGGAGAGACATGTTGGGGATTTAGGAAATTTAATCACAAATTCTAACGGGATAGCTCATTACAAAGTGATTGATAATATGATCAAGTTAAGAGGGAGTAAGGCAAATATTATAGGCCGCGGTCTTATTATTCATGCCGATGAAGACGATTGTGGTTTAGGAGGCAAACCCGATAGTTTGACCACAGGCAATTCCGGAAAGAGAATTGCTTGCGCCATTATTGGTTACGCAAAAATTTAAAAGCTTTTCCAAAAATATGTCATTATACTATAACTGAAATATAATGGATCCTCCTAGTTTACCTATGATTGCCTATATTTTTATTGGTATGTCAGCATGTATCTTAACATATGTTACGTATTCTGATGAAATCAATAAAATACCAAACGCTATTGCCGAAACAACAAGCAGTGTTGTAAATTCTACCGCGAATTCTATTAAAAGCGCAACTGCATCAATATCTACAGCAAGCATAACTGGATCTACCACTCCGATCGCTACACAAATATCGAACTTAATGCCTAGTTTACCAGGCACCGAAGAAAAACCCGTCGAACCTACCTCTGCTCCTCCAGCCCCAGCGGCAAAACCAGCAGAGCCAGCCGCTGCTCCAGTAAGCGGAGGTAGCAAAAAACGTAGGCGTTCAAAGAAAAGAAAGAACACGAAAAAGAATAAATCATCTAAGAAATAAACTGCCATTTTTCATAACCTTTTCGTTATGAAAAATTTAATTGATAATTTTATTATTCCATAGACGTGGCTTTTTCTAAACACCTAGCAAAAAAATCTGTAACCTTTTTATCGTCCGCTCCAATAACCGCATCATTGGGGATATAATTTACATTACCTTTTTCATAGCAAACAATCGCAGGGACGCCGTGCACCATCTTCTTTTTATACAAGAAACCATACAGTTCAAGATCTTCGTCGACGTCGATAATATAACATTGTACATTTTGTGGCATCTTATCCATCCAATAATCAACAAGAGGGGCAATCTTTTTGCATGGCCCGCACCACGTTGCTCCGAATTTCACAATAATCAAACCGGGATTTGTCTCTAAACTCTTAACAAAGCTTTCTCTGTTTTCAATATTATAAATAAAGGGAAGCGCCATTATAATATATAAAAGAGGTATTTTTATATACATTTTATTTTTTATTTTGAAGCCTTAGTGGTTGGCTTCACGGTAGTGGTAACCGGTGCCTTAGTAGTGGGTTTCACGGTAGTGGTAACCGGTGCCTTAGTAGTGGGTTTCACGGTAGTGGTAATAGGTGCCTTAGTAGTGGGTTTCACGGTAGTGGTAACCGGTGCCTTAGTAGTGGGCTTCACGGTAGTGGTAACCGGTGCCTTAGTAGTGGGCTTCACGGTAGTGGTAACCGGTGCCTTAGTGGTAGGCTTCACGGTAGTGGTAATAGGTGCCTTAGTGGTTGGTTTCACGGTAGTGGTAATAGGTGCCTTAGTGGTTGGTTTCACGGTAGTGGTAATAGGTGCCTTAGTGGTTGGTTTCACGGTAGTGGTAATAGGCGCCTTAGTGGTTGGCTTCACGGTAGTGGTAACCGGAGTCTTAGTTGTTGCGGCCTTGGTTGTCGTCTTTGATGTTAATCCCTCTAACGTAACATTATAATTTTGTATAGATATAGCTATTATAACTACAAATAACGCGACAATGATAAAATATTTATGCTTCTGAATAAAATTGCCTATTTTCATTATATATTTACTCTAGAAAAAAGGTCAACCTAAAAGTTTCATATTTTTTGTATCATTATTATTGAGCGTTTGAAGCAACAAAACAGATCGAGGCATATCCGATGTCATTTTAGCGCGGATCGAATTATCTAAAGGAACTTTTATATCAACTACAGCACCAACGAATTGCAAAATATTTATTGTAAAATTTTGTATATAACCATATTGAGCCACAGATAAATTATCAAAATTACATATGAAATCGGGCGTGTCTATCGGATTATAAACGCCACTATTAATCAAAAAGTTTAAGTGAGCATTTATATACGTTATCATAACATCAAGAGGAACATAATATGTAGAGTTATTGTCAGTGTACGATAATAAATTGTTTCTTAAAATATAAGACAATTGTGCTACGTTAGCAGGTTTCGTTGTATCCACTGCTTTTATGTTATCCAATATCTTTTTCAAATACATTGCGTAACCAATTGTTTGTTGTGAAACTTTCATGTAATATGAGCTCTCATTTTTCGTTTCTGCTGTTATGCAGGCTTCAACCAATTTGTTAATAACTTCTTGAAAAGATGTTACAGCTCTGCTCGGAGCAAGTGTCTTGGATGGAGCAGGAGCGTTTCCTATTGGTTTCAAATTGGCTAAAATTTTACAAGGATTGTTAAACCGATATGTGTCGAATTCGCTTGGATCAGGAAAGGGACCAATGTTTTGTAATATGTTTTTCAAATTTTGAAGAGCCGTGGTTGTTGGGTCACCGGTTGATAATGTGGTTGCTGGGGCTTGCGTTGTAGTAATGACTGGTTTGGACGTAGTAGTTATAATGGGCTTCACAGTTGTGGTAATGACTGGCTTAGACGTAGTAGTTATAATAGGCTTCGTGGTTGTGGTAATGACTGGCTTAGACGTAGTAGTTATAATGGGCTTCACAGTTGTGGTAATGACTGGCTTAGACGTAGTAGTTATAATGGGCTTCACAGTTGTGGTAATGACTGGCTTAGACGTGGTAGTTATAATTGTTTTTGTCGTAGAAGCGGCGAGACCTTCTTTTTCTTTCGGTTTACTACTTAGATAAGAAACACCTACTATCAATAAAACCAGAACTAATGCTATGAGTAAAAAGTATGTCTTTATAAATTTTTTTGTGTTCCACATTTATAAAGTATAATGTGATATAGTTTATAAATTTAATTTAACGAAATTTTTGCAGTTGACACTACTTTTCCATTTATTTTTTGAGTATAATCCGTTCCTTTTACTAAATTATTGGCTACCTCTGATTTTGTTGCGCAATTGGTTTGTAAGACGGCGATCTTTGCGGTTAATGCATTGATTTGATCTTGTAAAGCAGTTATTGTCGTTCCTGCTGCCGCTGCGGTAGTAGTATATTTTGTTGGCGTGGTCAACGGAGCGAATGTTGTAGTAACCATTTTAACTGGTTGTTTTGTTGTGGTAATTAGGTTCGTTGCTGTAGTCGTCATAGGTTTCGCAGTAGTCGTAATTGGCTTGCTTGTAGTCGTCATAGGTTTCGCTGTAGTTGTCATAGGTTTCGCAGTAGTTGTTGGTATTACTGTAACGTTTTTAGAATACACAGCGCCCTCAATAAACGTTTCGAGTTCTTTGTTTTGTCTAAATAATTTTAACACAATATACCCTGCTATTAATATGATCAATACAGCAATAACATTTAATAGATGATTGGTAGATAAGTCTTTAAATTGCATTATATAGATATCGACATATTTTTATTGACATGAGTAAATATAAACAAATACTTTTCTAGTAGCATTTATATAATGAGTAATAAACAAGAAATACACAATTTAAACATTCATATGTATTCATTGGATGAACTTTTAGGACTGTTTGATCTAACCTACAATATGACCCAAACTGAACTCAGAAACGCGAAACGACGCGTCTTGATGTTGCATCCCGACAAATCCAAACTCCCGCCAGAATACTTTTTATTCTATAAGAAGGCATTCGACGTCGTTGTACAGTTTTATGAGAACAATAATAAACAAAATCAATCGATGACGGAAGAAGCCACCACTTATCGCCCCCTTTCTAATGGATTAAATAAAGCCACCATACAAAAGGTCACGACGGTTGCCGGCGAAATGGCACCCAAGGAATTTCAAAATAAATTCAACGAGTTGTTTGAGAAAAACATGGCCGCAAAACCGGACGCTTCTAAAAACGAATGGTTCACAAAGGACGAGCCCGTTTATAAAACCGAGGAAGCCGTATCTTCGAAAAATATGGGACAAGTATTCGACAACATGAAACAAAAAACTGCCGAATTGGTAAAATACCGCGGCGTTCAAGAGATTGATCGTTCAGGAGGAACGCGACTTTATGAGGACGATGATGAGAATGACCTCTATATTTCGAGCGACCCCTTTAGTAAATTGAAATTTGACGATTTGCGTAAGGTCCATAAGGATCAAACTATATTCTCTGTTAGCGAAAGTGATTACTCCAAAGTAAAGAAATACTCGTCGGTAGACCATTTTGTGCGAGAGCGCGGAAGTCAACCGTTGAACCCTTTAGATAAACCCGAGGCCGAACGAATACTCGAGACAAAAGATCGCCAGTTTCGAGAACAAATTATGCAGAAACAACACGCTGCAAATTTGAGAACAATGCAATATGAGGAGAAAAACAAATCGATCATATCTAGCTTCATGCTTTTAGAACGATAAAATTTGTTGTCATTATGTATACATGGCAACAAAATCAACAAGAACAGTAACCAAAGCGAAAACAAAAAAGAATAGCCCCATTCCTATTCCGAACTTGGAGCCGGCAACAGAGGGCCGCGACTTCACAAAAACGAAAATGCCGAATACGTATTTTGGAAAGACACTTTATAAGATCGAATACGAAATGGAAGATGGTAATATATGTGTGAATTATGTCGATACCGAGAACAAACATGTTGTTTTCAAAGATAAAGACGGTAAATTCATGTATTTTCATATGGACAACGCTCCCAACGCAAAAACGCTCGAAAAGGCCGCTATTGCGATTACAAAACCGCGCCGCGTCACCACAAGACATCAAGATTTGACGAAGGATGCGGTGATTTTGCAGTCCTGTGTTCCGGCTATTGACCTTTCTGCCGCACAACATACTATCGATGAAATGAACGCAGAATTAGACCGAAAATGCCCAGAATTTGAACTAAAATTGGCACCGTTTTATGAATATAATGAACCCATGACGCGGTATAGCGAGGTGTCGCACGTATGCATAGGATGTAACTATTATGATCGATTGATTTTGGCGTTATGTAAACCCACACCATCGAAAAAATGTATTTCTACCATAGAGTTGATCATTTCTCCAACCGGAGAAGTGAGCATAAATTCGAAAACGGATACCACAGAAGAGGGTAAGAAATATAACAAAATGTTACGCGCCGTATTATCCGCAGTTGCTGGTAAAATTCCTGATGTTTCTCATATCAAATCTACGGCTATTAATCCGATCAGCGCCTGGTTGTTATTGAAGTATTCAAATGCGGAAATAAAAGAGGATGATCCATTCAAAGAGTTTGTTGGTGATCGAACCATAACACAGGATATCATTAATGAGTATTTTACCAATGTAAAGAAAGAGGTGAACCTAATTGTTCCTTTGAACCCGGAAACGGCGGCGAAAGCAAGGGCGGATTTTAGTGTAATGGTGGCGGGAAAACACCCAGACGCTGAGATCAAGTGCTAAGCGGAGAACCTAGCGTTTCCTTCTGAATAACCACTCTTTATCCATATCTAACATAAGCCCGCGATAATCAACATCGCGCCCTTCAATATCGCTATAGCTATCACACTGAACCACAGTAAATGGTGTCAACATATACCATCTACCTGTCTTTTGTAACCTTTTCCAATACATATCTAGAGCAAATTCCGGTTTGTTCGCTGGATTACGCATCAAATTGGAAACACTTTCGCGGAAATTCTGGATCAATGTATCATAATAGTGCCGTCGGACAACATATCCAGTTGTGGTTTGGCAATTCGACACACGAATACAATAATCCCCAATGCGTTCATACGGCGGAACATTATTTCCGCCGATCAATAACATATCCCATTCGATCTCCTTGTTCTCATAAAATTTGGCGAGGCTTTCTTTGAGAACATCAACATTCAAAAAAGTGATATCATCCTCACAGATAAATGCGTATTCATAGTCGCGCGACTTTGCTAACTCCAGACATTTAATATGGCTCATTGAACATCCCACTGCGCCATCTTTGGTTCGAACCGCGTTAAAACGTTCGGCCTGAATTCCCATGTTCTCCAATTGCTTGGTAATATGTTCAAGACGGTCCTTGCGATGTTCCAAATTGATATAGATAGTGTTTTGAAAGAGCTCCATTCTATGTTATCTAAACTGGACTAATTTTTAAGTGGTTTCGGCACGATTTTGTCTTTCCAATAATGGATCAAAATAGTGTCTTTAAATTTGTTTATAGTTACTGCCTTTTCGCCATCGCTCTCAAGTTCCTCGTATAGAATATAATCTATATCTGGTCTCAAATTCGGTTTTTTTATGATATCATGCATATGCACAGTCAGTAGATGATAATGTCGCGTCAATATATCGACGTCAATCGTATAAGCGTCTTTGAGTGCCTCGTATATTATCTGGTTTTTGGGTTCACAGCCAATAAATCCTTGAAACACCGAATTGTCAATATAAGATTTCACTGAGAAAAATGGATATTCGCTCGTGATATATTCCAAACCGATTTTTATCATGGCGTCGCTATCAATAAACACGCCACCTTCGTTATATAAAAAATAATAGCGAAACAGATCTGCTTTATGTGCGCCAAATTTCAACTTATGGAATGCATTCATAATTAAGGGAAATTCCGGCAAAGGGTTCATTAAAAAATAGCGCATGATTTCTTTATTCGTGAAGTGTTTATACGTCCATCCTGGACATTTTTCCATTATCATGTCAATAACATATTGTGGTTGTGGATAACGAGAAGTTTGAAAAACAGTTTTGGGGATAGTCATTATATGAAATAGTAATATATTCATTTTATATTATTATTTTTGGTGAATAATTATCGCTTCGTCGTTTTAACACTTGTGGTAACGTAGAGAATTGATTTCTTATAAGAATGAAGGGCTTTTTCTAGGACGTTGTATTTATTCATCACGTAGAATACCGCAATTAAAAACAGAAGAAATAATAAAAAATACCAGACGTTGTTCTCAATATACGCAGTGTTAACTGAAGTTCCCATAATCGAAAACCCCTCTTTGGGCTCAATAGTATGGGGTTTTGGGCAAAAATTTTTATAAACCTTTTTATTGGCAACATCTATTCCTGCGAAATCGTAATACTGTTGAAGCGTGCGCTTTTTGCCCATTCCGTATTTATCGATATTGTCTTTCAAATACTCAGGAACGTCATTTGGTTGAGACCCGTCTTGTAAATTCATAAGATATTTCACTTTGGCGAGGGCGTCCGTATCAATGAAATTTTTCTTATCGTCCCATACATGGGGCTGATCGGATCTTGTATATAAATGATAAACCACAACTTGTGTTGGTGAATAGATGTCATATCCGGCCGTCCAAGTTCTCGCAGAATGCAATATTTCTTCACCCACGAATAAATTGGGGAGATTAGGATCATAAGGAACGTCTGTCAAACATTTACCTTCACAGAAAAACATTCCAGCCGCAATATGAGGCGTTTGAACGTATTTTTCTTTCGACATGTCAATAGGCGTTGCGCCCTGAAACGAAACCATGCCTTTGTCATTAAAGAATGATTGACAGATGGTATCCACAATATTCAAATTCTTCTCGGCTTTTTTATAGTCATCATAGTTTGGTGGATAATGTGATAATACAACGTCTTTGGAACCGGTGTTCTTTTTAATATCATCAATCATGGCTATGCATTTAGCGTCCCAGTCTTTTTCAAAAAGAGTATGCGAATCGATCTGAAAAAAGTAGTCCTGATTATTGTATAATGTGGTACATAAGTAGCGAGCCCATGTGGGGCCTTTCGCTTCGTAGTTTTTCATTTTTATGGTGCTGACGTTATTTTTAAACGCCTTCAAATTCTCGTTTTGTATATAGCATTCTTCGTCGCCGTCGCTATTTTGAATACATAACCCAACGTATATATTTTGAGGGTGTTTTGCATTAGCGTATAAAGATTCCAATGTTCTACTGCAATAAAAATCGCGATAACTGGCTATGCTTACAAATATTGTTTTGTTACTCATTCTTATAATATACAAGCATATTTATTTTACCAATAAAATTTAAGACCAATTATACTAAATTTACGTCTTCTATTATCTTTTCTATTGTCTTTTTCGGCGGGCTTTGTGTATTTTGGACGGGACTGGACTTTTGTAACATCTCCTTCAATGAACGAACTTCCCTTGATATTTCGGCCAATTGTTCTCTTAATTCCTGAATTTCTCGTTGTTGACGAATAATTGTTTCATTGTTTTCTAAATTTTCTGACCAAGACACTGACTTTTTGGACTTTTCTTCCACAATCTCTACGGAAATTTGCTGCGCTTCGACGCTTACGTCCATTTCGCCGTTTATTTTTATGGCATTCGGCCTTGTTTGTGGTGCGTCAGCAATCGCGGCAAAATTAGAGGATCTCATAATATTCTGTAGTTCTTGTTCACGTTGTTGTGTATGCTGTTTTATTAACTCTTCCATATTTGAAATGACCTCGTCTTTCACGACTTCTTCAAACTTAACTTCCGGCGGTAACGGTCGGGCAACCATTTGCTCATATTGTTTTTGACGCTCATTAAACTGCATATTATATACTTCTTGTTTATTCATACTATCTTGCGATAAGTTACGCGTATATGTGGTCATTGGTTCTTCTTTTACATATTTTTGTTCAAGTTGAATTTGCGGCTGCGGCGCAGCAGCGGGAGGCCTTGTTACTATTGGATTTTTAGCATTGATTATTCCTTTGAGAATGTTTATCATATTACGTATTACTTCCCTGTTGACATTTAATAATTGTTCGCTCGAAAACACACGGTTTCGGTTTTCATTATAGTATCTTTCTATAATGCTACGAAACCACGTCTCGCGATGTGGGTGGCCTAATGGATAAACATGATTAAAAATGGGTTGATTGGATATTATTCCCCATAATAATTTTTGGTTTTCTGGGTGAATAAATGAAGACATTGAATTATTTAATAAGTGTATTATGAAATAATTTTTATGTTGATTACTATACCATTATAAATATTATACGGTTTTGCGTTTTTTCGTTTTGCCCGCCTTTGATTTCGAACGTTTTTTCGCCCCTCCAATTTTATTGTATTTGGTAATATCAGTTTTACTTTCAGTTTGAATGCTCGGTGTTATCACTTTGGGATCTTGCGGGTTTTCCGAAAGTAAACTTCTTATTTGTTTTACTAAATTGGTCAACTCAAAATCAACCGTATCGAACCCACTGGGCGCTAGTTTGCCTACGGTGTTCACCCATAAACTACCCAGATACGTGCCATTCGAATTTTTGTATTGTGTTGGAAACCATGTGAATTTTGTGGTAATCGAATTATTATCAGTTGACATATGAAATATACTATACTATAGGTATAAAATATTTCACTGCAGTAAGGTTAGTTACTATTAAAATAAACCTTTCTGTAATTAAATATGTATTTATCGGGGATGCGTTTTTTCTTAAACATCTCTATGAGTTGACTATGTGTATATGTTTTCTTACCAATTTTCTTGGTTAACATTGTGATTAAAAAGAAGAGCGAATACATACCACATTCGGTGTTTCCCATTTGATGTTCAAATGGTGCGTTTTCGTAGAAATGTAACGAAATGCCCATTTCTTTTCCCTGCGAAATGACGCGATTGACAAACGCCCGCACTTCTTTGGGGGCTTCATCTCCAGCGCTATCTAAAAAGAATATAAATTTGTCGTTCAAATCAATATATAAAGAAACCCAGTGCGATCCGTCTTCGTTATGTTTATCTAAATTAAATACTACACCAATCTGAGTTTTTCCAAGACCATTTTGTTCTTTCAACGAAAATGTACATAACTCTTGCCAGACGCATTTACCTTTTTTACTCGGAGGTTTGGTATCGAAATCGATGGGAGTTGGTCCTATAAACTTGAAGTGTTTATGTTTTTCTTCGTATTGTTTGAGAACCTCTAAAATATCGAAATTGGATAACCATTCATCGGGGTTAGATTTCCATTCCGGGGGATGATCTGGCGCAAACGAAAGTTCGTCGATCTGTTTTCGAAGTGTCGCGTCCTTGATCTGTTCCAACCAACAGTCTTCCTTATCACAGGTTTGGATACGACTTTTCAATTCGTGCCAAAGCAGATGTGGCGCGCCGACCGTTATCTTATTGGTTGGATGCTGTTCGTTATAGGATTGTTTTATCTTTTCGAGAACATCTTCGGTGAAACAGCTTTCCGCGACTGGCGTTTTGCCTTCAACGATCGGATTGCAGTTCATTTTCTTAAATGTTTTTGATCTACTACTGTTTGTTGATTTGCCGCCCTTATGTTTCCTATATTTTGTTTTTGCCATTTAACTATAATGATAAAAAATTGAATTAAAAATTAATACTGTAGTAGTATATACTAAATGAACGTGTTCCGACCTATTATTCGATCTGTATTGAAACGGTGTACGAATGAACATTGCGACGTAAAATATTGGGAAGCGTGTAAATTAAACAATCATTTAGCTTGTCCGTCCGCCGATCGACGTGTTCTTGGTAGATGGCAACACCAAGACCAGAATGAACAAGTTGCAATAAAGGTGGATTATGCAAACGTAGACCACTGTGGACCATGCGGCATCGACGAAATACGCTATAATGTTGATGCGAAGGATAAAATGTAATAAATAATTTTATTAGCGAGGACGAGAGAACATTTCCATGGAAAACGCGTTAATGTCTTTTTCTGTTTTGAGAACACGCTCCTTTCCCCAATAAGATTTTGATGCAGAAGGCTGTTTGGGTTCTTCATCAATAGCGCCAAACATCATATATTCGTCAACTTGTTCTGCGTTGTGGTTGTATTCGTTGGCGTTCTCTAATTGTTTCATTTCAAAATAACGTAACATAGATTTCGCATAATTATCGAAACATTCTTGGATGTCTGCTGTTGGCGCCGAAGTAGGATTTTCAAGTAACTGGGATGTAATATCAATGATGTCCACAGAGTGCCTTCGTAATTTTGCCTTGAATTCTTTATGCTTTTCAAACTTTTCTGGATCTGTCTTAGATAAATACTTACTGTAGTGTTTTTTATTGAGAAGCAGTTCAAGTGTCAACTTATCAATATTCTCGTTTTGAGAACTAATTGCTTCAGGTGGCATAAATTCTTCGTGTTCGCTCATATACAATATGATACTATTAGTTTTGCGTATTACAATCGCAATTTTCAACTTCGCAACACGTATTGTATATAATTCCGTGGGACGTCTCTAAATTTACAACAGAATGATAATATTCATTTGGAATATAAACGTACTCCCCCGAGTTTTGTATAAATATGAATAAATGTTCAATGTTTTGTTTAAGGTTTTTATAATTGTTGTTAAACCAAATTAGAGGACTGCACTTGATTGTTCCGTACGAAATTTTGTTATTTTTCAAATAGGACTTGTTTTTTTCACTGTTTGGGAAAATGATCCATAATTTTTTACCTCTAAATAAATAATTTATACTAGAACTATGCTTGTGGAGGTAAGTTCCTGTGTGTTTTCCGCCCGAATAGATAACAATGTTCATGTTTTTGTGGTTAATAAAATATGTTTTCGGCGGCGGGATTATACTATTTATGCTGTCAATTAATTCTGGTTCATTTTTGGTGAAATGATAAATGTAGTAATTCTTGTATTTTTTTTCTATTTCAGATAAGAAATCATCATGCGTCGTTTTCCCGATTGTGTCTTTCGTGGTTCCGGAAACGGAATAATTCAACTGAACGTCTTTTAACAAATTAAAAAAATCATCATTGGTTTTGTATGAGGTTACTTTTATTAAAATTGGACGGAGGAATGGTTCGTTTATTATAACGTTTTCGTATTTGTGGACAAAAACGGTTTTTTGGCGTTTATTGCATATATATTCATAGTGCTGATCTGATGAATTTATAAAATTGATATAACAATAAATAGAAACATACAATATAAAAAAAAACGCCGCAATATAAATTGTTATGTACATAGTATATAATAAAAAAAGAAAAACATGATGATAACGAAGCTTTATATTTTGCCGTTATATGTAAATCCGTAACTGTTTTTTAGATTTATTACAGCATGATAATAGTTTGAGGGAATATACACTACATCTCCTGAAACCTGAGTAAAAATATATAAATCTGTTAAGTTTTTTTTTAAATTGACGAAATCTTTTTTTAACCAGTCCCTCGTTTTACAATTTCTAACAAAATTCATATATCCTTCTTTATTAACGTATTTTTGGTTTTCCTTGCTATCAGAAAATATTATCCATAGTTTTTTTCCATGAATCAAATAATTTAAACTTTCGTCGTGGGTGTGTAACCCAGTGCAAGTATTTATTCCTCCTGTATAAATAACCACTTTGGGTTCACGAGTGTTTATAAAATGTACATCAGGACAAGGTATTAATTCTTTTATCTTTACAACTTGTTCTGTAAGCTTTCTGTTAATATCAAAAACGTACTTATCGCTCAATGCGCAACTATCGAGCTCGATTAAAAAGTCTCTGTAATTTATTTTACCAAGCGGTTTATTGGATATTCCGTCCTTCGACCAATCAAAAAAAAAAGTCGACATGGCTTTAATAAATTCATTTTTAGATAATCTATTGAGAACTTTGAATATAATGGGCGTGTTCCAATCTAATATTTTAATATCAATATAATTATTAATATGAACCGTTTTATGAAAACAATTACATAATTTTATAAATTCGTCGTTGTTTGCACTATAATTTTCTGAATAAACATATCCAATCATCGATCTTAAAACAAATATACCAATTATAATTCCGATCAAGATATATAATTCCATATAAAATGTAACTATATAGATTTTGTTAGCTAAACCATTCTATTTTTTTTCTTTGTATGTTTTTGCATTTCTTTCTTGGCGGCTTTTTTTCGTTTACATGTTTTGAGAACTTCTATTTTTTGTTTTTTCTTTGTCTCTTGTTCACATGCATTCATGAGTTTGGTATTTTCTTTTCCTAATAATTCACTTCTCGCTTTTTCGATCTCGTTATCAATATTGGTCGCGTATTTATTCAACAAACCATTTTTTGTTTCATCTTTATATTCTTGTCGGAACCCTTCATGTTTACGTAACGTTTTACTTGATTTTATTTCCGCCGTTTTTTTGTTGCTTGCTTTCTTTTTTACTTCGCTTATTGTCTTTTTCAGTGTTTTGCCCAATTTTAAATAGACATTTTCTCTTTTCTTCAACGTTTGTTTGATCGCATTCTTTTCTAATTGAACCGATGTAACAAGATCGTTCTTTTTCATCTTTATTACTGCGCGAAGGGTCTTATGATCGTCTTTCAATATTGTTTTCACCACACTTCGTTCCAAATCGCTCAAGTTTGTTTTCAATAGTTTCTTTATCTTTTGAACACAATCCTTATAAATTTCCATATCGTTTTTAAGTGACAACTGTAACTGATCCATACGTTCGTTCGTAACATCCTTTATTGTTTCTGTCTTGAATAAATTGCGTTTCTTCATTTGTTCTCTAATTTCAGTTACGTTTTTCTTTATTTTTGCCATATGTTCTTTGGCGTCTGTCACGAGTTCTCGAATATTCGGTTTTATAATACTATTGGTCGGTCTTTTTATATTTACATCTTTTTGGAGTTCGACTTGTTCAAACGTATTTTTACAGACATTACTAGTTAAATCAGTTCTCGTTGCCCATAATATCTTATAATTTTCTTTATCAAACCTTGATGTTGAGTTTGCCATTGCTGTGCAAATTTTTCCCGTCTCTATAGAACGCCAAATGAATATGCCCTTTAATGATTTTTCAGGAACAAAATAAATAGGTACAACCCCGTCCATGCCTAATAGTATTTCTAATGATCCATCATCCATCGTATTCACAATAAGCGGTGGCAAATCACGACGCATCCTTAATATATAACGTTTGGACTTCTGAATTGCATTATTTAGTAATAGATCGGGCGAAAAATCTAACATATTAAATTTATCTATCTCGGCCATTCTTGAATAAAATATAAAATATGGGGATATAATATATTGGTGTAATATAAAAATGAGTTCTGTTCCGATCACTTCGATGACGTTTAACTTACCGACTTCCAGTGCTAATTTAGGAGGACCCTACCAGGGATATTCTCCGCAACAAACCCTCGGCAATTTCAAGACGGCCGAGCAGAGCATGACGCGTAAAATTTTGCGCGATTCATGGAATACCCAGAACGCCACTGGCGTTGTGAATGGGAATAAGCGTGTGATTACACCCTTTCGCGCGGTCAATAATTTAGGTGATTTTTTGTCGCGCAAACAGTATGTTTGTGGCGGATCGAACCAGGTGAACCGTACGTTCCCTGGTCGCCAGGGCCCTATTGGTAGCATTCTTTCTGCATGCGACGGAACTGGTGTTCCAGCTGGCGCCGGAAACATGCGCTTCGTTTCCGATTCGTCGGATTACATTACATACAAGAGACAACGCGCGATGAACCAGAACTATAACGACTTGAAGAATGGTGGCGATCAGAGCCATGGTTCTTACGAGGCGTATAAACGCGCTCAATTGTAAGGTCCTATAAAATTATGTTTCTGAATATTATTTTCGTAACATAATTTATAACATGTACAAGTATTTAGCCGAATATTTCGCGTCACTTCTTTTTGTCTACATCGTTCTCGCTACGGGCAATCCTTTGGCGATCGGTGCCACACTTTCATTAGTGTTATTGTTCACCACGAATGTGTCCAAGGGCTACGCCAATCCTTCGATTTCCATTGTGATGGCTTCGGCCGGTCAGATCTCCACGCATGAGTTAGTGCCCTACGTTCTTGCACAGATCTTTGGCGGCTTAACGGCTCTTGAGATCTACAAGCGCTATCAGCTCTAATTCCGGGGAACCAAGGTTCCCCCGGACGCCCCCTCCTTAATTAGGATGAAAACGAAACATTGTCAGTGAATAACATCTGGGAATTAGCTCAGAAGTTATTTATTTAAGGGAGGGGTCGCAGGGGAACCGCAGGTTCCCTGCAGAGGGGGCGTCTGGGGGATCCTTGGTTCCCCGGAATGGTTCCCTGCCTAGCGCTCGATCATTCTATAGACAATATATAATCCAACCACAGAAAGCGAAGCAAAATAAAATTGGCAAATAATGTCTTTTGTCAGGAGCGCCTCAATTGCCGCGTTCGGGCCGCTAGGTCCATTTTCCGTTGCCAGTTTTTCATTGATCTTCTTGTATATTCGTTTATGCACGCGTTTTTTGGGTTCATTTTTCATGGGATCAATGTCCATATTCGTTTCTAAGGGTTGATCCACGGCGAAACTCCCAAAATAAGACGTCGCTGATTTATTTAATATGTCCACTCCGTTTTGTTTCTGTAAGATAATATTTCCATTTCCTAAAGATTGTTGGTTCATTGTATACAATGAATACACAAATTATTTTCATAACTTGACAAAATAGATATAAAGGTATTTTGCCAAATTACATAGTGATGTGTGGAATTTTCGCCCTACTAAATGATGATCATCGATACTTAACTCGACAATTCATAAACGAACAATTTGAAAAGGGAAAGGGCCGCGGTCCGGAATTCTCCGCCTTAAAATCTGTCATGCTCAAGGCACTTTTTGGATTTCATCGTTTATCCATTAACGGGCTGAACCCCGAATCTCATCAACCCCTCATTTTGGGTGAGATGGCGTTGATCTGTAATGGCGAAATCTATAACTATAAAGAACTCTATAAAATGATGGGTGTAGTTCCGAATACGGGATCGGATTGCGAAGTCATCTTGCATTTGTATCTGAAATATGGTATGGAACAAACTCTTCAGCTGTTGGACGGCGTGTTCGCCTTTGTCTTGGTGGACTATCGCATCTCTAGCGAGACCGCCAAAATGTATATTGCGCGTGATCCTTATGGCGTCAGACCGTTATATATATTGAAAAACGAAGAAAAAACTAGGATACGCGAGAAGAATACACTCTATGGATTTGCATCGGAACTCAAGATGCTTTCCGATATTTGTACTGTGGCCAATGTTGAAATGAAAAAACACGTAAATACGCGGCTGCGATATAGAATTCAAAACGAAACAGTCTCGAATTTGGATGAAAACGACGCATATGCAGAACATAGTATTGGGCAGTTTCAACCTGGCACCTATTCTCTCTATGAGCTTGGATTTAAGGTATATTCGTATTGGGAACCAAAAAAAGAAAATGTGCGATATCATTCTACCGGGTTTCAATCAGTAATCCCGAGAAATGATGCGGCGAGTACATTGCCTGTTGTCCTACAAAACATTAAGTCTTATTTGACTGCGGCTGTCCATAAGCGTTGCTCTACTACAGAGCGCCCGATAGCTTGTCTCCTGTCGGGTGGGCTGGATAGTAGTTTGATTGCGGCATTGGTCAATGAATATCACGTTGCGCGAGGTTTGCCCACTCTGGAGACCTATAGTATTGGTTTGGCTGGATCCGAAGATCTGAAATACGCGCGAATTGTAGCCGATTATTTGGGAACGAAGCATACGGAGATTGTATTGACCGAGGATGACTTTTTGACAGCTATTCCGAGCGTTGTTCGGGCGATCGAAAGCTATGACACCACTTCCGTTCGTGCTAGTATCGGAAATTGGAAACTAGGTGAATATATTTCGCAACACAGCGAAGCCAAGGTGATTTTCAACGGCGATGGATCCGATGAGCTTTGCGGTGGATATCTGTATATGCATAAAGCGCCGGATAGTCTGGAATTTGATCGCGAATGCCGCCGTCTATTGAGCGATATTTATTTGTATGATGTCTTACGATCCGATAAATCGATATCTAGTCATGGGTTGGAGCCGCGCACTCCGTTTTTGGATCGTGCGTGGGTACAATATTATTTGTCCATTCCGGTGGAGCTGCGAGATCATCGCGCGAACCAACAATGCGAGAAGTTTTTGTTGAGAAGCGCATTTGATGGAGGGGAGAAACCACTATTGCCCGCTGAGGTGCTTTGGCGTCGTAAGGAGGCATTTAGCGATGGCGTTTCAAAGACGTCGCGATCCTTGTATGAGATTATTCAGGAATATGCGGATGCGCGGTTTATTCAGGATGACTTCCGAGAATATAGGATTGGTGTGCGAACGGAAGATACGATCGAGAGTATTGTGTTACTCAATGAGAAGATGCATGGCGTGAATGATCATTTGATGCCGACTACGACGGAGCAGTATTATTATCGTAAGATCTTTGAACAATATTATCCAGGAATGGGTAAAATTGTGCCGTATTTTTGGATGCCGAAATATGTGAACGCAAAAGATGCGAGCGCAAGGACGTTGGAGATCTACTCCGGGGAACCCACAGTTCCCCCGGACGCCTCCTCCCTTAGTTAATATTTTTGAAAACGGATTAATTGCATATTGTTCGACCTGGACTATATACAGGCGGCGATGGACTGCAAGCGCCAGATTGCGTATAGCAATCTTGTGTATTAAAGCAAACCCCGGGCGATGGACAAATGCGTTTATCGTCACAAACAACTTTTGACGGAGAACAATTTGGAACTCCAGGCGACCAAACAGGAGATGTTGATCTGCACGAAGGAACCCCCCACCACCCCCCTTCTATAAACCCCTCCTGCGCAACATGAAAAATTGCCTTATGCGCAAAGTGATATACTAATGCAAATATTGTCGCGTGTGTAAATAAAACCAAATATTTAGATCCTTTTGGAGGAATGCTAAATAAAATTCCCGGCACAAACGCGGAAAACAAAAGCGCTGAAAAAATAGTTGATAAAAGATGCATATAATATATAAAAATATATTATATGTTTATTTATAAAAAACCAATATTATTGTGCGCAAGACTGCATTTGACCGATCAATTGTGTCATGTTACTGCTTATCTGTAAATTGGTGCTAGGAGTTTGAGACTTGTTGAGGTTTTGTAATTGAGCGAGTGCGGCGGCCAAATCGGATTGAATTTTATTGAGCTGAGTTGAATAGTCGGCGTATTGTTTAGAAACAGAATCCAACTTCGTGAAAAAACCGTCAAACACGCTAGAGTTTTGCTTCATACTCGCATTGAACATGCTCATTATTTGAGACCTAATATTGTTGGAAAACCCGTTTACTAAAGTTTGGATATTGCTCGCTTGATTAGAAGGAACATATCGTAAAAGGTCATTAGTCAATTGTGAAAGGTTTGAGGTCAACATATAATTTATCTGGTTACTTGTATCACTTATTATTGAATTAGACGTCTGAGACAGTTGACTTACTGCTACAGGAAGCGTATTGATTGGACTATTTGGGCCTAACGAGTTTGCTATTGTAATCAGCTGAGCTACCTGCGCATTTAATTGCGTTACAATACCATTTAACGTATTAGTGAGTGTTGTTAAATTGGCTTGAGATTGATTGCTGATTTGGTTTGCGCTATCAATCGCTGGACTGAGACAAGCAGGCGCGCCTGCCAATCCCTCCATGGTAATAGTAATATTATAAACTAAACTTTGGCTAAAATAGAGAACCGCGATAAAAATGCAGGTATGAACAAACAAAACAGCCGACTGTGATCCTTTGCTCGGTAATTTAAATAAAACGCCCGGTGAAAAAATCACAAATAAAATGGCGATGTAAACTAAAAATAAGACGTGCATATATTATTTAATCATATTATTTTGGCGTCTAGATTTGTATCTATTCTAAGAGATTTAGTAAATTATTTACTCAGGAATATATATAATGGTGAAAAGTTTTCCAATTATCAATGTCATTAAGAAAAACTGGAAGGTTATCGCGCTTTTGGTTTTATTATTAGTTGTTGCGTTACTTGTCCTTGCGCTCTATCCGAAGGTCCAGGAGGGCGCTTCTCAATCATTCACGCAAAAAGACGCATCGGATAAGTCGAGTACCGTTAGTCTAACAAGCTCATCCTCGAACTTATCTTTAAGAATGACTGCGCCTGGTATTAAATATAAAGGCAGTACTGATCTTAGCGGGGTTGGGGTTAGCGGTTCAGGCACAGCAAATTCTTATGTAATATCGGGTTTAGAGCCAAACATCAAGTATAGCTGCTTTAAAATAGTTGATGGAAGCGGAACCGAATATGCAAATACAATTTGTACTCTCCCGGTTAAGGAACAAGTTCCTGTTCCAACGTTTTCAACGAACGATTTGAGTAATACTCATGCGCAACCAGATCCGTCTGGTGTATTGGCTACATATATTAAATTTAATACAGGCGCCGACATGAGCTACAATAAAGGTATAGTAGCTCCGGTATCCTCTATTGGAATGGCGTTTAATGTAACATCATTTTTAGTAAGCGACGTGAATAACCCTAAAACGAAATTAACATCTACATTAGATGTAAATCCTGATACCGGAACTGCGGGGTGGTGCAAAATAATTGGTTTGAAACCAGGAAGAAAATGCAAAATTGTTGTACAATCTGTATGTGATGTTCCATCAGCAATTAAAACAATAATTCCGAATTATTCAGGAAAACCTGACGCCTTACAAGTTTTAACGGGCGAACAATCAAAACCAATAGAATTTTTTACTGCTCCTGTAGCGGTTACAAACATTCAAGTTGCTCAACCCACCAGCACTGATAATGGAAAAACTTATTCCGCTACAATTACATTTGATAGTGCCAATGGCGAAGACACATATTACAGAACTAAATTTGCTTGTGATACCGCCGCCGGTTATGTAGAAACCCCGGCTACAAAATTATCAGACGGCAAATATCAAATCATAATTAGTAATATTAAAGCGGGAACAAACGTTACCGGTGTTGTAAATTCGTTAGTTGATTGTCCTGCGTCAGTAACGTCTTCTCCCACCGTTTGCAAAGATTTTAAATGCAGTATGAACGTTCCCTCAGATAAGGTATATAAAAAGAAGGATCCCAACACAGGAAAGTTTGTCGAATTTACCGGGATAAATTCGTTTACATTAACTACTCCTGCCAAGAAGTAAATAATAATATTTGTGTTTATCCAAAAATATTATTATACTTAGAAATCCGCGCTGAAATCAAAGACGTCCTTATCTACCGTCTTATTTGCCAATGCGTATTCCGAATTGGTGCGCTCGAAAAAGTTCACCTTTGTCTCAATACTGATCAATTCCATGAAATCGAAAGGATTAGCCGAGTTATAGATCTTATCATACCCCAATTGAAGGCACAAACGATCTGCGACGAACTCAATATATTGCGTCATGAGCTTCGAGTTCATACCAATCATACGGCAAGGAATCGCCTCAGTAATAAACTCCTTCTCAATCTCCACCGCCTCCTTAATAATCTCATAAATACGCGACTTATTGAGTTTTCTCTCTAACTTACTATATAACAAAACTGCGAACTCTGTGTGAAGCGCCTCATCACGCGAGATCAACTCATTCGAAAACGTCAACCCCGCCATCAATCCGCGCTTCTTGATCCAATAAATACACGCAAACGACGATGAGAAAAACAAGCCCTCAATAACTGCAAACGCGACTAAACGTGCGGCAAACGAGCTACGGTTATCATTAATCCACTTCTTCGCCCAGTTTCCCTTCTTCGCGATACAAGGATAATGCTCTAATGCCTGAAATAACTTGGTCTTCTCAGCGTCATCGCGCACATACGTGTCTATCAAAATACTATACATCTCACTATGAATATTTTCTATCGCGATTTGGAAACCATAAAAGGCGCGGGCTTCGGCCAATTGAACATCACCCATGAAACGCTGCGCCAAATTTTCTAGAACAAGGCCATCCGAAGCGGCAAAAAATGCAAGAACCATAGAGATAAAGTGTTTTTCATCCGCGGATAGCTTTTCCCAATCGCCCAAGTCTTTCGATAAGTCGACTTCCTGAGGCACCCAGAACGAATCGACGCTCTTTTTATACATCTTCCAAATATCGTTGTCTTTGATCGGAAACATTACGTAGCGACTATCGTCAGCCTTGAGGAGAGGTTCTACAAATTTTGTGTCGGTCATTCTTTCGCTAAATATATATAGAGCCCAGCTTTTATTTCATTTCCATTAAATTATAAACCGCACTGGCTTTACGATAAAAATGTGAATAAAATATATACTATGCAAGAACCAACTCAAGAAGTATCGACCAACGAGACTGACCATTTTAGTGGAAACGATTTGATGAAAATTATAACGGAATTATTTGGTAACTCGCCCGATTGTGGTGATGTGAAAAAGTTCATTCTTGAGAACAAAGAACTCTTGAAAAAGACCGTCGGCGAAAACAGTTATGGTATTGATACCGGGTCCACAGCATTTCATATTTTGGCGAAGAAAGGGTTCGACACCACAGTTACCGCCGCTTATAAGTATAAATTTGGTATGTTTAGAGACATTTATAGCGATGTCCAGAAGACAACAAAATGCATTCATGATCAGATCGCAGACGAAGAACTCGTGAACGCCATCCGCGAAATCAATATTACTGAAAAAATGGCGAATAATAAGACCGCTCTTGAGCTCGCAAAAGAGGAACCCGAGAACAAAGAATTGGTGGTCATTCTCGAGAACGTAAAATCGGTAGAACCGACCGCGGAAGAACACGCCGTCGCTGCTCCGGAAGAACCCGACGAAAGTAAAGACGTATTGACGTTTAAAATCGATAAGGACGCGATCATACAAGAAACCGAAGACCCGAATCGAAAGATCATAAAGATCAAGTCCAAGAAAAACTCTATTGATAAAGGCTACAAAATCACTCGCCCCAAAACGAAAAAGGCGGACGAACCCATGGCGGGGGGCCGAAAAAAGAAGCGATCCGTAAAACGCCCGAAAAACAGAAAGCGTAAAACGGCCAAAAAATAATGACGCCCTAATATAAATGTTCGATTTGTGGAAGTATCAGAACGCCCTTGGAGAACCCGGAAAGGGAGTTCATTCTTATCGTTTTATGGGGGTCGCAATCGTTGACGTGATCATGACTATAGTCGGGGCCTATATTTTACACTACTACAGTGGATATAACTTCTGGATTGTTTTAGGAGGACTTTTCTTACTCGGCATTGTTCTCCATAAATTATTTCATGTGCGCACAACAGTTGATAAATTCTTATTTGGTAAATAAGATCGAGTTATTATTTTTCAATGGAAAATAATAAAGACGTATATTAAAATGAAGAAGCAAGAGGACCTTGGTTTTGATTTGGGGGAAGTTAAGCCGGATGTAAAAAAGCGCACTCGTAAATCGAAGAAGCAAACGGAGAAGGAAATCATGAACGAATATTATTCCGAATTCGAAAAAGAGAAGACGATAACACGTCAGCGCAAATTATACGAGAACATCCAATATTTATCTCCATTAGAAAAGACCAATTTCGAGAACAAGTTTACAAAGCCCAAAAATCAAAGCCAAGAAGAATACGAATACTTATTGAAAACTAAAACCAAAAAAATCATTGTCGCCACTGGCCCAGCCGGAACTGGAAAAACACTATTCGCAACAGAACAGGGAGTGCGTAATTTCATGTTAGGTAATTATGAAAAGCTGATTTTTACGCGTCCTTCGGTGTCCGTGGATGAAGAACTCGGATATTTACCCGGGACGTTGGAGGAAAAGATGGCGCCTTGGGTGCGACCTATCTATGATGTGCTTTATAACTTTATATCGCCCAAAGAAGTCACTGCGCTTATGGAGGAAAAGATTATCGAGATATCACCTCTTGGATATATGCGCGGGAGAACATTTAAGAACTGCTGGATCGTCGCGGATGAGATGCAGAATTCGACCATTTCGCAGATGAAAATGTTATTGACGCGTTTAGGTGAAAATAGCCGTTTGGTTATTACGGGGGATTTAGAACAATTCGATCGCGTCGATCAGTTGAATGGATTAGAAGACTTTTTGACCAAGTTCCGCGGAAAGCGTTCAACTAGCATAAGTAGTTTCGAATTTCAGAGAAGTGATATTCAACGAGAAGAAGTGGTAAAAGAGGTTTTAGATATCTATGGAGGGGACGTACCAGCTTGTTATAAATTAGACGCCGAATGTAATTCTAGTGATGAGAATGAAGATCTCTAATTTAGGGGGAAAAAATATCGTCGTATACTTTATATAGACGACATGCAAAAGATTAAGAACGTTTTTTCGAAAATGTCCACGTGCTTCAATGTGAAATCGGACACGAATTCTTTATTGTACAGCCGATGCTTATTATACGTTGTTCTCCTTCTTTCATTGATCAATCTCTTTTATTTGATCAACGTGAAGAGTACAACCACCATCATTGTGTTTTTCCTTGTTGGGTTTTTGACTTCCTTCTTCGTTAAGAACATGATCATCGTTATTGTATTTGCGATGTTTGTGGCCTGGTTATTCGAGGGCTTGGCCAAACCTAGCGCCAAAAATTATTTAGAGAATTTCGCAGGAAAGGACAGCAAAGAAAGTAAGGAAAATTTTAAGTTCGATTATCAAGGACAGGCCCAAGGTGATAATGGATCGTCTAAGGAAGATGAAGAGGAGGAGGAAGAGGAAAAATCCGAAAAGCCCAAGAACGCAAAGGCGCCTTCCGTAAAATCAAAATCCAAGGAGGATGACAAGAAGGCACCGTCTATGCCTGCCGGAGGAAAAACTTCTGAATTGAAGAAAGATATGGAGGAATATTTTGATATTCAGAAGCAATTGTTAGATTTATTGGCTCAGGCAGAACCTCTTCAGAAGAAGGCAGAAGTTTTCAAGGAGAAGTTTAACAATAAATAAATTTAGTACTCCGAACAATTAGTTTTATTATAATGTATCATTTTTTATCATTATAATATAAATGGAATACAATACAGACGCTATTGATGAAATATTAAAAAAAAAAATATTTAATTCGGCAGCATTTAAAAGCAGTAACTATAAAGGCATGTTAAAAACATCAAACGGTTCTTATAAAAATTACTTATTGGATAACGAAAACAATAAACTTAATGAATATTACAATTTTGACGACGGGTATACTGGATATTCTTTTATAAAATCAGAAGATGATGGATTTACCGATAACGGCGACGACGTAAAAGAGGGATTTTCTTATACGCTTCCTGGATCGCCAGGGATCGCAGCAACTCCTGATTGGAATTGGTCAAATACAACTTATAACTATGCAGGTGTCTGTTGGTACCCATGCGAAGACTGTACGGAGGCGTGCGGATGCTGTGGCTGGGGGTGCTGCTGCAGGAATTGTTGGCGGCATTCTTGTTCAAAGACATGTACAATAGCATGGACAACAACAGGAACAGTTGCGGGAACTGCAGGAATTCCTGGAATACCAGCGTGGAAAATAAATTTTCCTGATATACCGTCGTTTGATGACATGTTTAAAGGTGTAAAAGACAAAATAAACAAGGACGTTATTGAGCCTATGGAAAATGACAATTATGTTTCAGATACCTATATTGAAGAGACATTGAAGGACTTTTTTCAAGATTACACACAAGAAATAGCCGCGTTTATGGTATTTTTATTCGTATTTTTCTTCTCCGTGCTTTTGACCGAAAATAATTCGATCGTCTGTCTTTTCGCGTTATTCGTATCGTCCTTATTTTTAATTTGCATAAGAGATGCATAAAAGCTATTTTTATTTAGCAATTTGATCGTAATATAACATAATATATTTTACTGTTATATTATAAATGCAAGGCAAGAATATTGAATATCGTAATATACCAGACTCTTCTGATATTGATCTATTATTTGATAAACTCCATAATGATGTACATGAAGGTTATAATGAAAACATGACAAACATTATGAATACAACGATAAAAACTATAACGTCGGGAATAAACGACAGTATTAATACAATGAAAGGTACATTTGAAGGAATAACATCTGGAATGCAAAGCGCATTTACTGACTTATTAGCAAAAGTGAAAGCCTGGTTTGATAGTATTGGCAATCAAATAACAAGCACATTCAACAGTTTTGGCACTACTATAACAACCATATTCAACAACGTTCTTTCGCAAATTACAAATGGGTTTAATTCCGTCGTCTCGTCCATGAAAACTTTTTTTGATAACATTGGAAACCAAATTAAAGGGAGTTTTGACAGCTTGGGAGCGTCTATGAAAACGTTTTTCGATAATATTGGCAACCAAATAACCAACAGTTTTAATTCGTTAGGATCGTCTATGACCAAATTTTTCAATGAAATTGGATCGCAGCTTACAAATAGTTTTAATTCGTTAGGTTCGTCTATGACAACATTTTTCAATAGTATTGGTGACCAAATTACAAGTAGTTTTAAGTCGTTAGGTTCGTCTATGACAACATTTTTCAATAGCATCGGTGGGCAAATTACAAATAGTTTTAAATCATTAGGCGATACCATGACCAAATTTTTCAATGATTTAGGTTCTCAAATTACAAATAGTTTTAAATCATTAGGCGACACCATGACCAAATTTTTCAATGATTTAGGTTCTCAAATTACAAATAGTTTTAACTCATTGGGTAACACCATGAAAGGGTTTTTCGACAATATTGGATCACAAGTGACTAGTGCATTTAATTCATTAGGAGCATCCTTGAAAACATTTTTTGATAGCATGGGAAGTACTATAGTCGGAGGGTTCAACATTATCGGTTCCTCAATGACGAAATTTTTTAATGATATGGGATCGCAAATTACGAAAGGATTTAATTCAACCATGGGCTCAGCCGGCGACTGGTTTAAAAAAGTGGGCGATACAATGATGGATAGTTTTAATGTTATTGGCCAATGGTTTTCCACATTCGGTCAACGATTTGTTCAGATGGGCAGCGGCTTAGACCATATATTTCATGGACTTTTTGTAGAAGAGGTAGGAGGAATAGGCGAAGGTTTGGGCAAAGGTTTTGAAGACATTAGCGGTTTATTATTATGGACGGGAGAATTTATGCTTTCTCATGTAATGTGTGGTATCCATTATCTGCAAAATTTACATAGCTGTTTCTTTTTTTATATCGTGGATACATTAGGGCAAATATTATATCTACCGTTTCGTATTACATTATGGTTCATGAAAGACTACTTAAAACGCGATATGTATGAGATGATGGATACGGTTTGGAATTATTTATATTCAATCGATGGTTATTGTTATCAATATATGGGTTTTCATTTCGCGCATTATCCCAAAGAAATAAGAGATAGTTGTTACAATTGTAGAAGAGTAAAGGTTCTAGCATTACAACGAAAGGCTAATCAAATCGATTATGATTTCAATTATGGAATGAGAAAGCGATTAGAAAGTGGGATTAAGGAAATGAATGATGGCGCAGACGAGTTTAGAAAGGCCTTTCTGTAAAATATTAGATGAAATTATGTATGGATAGTATAAATGGGAAGAAACAAAGATTTAAAAAAGTTCGATAAGAAGTTTAAAAAAATATTGAAAGACTATGAAAAATTTTACGATTATATGCACAAGGAGGGGTTTATTGAAGATTTTACAATTCCTGGACTTTCGATCCCAGGTTTGGGAAGCATTTGGCCATCAATTTCTTTTCCGGATCCGCCTAGCATGCAATCTATTTTTGACAATATTAAAGACAGTATAAAAACAGGTCTTATTGATCCAGCGACAAAAACATTGACCAAGACATTTAATGACGCAACAAGCATATTTGACAGCACAATTGCTACAATAAAAAAGACTGTCCAGGACCAGATAGACGCTATTAAAAAAACTATGGATGGAATAGGAGATACTATTAAAGGATGGTTCGACGGCATCGGAAAACAGTTTACCGATTTATTTAATAATATCATTTCATCATTTACTAGTTCTTTAAATAACGTTATTGGTCAGCTTACTAAAAGTTTTAACTCAATCGGCGACTCCATGAAAACTTTTTTTGATAATATTGGCTCTCAGATTAAAGGCAGTTTTGATAGCTTAGGCGCGTCTATGAAATCGTTCTTTGATAATGTTGGTTCTCAAATCACCAATAGCTTCAATTCATTGGGCGCTTCTATGACTAGTTTTTTTAATAGTATCGGTTCTCAGATTACGAATAGTTTCAATTCATTGGGTTCGTCCATGACGACTTTTTTCAACAGTATTGGATCGCAATTGACCAGTAGCTTCAATAGTTTGGGTGGATCTATGACAAAATTTTTCAATGATCTCGGCTCGCAGATTAAAGGGAGTTTTGACGTTGTTGGAAAAACGATGACCGATTTTTTTAGTAAACTAGGTTCTCAGATAACTAGCGGGTTTAATATTTTGGGAGACACAATGACCACTTTTTTTAATAGTATTGGTTCTCAGATTACGAATAGTTTCAAAAGTTTGGGTGACACAATGAAAAAATTTTTCGATGATATTGGTTCGAAAATTACCAGTAGTTTTAATTCGTTGGGCGCCTCAATGAAAACCTTTTTTGATAGTCTAGGTTCTCAAATCACCAGCGGATTTAATATGGCAATTTCTACTATGACAACTTTTTTCACTCAATTGGGATCCCAGATACAAACCACATTCACTTCTTTGGGCGACACTCTCAAAAATTGGTTCCTTAAATTTGGAGATCAACTGATGGCCGGATTTTCTGTCATGACAAATTGGTTCGAGAGTTTGGCTTGGCGTTTCATTCAAATGGGGAAAGGATTAAATGACATATTTACCGGATTGTTCGTGGATGAACCGGAAGGATTAGGAAAGGGATTGGCGCTCGGATTTAATAACATTGGTCAATTGTTAATGTGGACTAGTGAATTTTTGTTTTCTTATTTACATTGTAGCGGATATTTCCTGGCAAATTTAAATTACTGTTTCTTCTATTATATTATTGACACTGTTGGCCAAATATTATATATGCCAGTGCGTTTGGCTATGTGGTTATGTTTGAAATACACACAACGAGACGTTTCAGAATACGTGGATAACATATGGGAATATATTTACAAACTGGATAGTTACGTTTTTGGATATTTAGGCTTCCATTTTGCCCATTGGGATATTTCGATACGCGACAAATGCTACAACTGTAGAAGACTAAAAACCAACGCCCTACAACGAAAGGCGGCGCAAGTAAACAATGCATTTACAGTAAAAATGAGCGAAAATTTACAGAAAGGAATAAAGAAAATGAATGACGGTGCGGCGGAATTTAGAGGAGCGTTTATGTAAATTGATCCAATAAGTAAAATATACAGCTATCTTATAGTTATGGGAAAAAAATGCATACCTGGATTATTCTGCATTGAAAACATGACATTGTTTATTATGATGATTATATTATTCGTAGTGTTTTATATTTATTATGTTCAATTCGTGAAGAACGCGGATAATAGAAAGCCGGTTCAACCAGCGAATAATACTTACGTTATTTTGCCCACTCCTCAACTAAGCACATCTTACGCCGATCCTTATTTAAAGCCAGTGGATAGTCGAAACATTCCCATGGCCGATCCTTATTATCCTCCCGTGAAACAGGAAGAATATTACAGATCCACGGGAGGAGACGTGAGAGGCGTTCCTGTAAATGTCCCTACGCGCGGGGTGCGTGGGAATTATCAACAAGTAGGCATTTTAACAAGAAGTGGACGCGGAGAAGAAATGATTTTACCTCTTATGGGGCGTAAGATCACAACTGGAACAGATAAATGGCAGTATTATACCATGACAACGACAGGAAATATGAATACCAAATTACCAGTAAGTGTCAATGGGAAAAGCTGCACAGGGGAATATGGATGCGATAGTATAAATAACGGCGACACAATTTACGTAGAAGGGTATAATGATACCTTCCGAGCCACTATCTATGAAAGTTCCCTTTTCAATTATATTCCGTTTTTATGATCAATGGCGCTACGCTCTCCATGACAGATAAAATGGACTTTATATTTAGAAATACTTTTTACGAATAAACTATATCTCTACAGTATATAGTTTATATTAAAATGGTATTCACTTTTAATGCTACGCAAAATATCTTGGATCCAAACGTAAAGCAACTAATGTATGATTATTTTTCCGTTTTGGTATACAAAAGCACTAGCCAATATATTACAGGGAAAGACGCGAGTGGAGCCACAATTCCGCAATATTTAACATCGCAATATAAACCGGCGTCGACGAGCCCAAATGTTACGTATCCAGATAAAACAATTACTTATGCTGCCAGCAATATATATTTGCAAGGATTGGTACATAACAATATTTTGGACGTTACGTGTAATAAAAACGGTGAATTGACAAACAGAGAAATTGTCGGCGAGCTTATCATTGAGAACACAAAATTGACGGGTTCTGGTAAGAGCTATTTATGTTTTTTATTAGCCGCCGATGGAACATTACCTTATCTAAGCATAACGTCAAACGATATTGATCGTATTATAAGCATGGTATCCACTCCCTCCACTGATACTGGATTAAATATATCTACTACATTAAACGGCGTATTGCCTGTTCAAAATAGCGCGGTTACTTATACGGAAGGTAGTAATACTATTTTCGTATTCACCACTCCAGTTTATATTAACGGTTCTTCCGCTGATATCATTAAACATTGTCTTACCACAACAACCTTATTTAAAAACGCACCTTCTGATAATGCAACATATAGTTCGCTGAATGGCGACAATATTAAGCAAAAGGGTATTGATGATATTTATATTGACTGTCAACCCACTGGCGAAAGTGCGGAGACGATAAGTACATATCAAGTTCCGGTGAATAGCGAATACACAAAAGACGCATCAAAGATAGATCTTTATAAAACCGCAGTGCAATTGTGTATTGTGTTTTCGTTTTTGGCAGTTTCTTATTTCGCAGTCCCTACTGTGTATAAAATGTTGGTTATCGATAACGTCAATCGATTTGTTCTCAATCCGAAAGATCCGAATAATAATCAGGCAGCAATAGACGCCATTATAAATAATAGGTATACTCCAAATTCGCTGGACTATATTAAAGAGATGAAAGAAGCAGGAGAGGCTGTTCCGAAAACAGGCATTGATACGTTTGTCAGAATAGCGTCCATCGATTTTTGGATTTTCATTTTTGCTATGATAATGTTTGCTCTTATTCTAACACAAGGATTTTCGCCAGATTTAGATCCATTAAGCGGTGTTTATTTTATGATATTTTTTGTAATGGGATACGCAAACGTTAAATACAGTAAAATAAGCGCGGCTTATATGCAAAGTCGCGTTGATGGCAAAATAGTAGGAAACGGATATCCAGCTGAAAGCGTCAAAGGAGTGAGCATAAATTTTTTCGATCCCATGGATATCTTTTTCGGTCTATTCAAAGATTTTGGAACCTTTGTGACGCGAAGCACGACGGCACAATACGTGCTTCTTTTTTGGTTTATCGGAACTGCGGTTTTACAGGGCGCTGTATGGGGAGTAAACGCAACAAACCCTCTTGCTATGCCCAAAAATATGGCGCTATTGCTCTCTATGGCGCTAGAAATAGTGATTTTGCTTGGTTCACCCGTTGCCGTCCTTTCGAATATAACACGCGAAGACTTTTACAATAAAACGGTTGCGGCCACTCCTGGTCAAGGAGCTGGAGCTGGAGCGTGTCAAATTCCTGCAAAAAAATAAACACTTTTTACTAATCAACATTTAAAATGAGAATTTTAAATGTTTATAAATATCAAATATAAGGCGACGCGTGATCGATCTTATCGCTCTTCGGTTTGAAGTCGCTAAATGTATAGTTGGTACTATCTGTTGCGTTGAGAGGAGACATGTTTTTAATCATATCCTCTTCCAAGGTAGATCCGACAGGTAAAATAACACTGTTGCTTTTGGCTTCAGGCATACTGAAATGTTGAGGTTCTGAATGCTCTTGGATCACAGACGGCACATGAACGCTCTCGTGCGCGACTTCGTCGCTAACATATTTATATTCGTGAACCGTGTTATCCTGAACATAATCCGAGGGCTTATATGTGTTCATCGAATTGCTACGGCGCAATACTTCATATACTACAAAAACGAATAAAACGGCTAAAATAGAGTTGACGTATAAAAACATTCCAATGGTAAGGGCAAACAAAACAAGTATTCCGATAGGAGACGCAATATAACCATTCAATGCGTGGGGGAAATGGATAGGAAATACTAAATATACAATCAAAACACCTAATGCCACAAATTCTTGCGGTGTAAAATTTTTGAATGGATTGGAGAGTTTCATATATAACATATAAATATATAAATTATTCATGAAGTAGGACCCTCTTATAAAATTGATTTGAAACATGCTAAAGGAATTATTTCATATTCTGTTATAATGAATTATATGCGTAATGGTAAACCCGCGGTCACAAAAAGACCGGGAATTCAGAAAAAGGGGATTAAAAAGCCCGATGATGTCCTGGTTCTCGATCCTTTGTATAAATCGGCGATTTGTGATCAATCTTATCTAGGCAAGAAAGGATATACCATTCCAAAGGCCCTTCTCTCGAAAGAAGACGAAGAATTTCTCAGAAAGGACCTATTTGTTAAACCCGCTGTGTTTGGCCCCGGTTATGGTGGTGCCAAAGACGACGCCACCGAATTCCCGGTCTTCCGTGAGAACACCAATAAAATGTATATCCCCCGTTTCTATGGAATTCAACGTTATGGAATGCCCTCGAAATCGGAAATCCAACAAGGCGACGATATTAATGTTACGTTTCCCAAGACCCTTCGCGATTATCAAGACAAAATCGTGGACGTCTATATCAAGTATGTCGCTGCTCCGATCTGTGATGGCGCTGAGGAACCAGGCGGAGGTGGTATTTTGGAAGTGCCTTGCGGTCGCGGTAAGACGGTAATGGCTCTGAAAATTATATCGATCCTTAAAAAGAAAACCCTCATCATCGTACATAAGGAATTCTTGATGAACCAATGGATTGAACGTATTGCTGAGTTTCTACCCGGAGCAACCGTGGGTAAGATCCAAGCACAGACATTCGATGTGAAAGGATGTGATATTGTCATTGGTATGGTTCAGACACTCTATGATAAAGAATACGCAGCGGACACCTTTTCGTGTTTTGGTCTCACCATTATTGACGAAGTTCATCGTATTGGTAGTGAACAGTTCTCAAAAACCTTGTTCAAAACGATCACACCCTATATGTTGGGTATTTCGGCGACGGTGGATCGTAAAGATAAATTGACCCGTGTGTTATACATGTTCATCGGTGATAAAATTTACGAGGAGAAACGCGAAGATGACGATGTGGTGAATGTCCGTGCAATCGAATATATTAGTGAGGACCCACAGTTCAATGAAGTGGAAACGGATTTCCGTGGGAACGCCAAATATAGTACCATGATTGTGAAGCTATGTGAGTTCGGCCCCAGGAGCGATTTTATTGTCCGCGTCATCAAAGACTTGGTACAAGAAGAACCCGATAGTCAGATCATGATTTTGTGCCATAACCGATCCTTGTTGGTCTATTTACATAAAGCCATTGAATATCGTAATATTGCGACCGTGGGATTTTATGTGGGCGGAATGAAGCAGGCGAATTTACAGGAGACTGAGACGAAATCGATCGTGTTGGCGACCTATGCGATGGCCGCCGAGGCATTGGATATCAAAACGCTTTCGACGTTGGTGATGGTAACGCCCAAAACTGATATTACACAATCAATTGGGCGTATTTTACGCGTGAAACATGAGAAACCCATTGTGGTAGATATCGTAGATAAACATGACGTATTTCAAAATCAGTGGATCCAACGTCGTCGGTTTTATAAAAAGTGTAATTATCGTATTCTACAAACTGATAGTAAGAAATATACCAATATGATGGTGGATTGGGATACGGATCCTGCGTGGAAACGCGTGTTTGATCCTAAGAAAAATGGCGATGGCGCCGCCGTCGCTGACGAAGCGGAGGAACCATCGAGAAAGTCTGCATTTATCGGCAGTTGCCTCATAAATGTAGACGGAATGTTCAACGAGTAGGGGGCAGGGGAACCAAGGTTCCCCCTGCGACCCCCTCCTTTCATTTCTTGGTGCGACGCTTCTTCGTGCGACCGCCCTTCGGCGAAGCACGACGCGTTTTTTTTATTTCACGAACTACTTGATCATATTTATTACCCTCCGTGAATACTTGTCCAGTGGCTGCCTCAAATGTGTGTTTGGCGGCACGATAATCCTGACCAATAATCGACGCCGGATTATCGTTGGGACGAAGCTTTAAATCTTCTACCAATGGCGCGAGCGTTTTTAAATCACGCTTTCGCATCGGTTCGCTTTTCCTGAACACTAAATATCCATGTGTCTTCTTTTTGGGATCCGTGAACACCGCCTTCACAAACTCATATTGGCTATACATTTTATTCGATTTTTTATGATATATGATATACATTCCTGCATTTAATGTCTTTTTTAATGAATGGTTATTCCCGATGCTAAAGTCGCTTCTGTTTGCGTAGGTCATGTATTCCCTCACTTGATCCAAAGTATAAGGATGATCTCTATCAAAAAATATCGGTGACAAATTTGAACCTCTATATTTTTCGAGAGGCAACCCGGGTGTTTTGAATACTCCTTCGTTAGTTCTGGGAATTTTGATAATATTCCCCGGTTTGACGGATACCGAACGAACGCCATAGTTTAAATATCCACCATTGGGTTTGGCGTCCCATAATCCAAGCCCTTGTGGGCCCAATTTAACCTCCACATCTTCGCTCACGACAAAATTATTATCTTCGTCTATTCGTCCATAATTTTTACGACCAGTATTATAATTAATATAAAAATTGCCTTCGCGATCGATATGAAAATCAGAATAGTTAAATATGCAGACCGGATTGGCATCAAATACCGGGTTACCGGCGATCGGTATACCCTGTCTTTCTAACGTACGTAGATTTTCTATATTTACATGGATTTCGTCACCGACTTCTTCGATAGGATCATCGGGGGACGGATCGCCGCCTTTCATGCCGCCCTTATTTACATCACTAGTCAAAGCCACATTCATGCCTCCTTCTGTGTTTGGAGGAAGAATATTGGGTAAAACTTTTATGGTATCAGTAATTCCGCTAAATCCAAGTGTTGACATTATACAGTATACTCATAAATTATTTTAGTGTTTACCATTGGGTCGGTAGTTCGGACGAGGACGAGATTGGTATTGTTGCCTCTCTTTCGGTCGATAATTTGACGTTTGTTGTAGAGATGTATCCCTCGCCAATCGAGTAACATGGACCATTTTGTTCGATTTGTCTACCACGCGTTGTGGTATCCATTTCTTGAATTTCGGGTGAAACGCACACTCCATCAATAGTGTCTTTTCGAGATCCACATACTTATCTTCGCTGACATTTTGGAAGTCCTCCTCGTCCTCACTTTCTTCAATATAATCTAGGTTCTTATTTTCGGCAATATTGCGGAACAACCCATTCATGAAAACGCTCGATTTATATGTTGGAACATAAGCAACGCCATAATAGGTCGGTTTATTATTCAGTCCGTAAGCGTGCAAATGATAAATATCAAATTGTAGATCCGCGGTAACCTGGAACACAGTGGGATATCGAAATTGCGGCTTCATAGTATCCCACGTGAATTCGGGCATTTCGTAGGACGGATTTTTCTCCTTTTTGGTTTCTTTGCTTATCATCGGTGTATTCAAATTCAACTTACGGTTTAGATAGACATTCATATAGGGGTTTGTTTCATGAAGCGAACGATACTGTAAATGATGAATAGTATAGGGTATGGTCTCGTTAATGCTATCTGGGATATTTGGTGTCAATTCAAAGTCTTCGGTTTTATGAAAGTCCCAAAACACGGGTAGAGAAAATACGATCTTATTCGTTGCAGTAAACGACGACGTCGACGACTTGATAACTTCAATCATGAGATCCAATTTCTCTGCCAATTTACACTGTTTCAAACATATTCCTTTGAAATAAAAGATGTCTTCTGCGGCAAAAAATCGCGACTTCTCATTTTCGTCGTCCACGAGTGTTCCATAAACCACAGTTCCGTAGGCCAATTTCATATCAAAATCCACTTCGTAACGGATTGCCTTATTTATTTTCTTTTCACGGTTTAATTCCAATATAAAACACACGTCTTTATCACCTAGATACGTAAACCACGCATAGCATTTCCGGCCCTGTGGGATGGCAAAACAACTATTATATGCTGGGGAAACTTTCTTATGGGATATTGTTTCATAGGAAAGTTCGAAAGAAGGGAAGCGCTTCATTATTTCTTCGGTCTGTGCATGTGTTAGCTCCATGTCTATACTGTTATACATCAAAATGTGTTTATGTCTTTTTGAATTATAAGTTTTCATTGGTGAGGGAATTGGCAAAGGATAATAGGTCGTTGTTCATGTTTTCCTTTTCTTCTTCGGAAAAGGGTTCGTTGTTTTGAGAACCTCCTTGTTGTATTTCTTCTACCATTTTTTTATACTTCTCGATCTGACTATTGACTAAATTTCTTGTCTTTTTGGTGGAGTAGGTTTCTTTTAAATAGTTCCAACAATAATGGGCCAAAACAATGATCGCTAAGGATAATATTATGTTAAATGTAAAATAAAATAGCGGATTTGAGAACATTAAGATATATGATCGGCGATATTTCGTTTTACTTATTTGAACGTCTTCGCGTATTATTTTTATATTTTCCACCCCTCGAATGTTTTGCGTGTTGAGCGGAATTGGGTGAAGGGTGGGAATTGGGTGAAGGGTGGGAATTGGGTGAAGGGTGGGAATTGGGTGAAGGATGGGAATTGGGTGAAGGATGGGAATTGGGTGAAGGATGGGAATTGGGTGAAGGATGGGAATTGGGTGAAGGATGGGAATTAGGTGAAGGATGGGCGTCTGTTGATCCTGGTTTCGGTTTCGGTTTCTCGGATTTCAATAATCCAGCAAGACTATTCAATAGATTAGCCGTTTTTTCTAACCCTAACAGTTCTTTTAATTTGTTTACCCGTTTTCCTACATCTGGAGGATTAAGATTGACGATTTGATCAGGATGTTTATTTCGAAGAGTACATTTGAAAGACCCTGTCTCTTTCAGTTTAGCAAGTACGCCTTCGGCTATTTTTTTAATATCAATTGGCATAAGAAACCCCAAACCCGATCTGTCCAACATCATTTTTACATCATCAGCTATTTTTGCAACAAGAATGTCTATAAATATTCCACGGGTCGCTAAATCTCGGTGAGCGAGATCAAGGTATTTATCAAAATCTATTCCATGTTCGCACAATATTTCAGAAACATCTTCTATATAGGTAAAAACTATCTTATCAAATTCAGAAAAAGGCATCTTTGGCCCATCTTTTGGGGCTACCGCGTCAACTTTATTTAATACTTGGTGTTGTTCGGAGTTAATTTTGGGTGGATCTCCACCTCCGTACCATTTTTTCTCTTCTCTGGAAGAAGCGGAAACGTCGCTATTTCGTATTTCATTAAACGTGTCTCTAATTTGGCTCCATGCATTGTTTAAAAAATTAGATGAACCGCTCGTTGATGCTCCTGAATGAGAGCTTTGCGAGATTTCGGGAGGAATTTGACTTTTTATACGCTCAACGCTTTCTAGTTTACTGAAATCAAACTGTTGCACAAACTTCAAAATAGGATTTTTAAAAACATCTATAAGCGAGATAAAACTTTTAATTAGTCCATCGTTAATGTTATTTGTTTGTTTATATTCTTGTATAAATGTACGTAAATTTTGCTGAACCGTTTGTAAAGTTTCTACACTAAAAATGTTATATCCGCCGTCTATCCTATTTTGGAAAGTCTGTTTTACAGCATCTTTCGCTTTGTTTGTGAAATCAAACGGCAAATTGTCTAAATTTGACAACAATCGAGGGTCTACTTTTCTATAAGTGTTTACAATATTATAAACCAAAATCATTTTATCTTTTAATGGCAGTTGCGCTATAAAAGTTTTAATAATTAGTTTCAAATCGTTATCAATATTTACAACAGACAACGTCGCGTCCACGCCATCAAATCCACCATAATGTTTTTTTGTTCTATTCTTTCTTATGAGTACCATTTATATAACGCTTAGAAATTATAAAGTTAGTTAACCAAAATAACTTAAAAATATGTGACATAGTATTACAGTAATGACCGTAACTATTCTTATTGTTGAAAAGAAGGGTTCAATTAAGGAACTTGAACTAAAGTCGTATGACGAAGATCAATTGTATAAAAAGGCTGGGTTTAAGACGGAGGAGGGTTTTGAACTACAAACCGAATGGGGTGCCGAAATCGACGGAGTAACTTATTCCGTTAGTTTGTTCGGTAAGACTGACGGAAAGGCCGGTCAAGAAAATAAGTATGAATTCCCTCCTCCCGTGGATAGTGTTCTCTTTTTCGGATCTTGTGTTTTGGTGAATAAGCCGAATGGCGAGGTTGCTGATTTGACCAAGGACGAATGGCTCAAAGTGTATGAACATTTGTATGGCGGGTTTGAGGATCTTGGCGATGAGGATAGCGAGTTCTCCGAAGACGATGTGGACGAAAACGTTCCACGCACAAAGGAGGGATACGTAAAAGACGATTTTGTGGTAGATGATGACGAAGAGGAGGACGATTATGAGGACGAAGAGGAGGAGGAAGAGGAGACATCAGAGGAAGAGGTTTATGTGAAAAAGAAGAAGTCGAAAACGAAGCCGGCAAAAAAGGCCGAAACCAAGCCAAAGAAGAAGACGACAAAGGCCCCGGCCAATGTGTTTACTGCGGCGACGGATGCGAGCGAAAAGGAATATTTGGATTGTACGGATGAGTTGACCGAAGATGATTATGTATGAATTTTATCATAATGTCCTTGAGAAATTGTTCCGCATTCAAAGCGCGCTTTGGCGTTGGGGAGCCAATCCGAACCACAGGGAAACCCAATATACTCTATAAATTTTCCCAGAAAAACTTTGTCTTTTTCCGAGCGTTCGTTGTTTATTTTGTTTTCAACCAGATTAACTGATCCTGAAAACCAATATGTAACATCTATATCAAACTCCATTTTGTTGCTTTTCATAATCCGCGCCGCTTGGTCAATTTTGCAAGGAGGGTTTGAAATGAAAAGCGAAGCGACCCTGAACCTTGGGTTCCCTTCTTAAAAATTGATTTCTTTTTTCAAAAAGGATATCAATTATATACACATTTTCAAGTTTATTGCAAACAACCGGCGCAATTTTTACTTCTTTTTGTTTGTCTTTTTTGTCTTGTTTGAGCTCTTTCGCTTACGTCTTCCACCAAAAGCTTTTTGGGACCTTCCAAAAAAATTGGATGTTGTCGAATAATCTCCTAAATTTGCCGGCTCGTTTTCAAATCGCGTAACAATTTGTTTCAGTGCCTCTAAATAGGCGATACCTCTTAATGTTGGCGCAATATCACCCGTGCTTTCATTGGTTCGAAACATATTCGCAACTGCATTATAACCCTTGCGCGTGGTGTTCATTTCAGAAATTGCAAAAAGAATACGACCTCTTGCCTTTTCCATGTACACATTGCCATAATTGGTATCGTCTGGATTAAACGTGTAGCTTCCGGTTGAAGCAACTGCCATGGTTTCGTTTGGAGGAACTGCCATGGTTTCGTTTGGAGGAACTGCCATGGTTTCGTTTGGATTAAACGTGTAGCTTCCGGTTGAAGCAACTGCCCCTGTTTCGTCCATATAATATATATTTACAAATTATTACTAAAGTGTTTCTAAAATTATTACCGAAACACATTATTTCCTGTCTTAATTTCTCCCGAGCAGCTTAAATTGCAGAATAGTTAACGAGAAAAGGTGTAAAAAATACCCCTTTTAATGACGGGTGTCCGAGGGACCACGGGTTCCCCGGAGAAAATTGAATACCTATAATGAATATAAAAATAATTCAATCTATTCATTATACAATGTACTCCATCTCAAATTCAGATAAATTCCGTAAGAACATCCGGGCGAAATTGGACCCTATTTTGGAGAACGATAAGCTATCTCAAAATTTGGAAATCGGCATCTATAACTTCGCAATCAAGGAGGCGAATTCGAGAAAAATTATCAAGAAATGGGACAACCCTCATTTCGTACAACTCTATTTGGATCGCTTGCGAAGCATCTATGTAAACCTCAAGAATGCCGAACTTTTACAACTCATTAAGTCGGGTGAAATTGCGCCTCAAACTGCTGCGTTCATGACCCATCAAGAGCTTAATCCCGAGCGATGGAAGGTGCTGATCGATCAAAAAATCAAGCGTGACGCAAGTAAATTCAATACAAATATTCAGGCATCAACCGACATGTTCACTTGTAAGAAGTGCCGATCCAAGAAGTGTACTTACTATGAGTTGCAAACGCGCTCGGCGGATGAGCCGGCCACTATTTTCGTGACATGTTTGGATTGTGGTAAACACTGGAAGTCGTAATCGCAAATACAGAAACATTATATTATTTTTTTAAGTAAAATAATATAGATCGTTTACTATAATAGTAATTAGTATGAGTTTAGAAGGACACCTTACCAAACTTTGTATTTACGATAGTATTCCCAAAAATCACATTAAGTATTTATGGTATTTGAAATCTCTAGGGTTCGAACCTAAAGTGATTTATGATATTGGGTCGTGTGTTATGCATTGGACGAATGCCGCAAAAATTGTTTGGCCTGATGCAAAAATAATTATGTTTGATGCTTTCCAGCCGGCTGAGTTTTTATATAAGGGATACGATTATCATATAGGAGTACTAAGTGACGTAGATGACAAAACCGTGAAGTTTTACCAAAACGATATGATACCAGGAGGAAACTCTTATTATCGTGAGATCGGTTGTGAGAACGGTAAATACTTTCCGGAGAATAAATATATTGAAATGAAAACCAAGACGCTTGACAATGTTGTTAAGGAAAGAGGTTTTCCAAAGCCAGATTTTGTGAAGATCGATGTTCAAGGCGCGGAGATAGATATTATTTGCGGTGGATTAAACACGATAGGATACGCACAACGTATGATTGTGGAATTACAAAACACAGAATATAATCAAGGTGCGATGAAAGCGGACAAATCGTTACCTATAATTGAAAGTTTTGGATGGAAGTGTTATGATCCATTGTTTCAAAATAATGGTCCGGATGGTGACTATGGGTTTCTCAGACAATTTTAATACAATAAAAAATAAGAATATTTTATTGTAATTCATCTTCGGAATGAGAGGCCTACATCAATATCTCGAGATCCTTGAACTTCCAATATTCACATCCACCATTCGGTAGAGGACGCTTAATAATGAATGGGATCTTTTTTTGCTCGAACTCCTTCGTGGCGATCAAATAGCCATCAATGATATTCGCATCCAACTCGACAAATGGTTCTGCGCCCGAATTCAACTGTTTTGCGCGCTCACCAAGAATGCGGGCTTTCTCATAACGCGTAATGAAAGGTAAGGTTTTATGAAGAGGATCAATAATCACACCATTCTCATCGCGCACCACACGTGACATAATTTCAATCTCGTTGTAGTTATGCGACTGTAATTCGGGATGATAATCCGCGATGATATTTTTCTGTAAGTTCTCCTCAAATTTTTGCAGGTAGTTTTCGTCAATAGCATCATCCTCTTCGTCCTCGTCCTCATCGTCGAGTTCATCAAAATGAGGCAAATTCTGTTTTATCGCTTTCGTGTTATCAAACGCCTCTTCAGCCTCATCTATGTCGAGATCATCCTCCTCATCTTCATCAATATCTAGATCTTCCTCATCTTCCGTTTCAATATCATCATCGTCTTCTTCGTCAGCTTCAGTGGGTTTATCGCGAATAACGGCCTTAATTTTTTTGACAGTAGTAGGTGCGGCGTCTTCCTCTTCTTCATCCTCATCCTCTAAATCGAAATCTTCCTCGTCATACTTTTCGTCCATGTTCAATAATATACTAGTTTGATTATATTTCTAAATCGTTGTTTATGGTATTCAATTTTTTGCAGGGAACCGACGGTTCCCCCTGCGACCCCTCCCTTTATCGTGAGTTTTATTAATGATAAAGGACGCTCGCTCCCTTATGAAATAAATACCCAGCCAATATAGAGTTTATCTAAATGACTACGGGTTTTTTCTAAATCGTTATCATAAGCCTTATAAATGTCTTTCACATGAAAAAATCGCGCCAAAAATCCAAACGCCATAATAACAAAGAGAGAACCAGCCAGTCTAAAATTGATTGCATTCGATAAGATTTTACCAAAGAAAATATAAGTAACCAAATTCACAAATAAGGCATAGACAACTGTATGAAAAATCGCCGAAAATAATATCTGGACTAGAAGCTTTGCGCCAAAGAGTTCAGATAACTTTAATTTCGGGTTTGTGGTAATTAAAAAAAGGTCAGTAAACATTATGCGTTTATATAGTATACAATGATTTTAGATAAATATATTTCCTTTCATACAAAAGTAGTATTCGCTGTCATTTGTAGCGGCGTTTGGATCTATTTTAGAACCAATCAATGTTATGAGATGATCCCAAGAGAAGAAATATTTCCTGTAATTTTTGTCATGATTTGGGCATACCTAAACTATTACGAACCGTTATTTTTGCCTATAGGATTGCTTATTCTTGCCCTCTTTCCTTTCGCGAAACGTTTATGGAAAGATAAGTTCCCTCCGAAAAATTGAATACGAGAAATAACATAAAAATCTTTCAATAAGATATACAATGAGATTTTGCGAGAAATGCGACAATATGTACTATATTGGCATCAACAGTGAGGACAATAATAAGCTTACCTATTACTGTCGTAACTGTGGAAATAAAGACGAGACGATCACCGAAGAGGGTCTTTGTGTGTTGAATACTCAGTTTAAGAAGGGAGAACAAAAATTCAATCATATCATTAATGAGTACACGAAACTGGATCCCACACTTCCACGCATCTATAATGTACGTTGTCCGAACACGGAATGTAAGACGAACCACTCAGATTACGGGAAGCCAGTGGAGGTGATCTATATGAGATACGACGATGACAACTTGAAGTACTTGTATATTTGTGTGGAATGCGACTCGACATGGAAGACCAACGAAAGTAAATAAAAAAAGACACGTTTGATCATGAGGAGAACCTCATGATCAAGGGAGGGGTCGCAGGGTAACCGTATATTCCCTGCAAAAAATTGATACTGTTTTTTCTCATGAAAAATTGACACATAATTCGTTGTTTTTTGAGAGAGAAAATTGACTTTACAAAACGTAATAAAAATATTCCAATAATATATCCAATGAGCGCGGTTACACAATCCGCAAATGAAGCCACACCTCCAAAAAAATCTATTATAATGCGCGCGACCAATCTCGAAAATTACTTAAAACAAAAATCGATTAACAAAGAGGCACCACAGTCTCCGACCAACACTCGAATAGGTGACAAAAAGAAGGAGAGCAAAATCTATGGTGGATCGTATCATATTCCGAGCGAAGAATATAACACGAAATTTCTCCCTTTGTACGCAGAAAAGGTGTTTAAGAAGCGAGAACCGGAATATTTGACGGAAAAACAGCTCGACGCGGACGGTCCTATCTACATTGATATGGATTTGCACTTCAAACATGATGTCAGTGGCAGATTGATCGATAAAGATTACATCGACGATTTGATGGATACCTATTTAGACGAATTGAAGAACATGTTTCAGTTTGACGATGAACAGCATTTTGACCTCTTCATCATGCAAAAGCCGAGCGTAAATCGTTTGGTGGACGGATCGAAAACTAAGGATGGCCTCCACATCATGATATGCTTTCAGGCGGATCGTGTTATGCAGATTATTCTACGCGATCGCGTAATGAAGCAAATTGCGGAGAAATGGGATAATCTTCCAATCATCAACAAGTGGGACGATGTGTTCGATGAGGGAATTACGATCGGTTACACGAACTGCCAGTTGTATGGAAGCCGAAAGCCCGATAACGAAGCGTATGCAGTGACCTACGCGTATGACATTGTCTTTGATAAGAGCGACGGTAACTTTCAGATCAACCCGGTGGATTTGGATACCTTTGACATGGTCAAGAATATTCACAAGCTATCTGTTCGCAATAACGACATCCCGGTATTCTTCATGAAGAACGAATTCGCGACGGTGTACAATGAATACAAGAGACTTCGTCAGGGTGGGTCGCCCGGTGTAAACAAAGCATCCAGCGTCCAGCGAACAACCAGCACAATGCAATTTGATATCAATTCCAGCGGTTTGGTCGCGGTTGTTCGCAACATCAAATCGCCCGACGATTTGGAGCTCGTTCTCAACCAGTTTCTCGACACGATCAATAAGAATGAATATGATCTTCGCGAGGCGCACGAATACGCAATGACGCTTCCCGTTTCGTATTACGGAGAAGGATCTTATATGAAATGGATGAAAGTCGGCTGGGCGCTTAAAAACATCGATGATAAACTCTTGGTCAGTTGGATCAAGTTCAGCTCTCAATCGAAAGCGTTCAAATACACAGACATTCCTGATCTGTGTGACAGATGGATGAAAATGAATGTTCGTAAGTTCGACGGGGTGACAAAACGTTCCTTGATGCATTGGTCAAAGCAAGATGCGTATGATAAGTACATCAAGGTGCGCGAGGATAGTATTGATCACGCAATTGAGCTCACGATCACAGGAACAAGCGCATCTATCAGTGGAGATAGTAAAATGTCCAACAAGGGCGAATGTGGCGATTTCGACTTGGCCAAAGTGTTGTATATCTTGTACAAGGATGAATTCGTTTGTACCAGCGTAAAGTCGAACATCTGGTATCAGTATGTAAAAAATAGATGGATAGAGATTGATAGTGGCACTACTCTTCGCAAAGCCATTTCTACCGAAATGCGTGAGCTTTACAATAAGAAAACGTTCGGACAACTGAGTGTGATGATGACAGTCACAAACAACCCTGCGTCGGCGGAAAATGACGAAGAGCAGACGAACATTCGTAAGATCCGTTCCCAGCGCATTCTCAATATTTGCCAGCGCCTCAACCGAACGAGCGACAAGAAGAACATTATGACGGAGGCGAAGGAGCTGTTCTATGATGGAAACTTCATGGATAAGTTGGACACGAACCCAAACCTCATGTGCTTCAACAACGGCGTCATCGATTTCAAAGAGAAGATTTTCCGCAACGGAAGACCAGAGGATTGTCTTTCGCTTTGCACCAACACAGATTATTACCCACTGGATCGCGTTCGCGATGCAACGAAGATGAAGGAGATCGAGGGGTTTTTGAGAACCCTGTTTCCTGACAACGAACTATATAACTATATGTTTGACCATCTCGCGTCCACCCTGATGGGTACGACTTCCAATCAGACATTCAATATGTATATTGGTGCTGGTTCGAACGGTAAGTCGAAGCTAGTGGATTTCATGAAAATCATCTTGGGCAAATACAAGGGCGATGTCCCTCTTTCCCTGGTCACTGGCGATCGCACGAAGATTGGCGGTCTTTCTCCCGAGGTCGTACAGTTGAAGGGTGTGCGTTTTGCGGTGATGCAAGAGCCTTCGAAGGGTGATCGTATCAACGAAGGTAAGATGAAAGAGTTGACCGGCGGTGATACCATTCAGGCTCGTGCTCCTTATCAATTACAGGCGATTTCGTTCACTCCCCAATTCAAGTTGGTGGTTTGCTCGAACACGATGATGGAGATCAAGTCCAACGATCATGGCACATGGCGCCGCATTCGCGTTGTGCAGTTCAAGTCGCTTTTCACGGAGAACCCCGTGTTCGATGACCCGGAGAAGCCTTACCAGTTCAAGATCATCAAGAATATCGAGGAGCGCTTCGATGACTGGAAGGAGGTGTTCACTTCGATGTTGGTGGAGCGTGCATTCGAGACCAACGGAAACGTCAAGGATTGCCAAATGGTGATGGCTGCTAGCAATGAGTACCGCGAGAGCCAGGATTACATCTCGGAGTTCATTCGCGATAAGATTGTTCGCGACGTCGACGGAAAGATTAAGAAGACGGAGCTCAATAACGAGTTCCAGAAGTGGTACATGGCTACTTATGGCCGCGGCGGACCGAACGTGAAAGACGTCCATGACTTCATCGATAAACAGTTTGGAAAGCAGAAAAATCAAGTATGGAAGGGTATCAAGATTAATTATGAACGAGACGAGTTTGAAATGCCCACAGTCAATCCCGATGAGATTGACGTCAGTGATCTAGACGCGTAAAAATGAAATAATATCCATTTTTTTTATGAATATTATTTTATCGATTTTGAGAATAAACATCTACGTTAATGATACTCCATACGTATTTTCCTATATCGTATCCATAATCTTCAATAATATTGATAACATACGGATAAATTATAGCTAACAGCGTTAAAACTATTTTGGTGCTCATAAACATGTCAGTGTTTACTGCAAACAGGTAATACATAAACATAGACACTTTAAAATAATAGGTTATCCACATCCAAAAATTTACGGTCATCAAATTATCCAACTGTTGTTCTTGATAAAGAACCTTTTGTTCGTATGTTGAAAATTCAGAGGTCATGTCACTTAGTTTGTCTTGCAACTGATCATTTTCATTAATAAGCCCATTATAAATATAAAATTGGTTAGCTTGCGCGGTTGCGAGCTGATCTTTTGTGCTCGCTAATGTGTTCTGAGTATTTGTTAATTGAGTTATTTTATCAGCAGCGAGTTTTTGAGACGCGGTCAATTGTGTGTTCAAATCATTTATTTGAGTTAATTCATCAGAAGCGAGTTTTTTAGATGCGGACAATTGTGTGTTCAAATCATTTATTTGAGTTAATTCGTCGGCAGCGAGTTTTTGAGAGGCGGCTAATTGAGAAGTCAAGCTAGTTACTTGAGCTTGCGCATCAGAGGCACTTTTTTGAGCGGTGGCCAATTGAGAAGTTAAGCTGGTTACTTGAGCTTGCGCATCAGAGGAACTTTTTTGAGCGGCGGACAATTGAGTTTGCAAAGTGGCTATTTGCTGTTTATCTGCGGTCGAGCTATTTTGAGCGGTTGCTAATTGAGAAGTCAAGCTATTTACCTGTTCCTGAGACGTCGATAATTGATTTTGAGCGGTGGCTAATTGAGAAGTCAAACTATTCGCCTGAGATTGAGCCGTCGACAATTGAGTTTGAACTGTGGACAATTGAGATTGCAATTGACTATATGCCGCAGCTGATACAGTAGCAGGCGCGGGCACAGGTATTAACTGCGCTGGTCCAACTACGGTAACGCCTTCAATCACATTGAACCCATTAATGTCTGTGTATTCATGTTTCATTAAAGGAGGAGGAGTAAACTTAATTTCAAAAGAGGATGAAATGGGTTTATCCATGTCATTTGAAAACATTTTCCTTAGATCATTAAATTTGGATGAAATATTGGTTAAATCATTTGTTAAAGATGAATTCATATTTATTATTACTTTATATACTATATAATAATAAATTTAGATCTTGGAATATTCGGCGAATTCGTTAGGAGAATTCGGCTGAATAGCAAATCCTTCACGCATTGTGCTAAACCCACTCTTTGACGTTGTTGTAATAGAAGAAGACTTTGTAGTGGTTGCGGTTCCCATAGAAGAACCAGCTGTTGTTACGTAGGATGGTCCGGAAGTTGTTACGTAGGATGGTCCGGAAGTTGTTACGTAGGATGGTCCGGAAGTTGTTACATAAGACGGTGCGGAAGTCGGTGTAACGGATCCATCAACAGGAGTAAGATCCTCTGGCAAAACACAAATTCCCGCCATTGGATCCCATACTGTGTCTGCTCCGCAACAACTCTCGCCTAAACACTGTTTCAAGTTCAAACTTCCTAATAAATCGCCGTGCAATCCTCGTCCTGCGGCTTGTTTTGCAATTTGCGCAGGCGTCAAAATATCAGGCGATGGTTGATTGATTTCATTAAAGTTCAAATTATCTCTGTTAATAATTTCATAATATTTATAGTAAGCACTAAACCCACAATAACATATAACAATAATAATTAATAAGTCATAAACGGGTCCTGGAACCATAGTAAAGGTTTTGCTCAACACAGCAATAAACGCAAACGCAGCAAGACCAAAAATAACGATTAATAACAACGACGTGTACGCTGCTGTTCGCAAGCGCGAGCTTTCGTTTAATTCCAAAACGCGTTTTTTCGTATTAACGTTTCCGTTAACCTCCGATAATTTGTTATTAAGTTCTGTGCTTTCTGAATTAATGATCTGAGCAATATCATTTTGATTACTCAAAAATTGTGAGGATGAATTATTCACAGCAGAAAGCGAATTATACGCATTCTGTAACTGCTTTTGTAGATCAGTTAATTGTGTTTGCATGCCAGGCGTATTTGTACTGTTAGCTGTATATCCGGCCAATTTTGATTGATCTAAAAAAAATACTCCTGATAAATCGATTTGTCCTGATGCCATTATGAATAAATATATATTATAAAAACATAATATATATCCGATGGACCTTAATTTTTTGCGATTACAATGGATCCTACTAATACTATGGCCAAACTAATTGTTCCTAAAATATATAAATAGTTCTGTTGAACCATCATAATTTCTGCGTCATCGCTTCGCACGTCAATCAACTTTTTCTTTTTGTCCGGATTGGATTTCTCGTCATAATAATTTTTTAAAGTTGGCGCGGCTGTGGTTAAGTTTCTGCTCAAAGTTGCAATGTTGCCGCATAAATCTGTGTAATTCTGTTCTGCCTGACTAATGTTTGCTATGTAATCCTTGCTCATTTCTCTTAATGGAATGACCTGATTAGTATTAATTTTATCTGTGGTTAAATTTTTCATACCGCTTGTATCGACATATCCGTATGTAGTAAAATTCTCAGACAATTTGGGTGAGTTTGTTGTTGTTGTGTTTGTAATAGTAAACGTCGAATATAAACTATCTTCTATCGAAAAGGGTTTATAATCCATGTTGCGATCTGATATATATATTATTTATCTTTTTTTTCTAAAGACTTATTTGATATGTAAAAATACATAAAATAACATACACGACGCGGTGATAGTGACTAAAGTATTTGTTATCATCGTACTATCGTACTTTATAGAATAATCTTTTTCGACTGAATTTTTTGTGTCTTTCAATATTTGCATTTTTTCCTCTAATTCCGCTCTAGGCTGCACGACTTTGGCATTATAATAATCCATCACATTGACATTTTTGTCGATATAGCTTTTGTTTGGACTTTGTTGCATCGCGGCCTGAAACTGCGTAAAACTTCCTGTTGCCGATACTAGCTTATTATAAGCAGCAGTAACTGTGTCTGGTGATAATTCAACCGCGCTGCACTTCAATACTTCATTCGAAGGATTAACTGTTGGGCTATTGCAAGATGTGTATTTTTCATAAGCGGCGTTAAAAATTTTAATATCGGATAATAATTGCGTCGTGGCGGCGTCTTGTGTTAGACCTTCTATAATGGGCAATGAATACATTATTGTGACGTTATATATATTTCACACAAATAAATCCAAATAAAATACCAATGCCTATTCCTAAATTATAAAAGTTGATCATTTGGTCGTTATATTTTTTTTGTACATCTAAATAACGTTGATGGGCACCACCGTTATTGTTTTGTAAATTGTATAACTTTGTGGCGTATGTTTTATTGTCGCATAGGGCCTTATTTGCGCAGGATTGATAATTGCTATTTATGGATGTTCCGTTTGGATCGCATTTCGTGGCCCATTGTGATGCTGGCGTTGCGTTTAATGTTGCGCATTGTGCGCCTGTTGGCATAACGCCGGCCTCTTGTGCTCGCATATAAAAAAAATCGTTTGAACTATATCCAACAAGAACATCAGTTGACATTTTACTTTACTTTTACTTTATACGGATACAAATTTCTCCGGGGAACCGACGGTTCCCCCGGACGCCCCCTCCCTAAACCGGATTTTCTGATAAAATGAACAAAGGAGGGGGTCGCAGAAGGGAACCTTGGTTCCCCCGCCTAGATACAGATCCTATAATGTTCCGTCTTCAGTGCAGTAATACTATCTCTCTCAAACCTACACACCTGTCCGGGTCTCAAACAAATTGCCAAAGCCTGTGGGTCAAACCTAGAAATCTCCGGTAGCTGCATCAATTCCTTCACGTTATACTTCTGTTTCATTTCTTCGGTTTCCTTCGCATCCAAAATCCTGCACGGCGGAACCAGCTTGTGTTGCAAAATATTGAATTGCAAGCGTCTAATGTTATGAATGACTACGAAAATGCCGTCATGATCATACAAATACTTTACCTTTGCAATAATCGTATCGTTCGGTTCATCTTCCGTGATAATAATGAGAGTATCGTTCTTTGTCAAAACACTATCAATGACATAGAGATCTTCGATAATGTCGTCTAAATTTGCCGGTCTGATCTGTTTTGCGGATAAATAGTATTTAATATATACTTTTTGTTCGGTTTCATTGTGTGTGATCAACATATCGAGCTGTTCATTGGTGAACATCGCGTCGATCTCATTGATACTAAACGCAATATAATCACTGACGTTATAATCGCGGGTTTCCAATAGTTCCAAAATTGTTTTTCTTGACTTATAGATGCTCAATACGCGGTTGTTGGTTGTCGACATTATATAAAATAGGCTGTTATTATTATATCCTTTTTAACGGTAAATTTAAAGTCAATTTTTCGCGTGGCTCCGCCTTCACTCTAAAACATGTGAATATTGAACATACTGCCAGTAATAGTTTTCGTATTTTGGTTGATACGGCTTAACTGCATAATCAATGGGATCTTCGGGTTTTGGTTTTAAATGATATATTCCAACATTCGACCATACTTTACCATCATGTATGCACACTTTCCTCTCAATGTGGTCATGGTCTATGGTGGGGCGTTCTTCTAGAGGAACGTATGCGTTCTTCAAAACATACCGACGAAATAAATAATTTCCTGTATCATTAAAAAAAACAGGATGGTTCGAAAGCATAATGTTATCTAATAAGGAGAACTTGGATAGATTTTTTTTCGAAAAGACGCCCAATTGCCTTCGAATATCAATGTCGTTGACAAATTCAATAATATGACGCACTAACTCCATAGGCAATCTTTGATAATACATCTTTTATATATAATAAAATATGTATTTATGTTTCTTTGCTTATCCTAATTTCTTGATGACAAAATTGGCCATAGAGGATAATAATCCTCCACCGGATTCTTCTTCCTTTTTCTCTTCGCCGCCGCCATTTTGCTTCACCACAATATCGCCACCTGATTGGATGGGTCGAATAACATTACTCTTGATATTATCTATGACAGTTGGTGCTGGTCCTCCGCCGTCGAGTTGCATAGGTTGCGCTCCTCCGCCATTCATAGCACCATCACTAGAATAATCGTATCCGCCGTTATTGATCTTGATGACCGGGGCGAAGTTTATTCCGGGTTGCATCATTCCCATGGGTATTTTCTGGCCTCCTCCACCCATCATGGGGTTTCCGCCACCCCCTCGTTGCGCTGCTTCATAATTAAAATCGCCGGGTCGATATAAATCCGCGGCCTCCACCACTTTCACTGCGTCTTTTTGATCGGGAAGACCCTGAGTATCTTGTGTTTCAATAGTAATAAACTGATCGCCGATGTTTCTGATCGTCCAGATACGTTGCGGTGGCGTATCACCTCGCAAATGAACTTCTTCTCCCTTTGAGAAAACTGCCGGAGGAGGACCCTCTTCGGGCGTATGCGGCGAAAATTCGGGCGGTGGTTCGTCTGGACTATGCGGCGAAAATCCACCAGGAGGCGGTCCCTCTGGACTATGTGGCGAAAACTCTTTTTGACTTTCTTCTGGCGTAAATGGATTGTATCCCGGCGATGACGATTGCGAAAATTCGGCTCGTTCTTCCTCTGTGGGTACGTACGCAGGAGACGTATCGGGATACTCCGGCGATTTCTCGGGCGTTGGCGGAGCGCCATGTTTCGCGGCCAGTCTGGCCTTCTCACGATCCGTCATATTACTGGCGTGTAACGTTCGCTTAATTTCGTCCACAATATTCTTGGGGTGTGCGTTTTCGATCGATAATAATTTATCGATGTTTTTCGAGAACGACATGTTCTCCAACTGTTGAATGTTGTCCTCGGTAATCAAACGCATTTGAATATTCATGGTCTGTAATTCTTGGATCAACAGTTTCAATGTATAGGGAACCTTCACAATACTGAAATTACGGCCAAATCGCGAGACGTTTTCGATATGCATTTCTTTGCCGTCGAGCGAACCCACATATTTAAGTGGGCCGTCGGCCATAGGACTGAGGAATAAATTTTTCGCGGGATTATAAATCGCGAGCATTCCTGTTGTATTACAGATCGCAACCTGATATTTATCGCCACGTTCCATCATCGATTCGCTCAAGAAATTAGTGGCGCCATGTGATATCACCACGTCGCGTTCCATCTCACCAATACGTAAGCCGCCGTCATTTGCGCGGCCACTGACCGGCTGTCTCGTGAGGGCGGTTCTTGGGCCAAGCGCGCGATAATTGATCTTATCTTTCACCATGTGCTTCAAACGCATATAATAGTTCGGGCCGATGAAAATCTCCGTTGCGATTTGTTCGCCCGTCATTCCGTTATATAAAATCTCGTTTCCGCTGGAGTGAAATCCTACCTTGGGTAAAAGTTCTCCGAATACGCCGATTTTCGAGCCTTTGTTATTGAACGCCGTACAATCACCAAACCCGCCATAATGAGCGCACGCCTTACCGATAATACACTCGACCAATTGTCCGATCGTCATACGAGAAGGAATGGCATGAGGATTAATAATGATGTCAGGGCGAATGCCGTCCTTGGTGAATGGCATATCTTCTTCGGGTACCACCAAACCAATGGTTCCTTTTTGACCCGCACGACTGGCCATTTTATCGCCAATATTTGGGATACGTACTTCACGAACGCGGACTTTGGCAATACGCTGGCCCTCTTCGCTATCCGTAATAAACGTCTTGTCTACTATACCGATTTGTCCCTTCTTTGGCGATTTCGACATATCCTTTTTCACACCTTTCATGTTGCTTGCTGTCGCGGTCATGCCGATCAAAATTGTCCTGTCGTCCACCGGCGTGCCTTCGCGAATAAGACCATATTTATCCAACTGACTATAATCATATCCGTCTTTTGTTCCTACAACCTCGGTATCGTTCTCGATATTCGTGAAAATATGTTCGGTTACTGCGTCGGCCGTTTTCGTTTTCTCTTCATGGCTCTCATAAGTACTATAATAAGTTGTTCGGAATAAACCGCGCTTAAGGGAACCCTCATTAATTAACATCGCGTCTTCCACATTATATCCAGTATAACACATAATGGCCACAATTGCGTTCTCGCCATAAGGATTTCCTTCACCATTGATATGCTCCAAATAACGCGACTTCACCAAGGGTGTTTGACCACTGACGAGAACAACCGCGGTTTTATCCATTCGAACTTGGTGGTTCGTGTGATACAAAGAACACGCCTGTTTACTTTGGCCACAAGAGAATGAATTACGAGTGGCGGGGTTATTTTCAGGGAAAATGATCATATTACACATCATACCTAGGATCAACGATTCGTGGATCTCCAAATGGGTGTATTTTTTGGACTTCTCCTTCTCGATTTGTTCGGGGTTCATGGCAATAAGCGCGTCTTCGCTCTCACTACAGTCAATATAATCGATGATCGCCTTCTTCTCCAAGAATTTCTTGAACTTCGCCGGGTTTTTCTCTGCGTTAACATCGTCATAAAGTTCGTCTAATTCATACATTTCGTATTTATTGGGGTGAAAGTTCTCGATCTTCTTCGGATTAAAGCCCGTGATCAAGTCGTTCCATGTGAAATCGCACTCCTTTATTTTATCCAAGATCGCTTCATTCCATTTGATATCTCCACAGTTCTCGATTTTCTTCACTTCATCGCTATCGGAGCTCATATCGTTGGAATTTTCATCTCGATAAAAGATAGGACGGCACATTCGGCCAGCATCCGTATAAACGTAAATGACACGCTCTTTCACGCAAAACGTAACACTTACGTAAATGGGGATAAGTGCGTTTCTACGGAATAACTTGATTTTGGCGACCACTTGTAACGGGTTCGTTACGGATCCGCACCATAGGCCGTTCAATATAATTTTGGTCATATTCGATAACACATTTGGTGTGCAATCTTCAAGGAGTTGCATTCCGATCTTCTCGCGTAACCATTTAATCATAGGCTCTCTCGAGATCCCCTGAGTAACATAGGTAGAAATCGATAAATGTTTATGTAAACCAATGTTACCACCATCAGGCGTATCAATCGGATCCAAATATCCCCACTGTGAACTATGAAGAACACGAGGGCCGACCAATTTTACACTGGCATCAAGGGGCAAATTCGTTTTACGTAAGTGGCTCATCGCCGAATTAAAAGATAAACGATTGAGATCTTGAACAATACCGATACGTTTGGTATGACTTTGAGAACCCCAGTTTCCCTTGAACGCCTTTTTGAAACCGATGTCTACTGTGCGTTCTTGAAATATGTCTTTGTAATAGAGATTAACTAGTTTTTGTAATTTGTTCTCATAAAGCGACTTATTCAAATTGATCTTTGTGTCAAAGGCCAACGCGATTTCGCGTTGCTGAATTTTATAATATTCACGGAATAGATCATGCATAAGAGAACCCACCAATTCAATACGCTTATACTTGAAGTTATCGCGGTCCGTGGATTGTTCTAATCCAGTGTGAACAGATAATAGGCGGAATACCATATAGCCCAAATAATACGCCTTCTGTGCGAAATTCACTTCACCCACATGAGGTAAGAAATAATCCGACAAAATTTCGAGCGCATGTGCGATGGTTTTCCCCTTGGTCAATACAGCAATATAGTTAAGAGCGTTACGCTGTGTCATTATTCCACCCGCGTCATGGACCGACGGAATAAACAAGTCCACTAGATTGGAGTATTTTTCTAGATCCAATAAACACGTGGTAATAATCTGTTTATCCGTCACTATACCCAACGCACGGAATACAATAAATAAAGGAACCGGTTTTCTCACGTTAGGAATATTGACCACAATGTTTTTGAACGTATAAGACGGAGTAGGCGCAACAATTTTCACAGATAAAGTGCGAATAGGCTTAGAAACGTTCTCCGAAACAGATCGGATTTCCGCGCTACATAAATGGACTTCGTCGTCCACTGTGTGCACATATAACATATTATCGGCGAATTTTTCTTGCGCGATCACTGTTTTTTCCTTTCCATCAATAATGAAATATCCACCGACGTCGTTGACGCATTCACCCATGGCATGACGAATTTCCTTCGGCAAACCATTCAACACGCAATAATTAGACTGTAACATAATTGGGAATTTACCGAGTAATATTTTCTCCAAGACAATCGTTTGTTTTTGTTTGCGTGGCTCTATCATGGTTTTTTCGGTGGCCTCGCGTAATATGGCAATGTCGTTGGGGCTAAGGTCCTTCAAATTACGGTTTCCCTTGCGCTTGCGCTCGACTTTTTTGGGAGCACCGCCCGTCATTTCTTTCTTTTTCTCTTCCGTTTCTTCGTCGCTTTCGCTGTCCAAATCTTCGGCACCAACGATGAATGGTTGCTGTCCGTCTTCTAAGATATCAATAAATTCTACCTCTACGTCATAATGAATGGCCATCCCATACGTCATATTTCGAAGACGGGCCTCGTTCGGAAACATATAATGGGAATTATTATCGTCATAAATCACGGGTTTACCAAAATAGATTTTCGTACCATCCTTTCCACCAAAATACATCTTACATTGTGATCGATAATCATTGATATTTTTATCAAACCGCGTTGAAATTTCAATCGGGTTCTTCTCCTTAAAAATCTGAAAGATACCCGTCTTGAAAAATTCGTTATACGATTCGACATGGTGTCTTACTAAACTTTGGGGGTTATCGTTAAAATACGAATTGATTATTTTCCATATTGTAGCGTTCTCCATTTTAGTGTATATAAACTGTATTATATTTTATATCTTCCATTGTAATTTTTATACTCCTTGTTAATTAATTATTAAAGTTAGTATTTCACTATTGCACGATAGTGTTAATCCGATTTAGCGAAAAATTTTTTATTTTCTACTACTATTTTATAAAATGTCCGCTTTAATGGATAACTTGTTTGGTCCTTTAGGAAAAGACTATTGCATCTGGTTCTACTTCCTTTCTGTTTTCGCCTTCATCGGTTTGATCATGTTTTTGGCTTCCGGAATTTACCGTGGAATTTCAAAGAAGAAGGACGCCATGTACTTCTTCGGCATTGCTGTCATAGCGATGTGGTACGGAATTGCTTATTTCCAAAACCGTCTTTTATACTCTATGTGCGCCGGTAAATAAATTTTCGTTTTATTCAGTGAAACGAAATTTTCATTTATAATATAAAGGTCAAAATGGATATTTTATATTATAGTAACTACTGTAAACATTCCCAAAGTATCATTCAATATTTATCGAAATCGGACTTAAGGAATAAATTGAGTTTCATCTGTATCGATAAGCGAGCAAGAGATCCCAAAAATAACCAAATCTATGTTATTTTAGAAAATGGATCTAAAGTCATCATGCCGCCAAATGTACATAGTGTTCCTGCATTGCTTTTAGTGAAAAAGAATTATCATGTGCTCTATGGCGACGAAATCAAATCCTATTTTGAACCCCATGTCGAAGAGCAACAGAATGTAGCGCAACGACATAACGGAGAGCCCATGGCATTTTCTATAGGAAATTCCAATGGCACAAATATAGTTTCTGAACAGTTTACGTTTTATAGTATGACACCCGAAGAGCTAAGCAGTAAAGGCAAAGGAGGAGCGCGACAAATGCATAATTATGTATCCGCGGCCAGCGAAACTCTCTTTATTCAAACGCCTCCCGATACCTATAGACCCGATAAGCTGTCAAATAGCATTACCATTGACACAATTCAGTCTCAACGAAACGAAGATATGAATAAGATAGTGGGCCAACCCGAAGTGGCATTAAATATTTAATCGTTTAACTTATATAAAAATATATACAGTGATTTAACAAACATGACGGATAAATCAACTTTGTTACGCGCATTTAATAACCATTTTTTCGACTTTCTTGATGATATCATTACGATTGTGCCGGATAACGATGATATACCTGCAGCACGAAACTCATTCAGTACTATTAAAAAGGCGAACCCAACCGCGATAGTAAAAGCTTGGTATAAATTTATTTATTCCCGATATAACGATGTGATTAAAAACGGCGATATCACGTTTTTCTTTGAAAAGGATTACTCCGAAGACATTAATCACTTGAGTAACGCAGAAAACGTAATGAAGATAATTGACACCATTCGTGGTCCTATTCGCGAAATGAGCGACGTAAATAGAGGACATACTATGAAATACATTCAAAATTTAACGGAGCTTTCTCGTTTATATTCCGAGGGCGCCCTTTGAATATGGTTCAATATAATTGAAATTCACTTAATTATATTGAAATTTTATAAGTATCCTTGAATATAAACATTATAGAACGATACATATGAATGCTTTGAATGTCACCGATATTTTGAATTGTCTCATCATTATCTATGCATTTGTTTTGTAATTGTAAATACTCACCCGCCATATAAGAATAAAAATTATCGCCTTCATTTGTAGAGTTCGAAGTAAATAGATCTTCAACGACATATATTCCCTTCTCTTTTAATAGGCAACTGAAAAATATTTTATATGTGTTATATTGATCTTTGGGAACGTGACTTGCATCGTCTATAATAATATCGTATTTAGTTGTGTTTTGATTAACGAAGTCTATCAATTCGTGTGCATTCGATTGGTTTAATTTAAAAAATGTCACTCTATCTTTATCGTACTCAAAATCGCAATAAAAGTTGGTTTCACTCCAATCTATAATATGTACTTTTGCTTTTGGAAAATACTCCAACCACATTTTCATACTATAACCATTCGTCGGGTAATTTCCCATTCCGAATTCAAGTAACGTGATTTCTTTGTCGCGTAGTTCAGCAAAATATTTTTCATATAACTCCACATAATTATGTCCAGCAATGTATCTAACCGGCGTATTATCGTGCCAATTTTTGAATTGCTTTCCAACTCCTTGAATTAATCCTTTATCCGAATTATATTTTCTGGCGATTTTATCTAACTCGCAAGAAAAAACATCACAATAATGATCGGACGAAAAATCGTTAGTGATATCCTCCTTTTTCATTATACATAATCTCATTCATAACTTTATATTATTTTTGGAGGTTATCTCTTATACAATTGATCGGCGATCATAATACAAATGATATAATAGTTCGCGCGGCTCCATTTTATCGAAATAGTACTTTACGATACCGCGTTTTATGACAACAGGATTTGAAAATATTAATGATGGTAAGTAAATATCATGATGCAGTTTGTAAATATGCGGCATATATTTGGGAGATATATCGTCTCTTCGCCGCTTTATGTAATAATCAACATATGATTTATACACATTTGTGATAAGATCGCCATACAACATATAAAAATCATGGACGTGTTTTTTATGCCAAGGGTAATAACCTAAAAACTCGTTTATTTTATTTGCACGACATATGCATAAATATTGATATTGTGTTTGCGGATCGTTTTTAATCGTTTCTTTAAAATCAACATAGGCTTTATTATAGATCACCGCCTTATCGCCGGTTCTTTTATTTGTAATCATAACGCCCATGAAATTTGCGTCGTTATGTATGGAATACATTTTTTCTTTCACATCATAAAAATCAGACATAGTATGTCGTTTCGGAAAGTCAATGATACCCCGTACATTATTGAAAATCGACCATTCTTCGTATATGGTCGCCGGAATATAAGTCGCACGATTATCGTCATGTATGTCATACACGGCGACCAAATATAGTCTCGATGTTTCCACCGGGGAAATTATGGGATTTTCTTTATGTTGCATGACAAACGAGTAACTATAGTTTTTCGGTAAATTTTCCAAATACGCGATATCATGAATATCTTCGTCTTTTCCGCATCGAAATATATCCAAAAACATTCGGCGAAATGTCTTGTTTTTAGGGGATGTTTTATGAAATTGATAATTACCAGTGACGCCCGATTTCGTCGCAATCTCCCATTTCGATAAACGCTGGTCATAAAACAGATTGATCATAACACCTTCAATGAGATCGTTTACGATATTATTTTGCATGGGATCGTTTTCATAAAGACGAACGAAATTCGGAAGCAACATTGATTTTGGAGGAGCAAAACTAATCACCTTATTCTCCGGATTGGAAACCACAACCGATCGATACGCGCTCACGTCCTGATCTTCCGGGGAAAAATATTTATGAATAGATTTACTATAATTGTTTAATACAAAATAACTGGCGTTTTCTGTATAAATAAATTTACGCGAAACATTATGTTGGTTCACGTCCAATTTATAGGTAAAATAGGTGGGTTCTGTTTCGTTCATTTAAACCTATTGAGTTTATATCTTTATTCCATTTGCGAAATGGAATAAAAATTTGCAAGCAGTGGGGTTCGAACCCACGCATCATAGATAACGGGTCTTAAGTCCGTCGCCTTAAACCACTCGGCCATACTTGCATTTGGTGCTCATACGCGGACTTGAACCGCGGACCCTCAGCTCATAAGACTGATGCTCTAACCAACTGAGCTATAAGAGCGATGGATAAAGTCTATGTCTCATTCTCTTTAATCTCTTTCAAATGATAAATTCATTTGTCGTCAATACGTATTAACAATTTACAATAAATATAATTTAGACACATACTCTATAATTTTTATAAGATTATATAGTAAATGGACGAAACACGCGAACTCCCCAAAACGAATGAAATATCTTTGGAATTAGGCGATATCATAGAGATCGTCGCTCCGTCAAATACCGACATCCATGAAATGACTGCGATAATTACGTATATTAACGGCGAAAAGGTAGTTTTGGTCGATGTTGCCTCGTTGAAGCCCTATCAATTGAATATTGGCGAAAACGGTTCGTTCACGGATGAAACAATTACTGAGATCAATCTCCTTAGTCGACCTGATCAGAAGGGATATGCGAGACAAAACGACTTATTACCAAAGACCTGGGTGGATATTTATTTCGGAGGTGATATTCCTGCGATCATAACCGGTGAAATCACCAATTTAGAGGAAGACATGATCGAGTTGACGACCTACCCCGAATTGGAAGTTATCTATATCGATTTCGAATATAAAGGGTTACCCGAAACTATTCCTATCGATAAAATCGTTATTCGCGAGAAACCGGCGTCTATTCGTAAAGTCGGTTCACTCGCGCTCATTCGCCAAGAATTGGAAGAAGGTGAAGTTCCCGATTATTCGGGCGAAGAAGAAGTTGTTACCTACGTGGATAATGGCGATGCCGTGATCCGCCTACCCAAAGATGTTGTTCCTGACGAAAATATTCGCGATGTTCTCAATAACCTTTATATTGAGGCCAATGAGATCGTCTTCGGTGAAAAATTAGGAGCGGTTCAACAAGTGGTGGAAGTCCCAGAAGGCCAACAGCGCTATGACGTCGAAAAGCAGGTGAATAACCTGATGGATGAGTTATTATCCAACATACCAAATAGCCGCCGCACAAAAGGCGTTCTCGATAATATCCATTTATTGATCCAAAGATTTAAGCAATTACGAGAACACTTCTCAAACTTCGACGAGAATGAGAACGTGTATGAGGCCAAAACGTATGGTGCGTACTATAAACCCCTTGTTGAGCGTATTGATAAATTAGATACGCGTCTACAATGGCTTATCCCGGTTGTATGCAACCGCAAGAAAATTTACGATATTGATGTGGAAATGGAGAACCAAGATATTATACAAGAGAAAATTGGCGATGATATCGACCGCATTGAAAATGTGCAGAACGAATACTATAAAAACGTCTCAAAAACGCGTACCATGAACTATACTACGTTGAATAACACTATCAATAACATTGTCGCGTCTTATGAGGACCCTTTTGATAATAACAAATTCTTGACCTCGAAGCGTGTGATGACGAATTTGGAGGCGATCATTGATAACTTGGATAATTTCTATAGCACAATTGTGAACGCGGATGGTATTGCCAAGCGCCGTTTTATCATTCAAAAGTATAATTTGGGTCTCACGAAACTCGACGAGCAAATCATGAAGAACGGTAAAAAAATATTCAAGCGCATCCCTATGACACCGAACGATAAAATCACCATCAAATCGCTTCTTGTTTTACCTGCGCCTGTGGTAATGTTCTCCAAGATTGATTTACCCACAACAAGTATTATGGAACGCGCGAATTTGCACCATAATTTATTCATGACCTTTCGCCTCTTACGTAAGAAGACGGATATTATTCCTCATGTTATCGAAGATTTACAAAAGGAATTCGATCATGAACAATGGGAAAAGGATACGCAAAAAGACTTTTTCTCGGGAATACAAGAATTCATCTTATCCGAAGATGTCGGCGAGGATCCTGAGAAATATCAGAAATTCTTGGAAGCGATTGTTCCCAAAACGAGAACGTTGATACGTCTTGTTCGTAAATACATCAAGGATAAGCTTTCGTTTGTCGACGTCGCTCAACATCTCGAGCCTTTTGCTATCTACCCCGACCATATCACCTACCAACAACATAAGGAGATCCGTTATTTTATTAAGAAGCAAATTGAAAAGATCAAAATCGATTATGTGAAGCGCCGTGACGAGCTCAGTATTTTACGTAATACGAACTATAACGTCGACCCCAAAATGAAAACGATATTGGGTCTTATTTCCGAAAAGCGCGAACTTATGGATGACTTATACCAAAGTTATCGTTTTTTACTTCAAGAAAAAGACGAGGTCGCGCTATCGTCGCAAGAGATCCTATTTAAAATGTTGCAATTGGATAACCATAAAGTATACTGTAATTTGATGAATACGATGCTCCTTCCTTCCTTGGTGACGCCCGATTTCTTTACGGATGTCTTCGGTAGCAAACCGGCCATCGAAGAAATGACGGATATCGAGAAAATCACTCCTCCCGACTGCTACAAACGCTATTTGGCCAAACGCTATACTTCTATGAAGGATCTCCAAAAGGATAATAATGCGGAAGACGTATTCTATGATAAAGAATTCGACGATACGCCTTATGATATCTTGAAGAAGTACAAGGATGAGCAAAAGAAAATGCCCCCGGAAAAGTTTGTCAGCTATTTGACCGAAAATCTCATCCAAAAACACGATTGCCCTACAGATTTCGCAAACGATTTGGCCATTATTTTGATACAGAATAAAAAGAAGGTGAGTGATGGCGAATACGCGATTTTGGAGATCCGTCCTCAATTGGATGTCGCCGTCGATGAACAATCGATCAGTGAAAAAAACAAGGCGATATTAGAGGAAGAAGCCGAATTGCGTAAGCGAGTACAATATTATCGCCGCCTGAAAAACAACTGGGTTCGCGATAATGAGATTAATGAGGAGGCGTTTTTGGATACGAATACGATTTTCTGCAATATCAGCAGCAAATGCATGAAAAACCAGAATACCGCGGTATGTGAAACTACCAAGGATGCGTCGGATCGATTGAAGGAGATCAATCAAAAGGGTATGATGAAGGAATTCGAAAGCCGTTATGAAGAGAACATCGATGATATGGAGCGTAAATTAGAGAAGAACCTGTCACGCAACCGCGCCCATCTTGTGAAATTACAATCATTATACGATATTCAGGCAGAAAAGGCGAATAATTTAGCTTACGAATTGGGAAAATACGCGACATATAGTGACGCCGTTGTTTCTCCGCATGTGAAATTACGCGATTTGATTTTGGGACAAGACGATTTCACTAAAAAGCAAGGCGATATAATCCGGTTTGTGGAAACATTCTGTCGCGATCCTATGATCAACGAACTGGAAGAAAATCAATATTGGAAGTATTGTATTGACACCAACACCAAACTTATGCCCTGGTTTTTATACGAGTTGGCAAAGGAGTTCGTGAATGGAGGCGACTATGCTTTGAAACAACAACAGATCCGTCATGCTATTGGCATACCAAGCGATGATGCTGACGCCATTGTAGATCGTCATAGCGGATATATTATCTGCAAAGGCGACTTCAGCGAGGAAGAAGGGTTCGATCAAAGCGGTTTCAAGATTACCACACACGCCATTATGGAGAAAGAAATGGGAACCGTGATGATGGAAGTGATCGGAAAGAAAGAGAAGCGCGTATTCGATAACGAAACGAGCGAGAGTATCTATAATGTATTCAGTACGATTTGCTCTAATATTGACATTCAAGTCGACGGTATCGAAGATTTCGTATTGAGTATGACGAATGAACTCATGGCCAAGGTGGTTGTGAAAGAAAACAAGTATAATGAGCGATCCGAAAAACAATTGAATGAGAAGGGTAAAGGGTTACAACCTTATGAAAATTATCGTAAGGAAACCTTGATCACTCTCACGGCGAGCGTACTTTTGGTGCGCATTCAAACCGCCGTTCCGTCGTTCAAAACCACAAAAACGTTTCCGGGTTGTGTACGTTCTTTCAGTGGATATCCTCTCAACGGAGGCGTGGAAGATATGACCGCGATCCAATATATTTCTTGTGTCTTGGAAAAGACCAAGAGTTCGATCTCGCCCTGGGAATCGATCAAAAAGTTAAAGGCGATCGATTTGGCAACACGTATTCGTACCATATTGGACGTCTATGTATTGAAACGCAGCGACATCAACGAATTATATGTTCAGAAACGCGAATATGTGTTATTGAACCCCGATACGGTCTCTGTGGAAGAACACAGCATTAGTAAATGGAAGCACTTTTTACCTCCGGTTGTCGAATTTTCTATCTTGGGGTCTTTGAAAAACGTAGGATCCGATTTCAATAAAGACTTATTGGATATCATGCGTAAGGGCCATAAGGATCAACATCAACAATATGCGATATTGAAGAGCCGCGCACAACAATTCGGTTTTGCGGTCGTCGAAGGTATTAATAATGTGGTGAAAACCAAAGACCTGCTCTTTAAAACCTCGGCGCAAATCCCTTTCATGGAAAACGCATGTTGTAACGAAGGTGTTGACACCTATAACCCGATCCTTTATTTTATCAAAGAGGACGAGAACATTCGTTTCCAAATCAACGCTGTCAGGAAGATGTCGAAGATGTTAGAGAACATGCGCGTTATTTCCACGGCGCCGATGTTATACCATCCCGAGTTCACCGGAATTAAATATCCCGCGGTTGCCGCGCATGACCTCGAGAAAAACGTTTATGCCGCCATCATCAAATACTGTAACTTTGATCGCAAATTACCCGTACCCGAAGAGTTGAAAACGATATGTAGCGAAAAACCCGCGAATTATAACCAGTTTTGGTCACTCGACGAAAAGATCGAGTTCTTAAAGAAAAACGGAAAACGCTATAACGTGGACACCTTACATCAGTTGATGAAGATCGTCAATGGAAATAACCGCGTCGTCATTGAAGCCAATAAGCCATTTAACCGTGTAGATAGTATGAAAAACGTCGTGGAAGCCCTCGATATGGAAAACTCCTCAGTGGTAGTTGAATTACTACGCGATCATTTACGTAATGTTCTCGAAACCTTTAATCCAGCCGCCATGAAGGAGGATGATACACCAGAAATGGAAGGGTTAATCAATTATTTATACACGGCGAATGATAAATTATATCGCCAAGTAATGTCGTTCATTGAGAAATACGGAAAGCTATCCAACGCTAACTATGACAAGGTGAACCAATATTTGTTTGATTTGACCAAGTGGAATTTGGATACCGTATCGAGCCGCGCTGACTTATACCATGATGATGAGTTATGCACCGTCGCGCAATATGTTCAAAACGCAGTTCATTCGATGGCGAAAGTCTACCCCAATATAATATTGAATTTGGCCGAGAATTATGCTGTTCCTCCTCACTGGGGTTTCAATAAAAAGGACGACACCACGCGTAAGATCGAAACGTTCATTAAAAAGTATTATGAAAGCATCGAAAAGTTCAAAAACGATAATGTGATTAGTCGTTTGCTATTGGAGATCTCGACCCGATTGGTCAACTTGAATTTATTTACGCAAAATATTCCCGTCATCACTCCTATTCGTAAGGATGGGCGAACATATAATGCGCTCTTTGATAAAAAGACAACATACGCATTGTTCGCGCATTGCTTCTTATCGGCTATCTACGAATATATAGAATGCGCAAATGATATCAATTTGATACGTGCGGATTTGGAAGAGTTCAAACAAATACGTCGTGAAAAAATATCAGACGCGAAAGACCCAGCCAATTCCATTGCGGCGCAGTTTAATGAGTTGGATGAGAGTTTGGTCGAAACGGAAATGGATCTTCAAGAATATCGCGTGGTTCAAGGTAACGCAGAGGAATTGAAAGAACGTGTTTGCCAGTTGATACTCGGGTTTTTGGAGATTGAAGAGAAAAATAAGAAAGCGGTGAACTTTTCGTATGAAGATATTATGCACCATGTCAAACGTTCGCGTAATAAGGAGAAGAAATCCATTGTTGAGGATCTCGGTAAAATGTCCATCGAGGAGCGTCGCGTGGAAAATACGATGAAGAAGTATAAGATGGGACGCTGGAATGTGGGTCAACAGAAGGGCCTCGTGCAGTACGACGCGGCGACGAACGAGCGTGAAACTAAGGATATGATCGGACATCTATTACAGGATCTCGAATTGGGCACCACGGACGTGGTGAGCGAAATGATGATCGAAGTTTACGAATTGGCATTACTCGAAAACTATGAACGCGCGGTGGACGTAGAAGAATTAGAGGCTCATACCGGAGACGAAACAGAGGGGTATTATGACGGCGAAGGCGAAGATATCTCGAAATTCGGCGAAAATTTTATGGACGGTGAATATTATGAGGAAGATATCGATCCGTCGGAATACGACGACGCCTAATAATTTGTTTTTGTAAGTAACAAATTATTATCAAGAATAATGGGAGGTTCCCTGCTAAACTTTGAGACATTCACATGTTAGTAAATTAAATCGATTGCGGTTCATATAGCGTTTAATCTCGCTATCAAAATCGCGATCCATATTCAAAAGCTCGTTTTTCAATTCCAAATAAGCCTCGTGTAAATTGTCTTTTATGTGTCTAAGCTCATTTATTTTGTTTGCTAATAACACTATTTCGTCGTTGACGTTTTTACCATCGATTGTTGTTATGGTTCCCTTATCTCTTTGATATTCCAACAAAGGAAGCCGCTTTTTTAATTTGGTTGTATCATTCATATTTATCATTAATGTGTGTAGTAACTTTTTTTCCGTGTGTTCCTTCTTTTTCACTTCCGCAAACACATTCGTTCCATATAAATAAGGGAAATTCACTCTGATCTTTTCAGGCAATATAAACTGATTGGTTTCTTTGATCTCACGCACATTGTTTTCCACATTCAATATAATTGTTCCCAACCCTTTCGACGCATCCTTGATAAATAACATCTTGGCTGAGTTGAACTCCATCTCGGACTGTAATTTATCAAATTTATAAGCACTCATTTTATGCGCCTCTGCGCGAGCGTCCAACTTCAAATAATTTACGACCGCTAAAATAAATGCGATAGCTCCATTTACCGAACTTGTGATTAAAGTGCCATACTCATAATCTTTCAATAATAATGTAGCCACGCTACAAGAAACGGTTAAAAATATCGCAGGAAGCATGAGAAACGTCAGTCGAATTTCACATATCGTTTTTGCTTCCGTGTATAGTATTTTTTGGCCTTTCAAATAGATGGAAATCACATCACATATCGTCGAATTATTATTTTCGGTATTATCGTATAAATTGGCCATATAATCTTCGACTTCAGGTAGGGTCAACATTTGAAATTCATTCTCTGTTTGAATTTCCTTATCATCTTTTTCGTCCATTACTATATATATGAATTCTAATAATAATCCTAACAATTTAGCGAATACAAAAGAAAAATCGTGCTGCGATGGAGATGATTCGGGTTGGACTATATTTGACTACATACGCTTAATATTTTGTTGCACGGTTACATCTAGCGTAAGATGTACAGTGGACGAAGACTTTACGCAGAAAAAGGTATTAAATGATGTATCTATTGCGTTTTTCGAAGACGAACACCCAGACGATGGCATATGGCGCCTAAGACCCGTGGACAGTGACGGCAACGCAGGTCCTTTGAAAGGAGGAAAGGGTAAAATATAATTTCGTATAATATAGAATAATGAATACGGAAGACAGTGATAATGGTTCAAAATTGCAGGAATGTATTAAAAGAGAAATAGAAATACTAGATCAACTTGAAAAGATCCATGAATTACAGCTCTCTAAAATCGAAGAGGTCGAATTGGAAAGCAAATTACGTTTGGAATTACTCGAAATACAACAAATAATCATCAAAAGTAATCGCATTACCGAAGAACTCAGAAGAAAACTATCAGAAATAGAAATAAACGAGGATGAACAAGAACCCGAAGAAATACAATCAAAAGTAAATTGCTCACGAAACATATCCGACGTTTGGATGAAAAGAATAAGAGCAGTTGATGAAGCAGGAAATGCAGGTCCATTAAAAGGAGGAAAAGGTAAACTTTAGAATAACAAGTCGTTCAACATTATATTGTCTACGCTTATAATATAATGTCGTTTTTTAGAACTCACCGTTCACAATTATTGCGTGGTGCTTTGTGCGATGAAGACAATTTACATTGCGACTATCGGACTTTTGTCCGTTTGGGATTTAATCGAGGTATTGTAACCGCCAAGCTTATTGAAACTGTTCCTGACCCTCCTATCATTGGTAGGACCACAAGAGGGAATGGTTCCATAACAATTTATTTTTCTCCTCCAGTTAAAAATGGAAACGCTATTATTACATCCTATATTGTAACATCAACGCCTGGCAATTTTACAACAACTGTTTCGGAATCTCCCGCCACTGTTACTGGTCTCACCAACGGAACCGCATACACGTTTAGAGTTGTGGCTGTCAACAAAATCGGCAATTCCTCGCCATCGGCCGCTAGTGCGTCAACCACTCCTGCCACGGTCCCTGACGCTCCTACTAGTGTTGCCGCAACTCCTTATGATGTCCGCGCAGTTGTTACATGGACAGCACCGTCGAATAACGGAGGATCTGCGATTACAGGATATGTTATTGTTACTAATCCGGATGATGTTGACGACGTAACTGTCGCCGCTGATCAATCAACGGCTCTTGTTACTGGACTGAGAAACGGTACTACGTATACATTTACAGTTTCCGCAGTAAACGCTGTAGGAAATTCCAACTATTCCTCGCCATCTTCCGGTGTTGTGCCAAGAGCTGGTTTGGCTGGTTCGTTACGATTTAACTCGACGGACAACACGTATTTGTCTCTTGTTCCTGGTTTCACATTTGGAAATTATGCATTCTCTATCGAATTTTGGTTTTATAGTATTTATGACGTAACAAATTGCGGAATTATTGGTCAAAGATATGGATTATCACTATTTTTCGCTGATGATACACATATTGCAGTAGCAGCAAATAGCAATTCTGCTGATCGCACTTATACTGTGGCAAGAATTATGCCTTACACATGGAACCACTTGGCTTTATGTAGAAATGCAACAACCAGCGGTTCAATTGAAACTATCTTCCTTAATGGAGAAAAAGCAAGCGATTGCCAATTATCCGGAGTTTCGCAGAACGCACAACAGCAACAGGATCTCACAGTTTACGCAGGAACAGAAACTTTAATTGGAAAGGCCTTCTCGGGTGGATTTGATGGATATATTACAAATATGCGTGTTGTTGTGGATGCAACTGCTTATGATCCAACCGCCACAGACATACCATTACCAAGCGCTCCTCTAACCGGTATCCAGAAAACCAAATATCTTATGTTGGGTTCCGGCGTTACAACAGATACTGTTGTTATTCAAAATGTTACAAATCATTTTGTTACTCAAACGGGCTCTAATGTCCCATTCTAAGTTGGGTTCGCGTTTCATTCATTCGGCATTTAGAAAATATATGGTTATATTTTATAAATGGCTCGTAAAACCGCGAAACGCGCACGAACTGGTCGTAGAAAAATGAGAGGCGGCGGCAAAACATATTGCTGCAAAAGCACTGGGGAATGCACTCCATCTTGGAGCGGGAGCTGCGTAGGATACTCAGCGAACACTGGCGATAAAAAATATAAATGTGAACCGGATATTACCGCTACTGTTGCCTCTATGGATGCATCTCCAACATGCAGTCCTGCCGTATTAGAAGACAGTACAACTGTACTCCAAAACAACGCTGTCTCTGGACTAACTACTTTGGGTAATGTGGGAAAAGGTGTAGGAAACACTTTAGTAAACGGGGCTAACGTTGTGGGAAATACCGCGGCCCGCGCGGCGGGCTTTGGAGGAAAACGAAGGACGAAGAAGAATAAGTCCAAGCGATCTAAGAAATAAGAGTTAAGGGAGGGGCGTCCAGTGGAACCGTAGGTTTCCCGGAATTTATTTTCATTTTATATTATAGTACGTATATAATGAATAATATCAAGGGTTTTGTCCGCTACCATAAATTAAATATTGCTATTTTCATATTTTTAGTTGTGTTTTCACTGATCCATTTTTTGAAACCGGCGTTTATCTATAACCGCGAAGGCGGATTTCGCCCCTTTGGTGTGGGATATAAACATAAAACCGTTATCCCGATCTGGGTGGTATCCATTGTTTTAGCTATTTTATCTTATTTAGCCATCTTGTTTTACTTGCTTTACTTATAACCCGTATTTTGACCGATTTTTTTTGATACTGATAACATATATTTATCAGTATCAACATGGAACTCTCACATCTCATTGATCAAACGGCAAAAAATTATTTATATGAGACATTGCAAAACTGTCATTCACATCGTGTTACCATCTACTATTATGTTCTCAATATTGGTGTGTTCTTGATTTTCGCATCCATTGTCGGGTATACTTTATATTATTGTTACACCCATCGTTTATCGGATCGCGAAAAACATGAGAAAATGAAGCGCGATCAAGCTTATGTCTTATCGAAGATCCGATATTATCAAGAGGAAAGTAAGGAGCGAAAGACATCGAGTATTACTCAGTTGCCATCGCTTGGCCAGACATTTTTCTAGTTACGTGTTTGGATTACAAAAAATACAAGCGCTACAATACATTCATTATTCTATATTGTTTTGATATTTTTATATTATTCCCTAAACATATATTTTATAGCATAATATGGGTTGCAATTGTAAATACAATTCAAAATATGCGGCTCCTAGTTTTGAAAGAGGCGTAAATTTTGTTTATCTCGCTTATATTATATATTCAGTAATTATAAATGAACGTCATCAAAGATCAACGCGAAGATATTATACGCGAAAATAATACCGCCCAGGCCTATTTAACCGATTTACTCGTGAATAAATTAACACGCCGCACGAGCGTCCTCGACATTCGCGAACCTCTCCATGGCGATATTGACTTTTCCATTATACGTAATTCGGGGTTCATGTTTGTCACTGAAATCATTTTGCCCGAAGGTGAAGTGACGAGCATCACCAATATTCCCGAAGGCGTTGAACGACTGATTTGCCCGAAGAATTTTTTGTTTGCGCTCGAGGATTTGCCGAGTTCTCTTCAACATTTAGAGATCCCACATAACTATTTGAGCACGATTAATTTAGCGCCGTGTAAGAAATTACAATACGTGAATATCTCGTATAATGCGCTCGAGAAGATCGAGAAATTCCCTACGGATGTCGTCGAAATGCAATTGAACAATAACGCATTACGCCATTTGGATCTCCGTGGGTTGGATCGCTTGAAAATCCTCAATGTCTCCAATAATAAAATATCCGTGATCGAGAACTTGACCGAGGAAATCACGGATCTCAATATCGATAATAACCCCAGCGTGGAATTCCGTAATTCTGCAGTGCCCGCATTGGACGGATCTCCCACTGAAGACGTCGATGTCCAGAAAAACATGAATTATGTACAGTCGTTGTTTGATTACTTTCGCCTTAAAAACGATTACGAGAACAAACTTCATGAGGCCAAGCGCCGCGTGTTTAAGAACGCGCCCAATAAAAAGATTGGCAAGCGTAATGCATCGGAAATCAAGGCAAAATGTGTGGGATGTACGCGACCCGTGGGTACGGTTTTTGCGATCCGGGACGATCGTTATGTCGCCTTGTGCGGAAGCACGGATAAACCTTGCAACTTGAATATCGAAATCTATAAGGGAAGCTTTTCTTCGCATCAAGATCTTCTTTATAGTTTCAAGAATGATATTGAAGAAATCAAGGATAATATCATTAAACAGAAGTTGGATACGCTGTTTAGCTATATTACGGAGGAACAATCCGTGAAGCAGTTTAAGAGCGAATTGGATAACTATAATATTGATGCAATGATTTTTAAGGAGTTGATGGACGGTTATGAAGAGAAACATGCGGATCCTCATAAACAGGAACTCATTCAGCGCAAAAAGGACAAGATATTTTATTATGTGGAGAACGTGAGGTCGCTTTTGGCGGAATATGAAAAAACGGGCAATCGCGAGTTGCTGAAAACGGCGGTTCAAATGCAAGTGAGTGATCTTATTCCGGAGGCGCAGAATTTGCGCTTATTGACGGCGGAGTTGATGGAGATGAACCAAAAGAAGCATACGAATGGAAAGGTTGAGCACTTTTTATTTAAGAATGATGTGGCACTTACGAAGTTGGATCATAATATTGGTGAGCCGGCGAGGGTCATAAAGTTTAATTTGAGATAAAGGAGGGGGCGTGCGGGGGAACCTTGGTTCCCCGCAAAAAAATTGACTTAGAAAATACATTATATATTATGGTATAATATACAATGCCTTTGAAACCAATTGTAAAATGGAGCGGCGGCAAGGGGGACGAAATCCCAGCATTTATCGATCATATTCCCACGGACATTGACACCTATTTGGAACCGTTCATTGGCGGCGGAGCTGTTTATTTTCATCTACAACCAAAGAAAGCCGTGATTTCGGATGTTCATAACGAATTGACCGATCTCTATCAAAGTATAAAGGATGGTAAATCCAATGAGATTTATACGTTCATGCAAAACAACCCAAACACGGAGGATAATTACTATGTGGTTCGCGACCAAATGGACTATAGCGCACCTCTGGAAAACGCAAAGAGGTTTTACTATTTGAGAAAGACGTGCTTCCGTGGAATGCTACGGTACAATAAGAACGGAAAGTTCAATATTCCTTATGGGAAATACAAGAATATGAACTTCGAGGATTTGAAGAACCGAGACTATGAAACGTTGCTCCAGCGCACAACGGTACATAAGAAAAGCTTTGAGTATATTTTCGAGAACTATAATAGTCGCGAGAACTTTATGTTTTTGGATCCGCCTTATGATAGCGAGTTTACTGACTATGGATACTGTAAATTCGAGCGTGAACAACAGAGGAAGTTGGCCGAGTGCTTCAAGAACACACAGATCCGTTGCTTGATGATTATTGGAAAGACGGACTTCATTAGTGAGTTGTATGCGGGATATATTGTGGGAGAATATGATAAGAAATATAAGTTTAAGTTGTATGCGGGAAGAGTGGGTGACGAGATCAATACGAAACATCTCATCATCAAGAACTTTTAATCTCAACAAAAAATACACCATAAACAATTTTTTTATTTAAGTAGGCAAAGGAGGGGGTCGCAGGGGGAACCTTGGTTCCCCTGCCTACTCGACAAACATAGAGTTGGCCAAATAGTTCAAGAATTCTCTATAATCCTGCTCATCGGCAAATTCCACAGGGACATTCAGAGCCTTGAAATAATCATTCACGCCAATCAAGTTATTGGCAATGCAAGAATACTTTTTCTTAATGATCTCTGGAATAATTTTCTTGTCATAATAACGAACGCCCAATAAATACATATTCACCGTATAACCAGGAAACTCATCCTTCAACTCTGCTTCGATCTTACTACACTTATCACTGGTGGACTTGCACTTTTCCGTATCCAAATTCAAATTGCCCTTGAGCTCCGCGTAGTAAAGCGTCTTGGTGACCTCATCCACAAACAAATGGTCCTTTTCCTTTTTTCCCAGGGTATTCTTTGGCTTGATATTTTTGAGCGCAGTATTCTTTACACAAACAATGTCTCGGATCACGCTCTCGGCGCCTGTTCCTAACTTAATACAATCACTTTGAGAAAGATCGCGGTCAATAAGCGAAGAAAGCGAATGCGTGTCCTTTGCTTTATTGCTGTCACAATTTTTAACATACACATTATTCTCAATGACCGATCTCAATTCGCTGGTAAACCCGGGTACGCGTTCCATTCTCCGAAACGAATGTGCTGTCCTTCTTAAGAATAAAAGCGTGACTAAAGTTCTGATTATCACTTTTATTAAACTATAATCAGAATTCAATTTTTTGGAGTAAGACCTTCAATTTGTCATTTCATTCTTACGCGGTTAAAATAACTATTGTGGCGGGGGCGGGGGCGGGAGCAGGGGCTGGAGTTTCAAGTTCGATTGCACTGTATTGACGGCGTCCATTATAGTTTTATCAAAACCCGGGGTGTCATTTAATGTGTATTGAAACGACGATGGTGTTGTTCCGGCATTAACCTCATTTATCCAATTGCTTGGATCATTAATATCAAACGAGGCGTTTTCTGTGTTTCTTCCAAAAGCTATTGGTTCTTTACGATTGTATTGGTCTAATTGACCTTTTCTGTCAATTTGGTCAATTGTATAAGAGAAAAATATTGTTTCGGCCTTATATGACATTGTTTCGCCCATCCCGGTAAGTGTAGCGTCGTTGCCTATTCCTCCTAAAAATTCTTTTAATGTTTTTGACAGTTTTTCAACTAGTAAATAAGACGCACTCTTTTGCTGAAGTGCTTGAACATCCTCTGATTTATCACTAACTGTAAGAGCACTATAAACTCCGGCTAATGTGCCAATTCCCGCATTTGCTACACCTTTTGCCATTCCTTTTGATGCGGATGAAAATGCGCTGAGAATGCCTTTATATAACTGAAACAAAACGTATATTTTATTTTCCATAGAAAAAACATAACAATCTGCTATTTTTTCTTTGAGAATGCTGTTGTTTTTTATAACAATTACTGGTTGTAAGTTTTCTATTATTGAACCTCCGCCTAAATGTTTACTATTTCTATTTACAGATCTTGTTTTTCTTTTATTTCCTGATTTTGTTACTCTTTTCTTAGAGTTTTTTTTTGTTTTTTTTACAGTCGCGCGTTTTGGCATAATGTATATATAATTATTGTTATTTTTTCATAATAAAATTATTTATAATTGACATATAAATAATTAGTATCTAAACGAATGGTTTCAACTGTAACTGTTTATACTCGCGATCGTGATGAAGAGGGTGTTGTAATGGAACAACAAGTGTGCTCTGGTCTTGGCAATACTTTTCGTAGCCCGTGGCCTCACCATAAACCGCGGGGATGGCATAATCCAAAACAAGACCGTTTAAGCGCTCTACTTGACCGGTAATGTCTTTCGGCAAATGCTCAGCGTATTGTAAATAGATGCTACGCATAATGATCTTCAAGTTGTCGATGTTTTGCGGGGCGATAATATAACGGTTATTCGACATTTTATACACTCCGGCACGTAACCCATTCTGTATGATCTGAATGTTTTCGGCGGAAAAATAAACTTGAGCGAGAACATTATCTTCCAATACTCCACCAATGGCTTCTCGGAAATTCGTCGCTTTATTGCGAATACCAATTTTCTCTTGCATTTTGAATAAGATATCGGTTGACGGGTTTTCGATAATGTTCACGCGTCCATTATGTTGATCGCCGATAATCAGGTCGTTATTATTTATAGGAACCGGAACTATTGGTTGATATGACATCGTATAATTTTACACAAGAAATTAATCCTACTAAATATACAGACCAAATGAATTTAGGCATACGCAAAAAAATGTTCAAGTAATATATAATGGATCTCTTCTATATTGTTGTTTTAACGATCGCGGTTGTTTTTCTCATATTGATTTTGACCTATGTTGGACTTGCCATGAAAAGCAAAACTAGCAATATGACGGTGTATCCTGGTGCGAGGCCTGTTTGCCCCGATTACTGGAATTTAGCTGCCGACGGAAGTAGCTGTCTTATTCCTACAGTTGGTGCAAAAAACATTGGAACTATATACAATGCAAACGGCGCTTCTTCGCTAGTTGGCAAGACCACGTTTGGTCTTTCGTCGGATGGTAAGTCGATTAATTTTTCGGATCCAGGTTGGGGTAATTCCGGTGCTAATCCCATTTGTGCTCAACAAAAATGGACATTAAACAACAATATAGTCTGGGACGGAGTGACTAACTATAACAACTGTTAGGGGGCAGGGAACCTACGGTTCCCCTGCGACCCCTCCCTTACGCGAATGGAAGTCCGGTTTATATTAACAGAAAACGTTAATATAAATTATTCAAGAAAGGGAGGGGTCGCAGGGGAACCGTAGGTTCCCTGCTCACTAGGTATATTGATAAATGACTATTGGGTCTATTCCCGTCATCCAATACCAATATAAGTCATGACTTTCCGTAGAAAGACCAAAAGTAGATCCGTCGTCAAATTCAAGCGTAAAATATGCTGCGATAGGAAGCTGTGTTACCTCGTCAATATGACCGTATGTATAAGACAACTTTATAATAAGCCTATTGTCTATTGCGTTTCCGCTACTATCTAATGCAAACACGGTTCCGCTAGCATCCGTCGTTATGTTTATTCTTACATAACCCAAATTGTTGAGTGCATAGTTTACGTTATATTGTAGTGTTATGAATTCGCCGTCCGTGATCGGTCCCATATCCCGCAAAAGGTCTTCGTACATTGAGTATACACTGTCTAAATATTATATTTATATTGTCAGCATATTATGCAGTTGTAGTTACAAACTCACTATTTGTCTTTATCAATGAGGACTTCTTTTGCAATATTTCGTAGTATTTTTTCGCGGTTTTTATCGTCTTCTTCCTCGGTTTGACCACCGAGGGCGGCCAACATGATATTCATGAATTCCTCATTTTGTTGGGTATTATTTACAGTACATTCTGGGTAAGTTTTCTGCCATTCTTGCATCTGTTGTAAATTCTTATTCGCCACGATTTTCACTGCCTGGGTCAGCTTCGATTTCTCATTGTTTTCCTTTTCCCAGGAATCCTGATCCTTCACATACATAGTTTCGCGCTTAATATCAGTACAATGTATTGGGCGTTTATGTACATCCATTTGTTTCAGTCCGTTTACGATGATCTTGGATATTCCTTCTACGTAACCTAAACGGCCTGTGTTCTCGAAATCGGTCAGTTTCAACTGTAGCGAATTCACGAAATCCATCAGGTTGATCGCGTCTTTACATGTCTCATTCAGGAAAAAGTTCAGATTGAAATTCTTAGTATTGTTATTCGTGATATTATTGTTATTGGTATAGTGTTTTCCTTCCTTCGATATCTCCAAGATCTGCTTCTGAAGCTCCTGGTTTTGTTTCAATAGCTCGGTAATCATACAGAGTTGGTCATTCGTATCCGATAATTTTGCCTCCATTTTGGATCGGTCTTCACTAAGTCCCATGCATTTTTTCGTATGATACCATAAACTGCTTTTGGCCTTGTATTCTTTCGTACAATTCGGGCAGACATAATAGGTCTGTTTGGGGATATTTTCGTTCGAAGCGGTTCTATTTAGATGTTTGGCTGTGGTGAAATGTTTAGCCAAATCTTTCTTATTACTCGTATTATAGTCACATGCCTCGCATGAAAATATTTTGGGGATTTTTGGGGATTTTTCCATTCTATTATTTTAGTACCAGAAAATCTCCTAAACAAAAGGAACGAAATTGGGATTTCTGGGTTCGAAAAAGTTCGAAAAAATCATTATGGTGTCATAGATAAACTATATTTTATATATGACAATACTTGTTATCGTGACGGCTCGCGCGTCAAATTTTCTGGGGATTTACTGGGACAGAAAAGTTCGAAAACCTTCGAACCAGAAAATCCCCGATGCCGTTTTTGTGTTTTTTTTTATCGTCACAACAGAGAATTAAAATTTCGGGTTTGTGAGCTTCTCAGTCACAAGTGATTTTTCCCGGAAATTCTATTCTCAGGAATCTCATTTTGGACATTTTAAAAATGTCCATTTTCCAAAAGTGCGCCCGATTCTTTTCCCGGATTATTAAGGGCCGGGTTTTTCTTATGGTGTAAAAATATAGAATGGAACCCCAAGTTAAGTGATCTATTACCAAGCGAGAATTCCCGGATATGATAAGTATTTAACTCGATAACTATCAAAAAACTTTCGGCGCTCTGCATGGAATTCGCGAAACATATCAAATATGGTGTTCCTTCCGCGTTGATAACAACAGGTTCTCCACAAATGAAACGGTTTCTCAGAGTTATGGATCGGATTTGTTTCATGTCTTTACATATTACAAACCCTTTTATGATCTTATTTTCTATAGACCGGAGAACAATTTTATCGTCAAACGCCACCGGGAAATCAAGATCTAGTCGCTCGAGGACCCTGTCTTTTTCAATACGGACCAATTTCGACGCTTTTTCGAGAACAATTTTCCGGTATTTGCCTTGGATGTTTAATTGCGAAAAGTCGAGATCGTCATATAAAGGGGCATAGATTTCGATTGTCTCTTTGTTCTCAATAACCTTAGAAAAATGAAATAAATAAAAGGCAGAAGGACATTTATAAGTTTGGACAACACCGGTTTCTTTGTTTATCACATGAATGAACGACGGTTTTGACCTGTCAAAACGAACAGGAAGTCCGCCATTCAATAATTTCATGATATCGATAACAATGGGCGAATCCACGAAAACGCATATATTATCGTTTACGTAAAAGTCATGTACAATCGGTAAATATTGCGTTTTTATCTGCACAGAATTCAAAGGTTTAAAGTTCTCCGTCAATCGATGATAATGAACCGTTTTGGTGAGAACATGATAATCAATGGTTTCCACCCCGCTCTTTTTTGAGTATTTTGAATGTGCTGAAAAACTTTGTAGATGAGGCAACGACAGTTTTTTTATAGTATGAATGGTTTTGTTCTCGAAATCGACATCTAATAAATAGGGCTTATCTCTTTCATACAGTGCATAAATTTTTTGATCAATATTAATCAATGCGGTGTTTGCTACATCCATAAGATTTGGCAACATACGCAAATTATTGAACAATAGAAAAAGCAATTTTAAAAGAACCCCCTCTGGTACCTTACCGTTTCGTTCTTCGTAGGCTATCTTGTCGGTATAAATAAAATTATTTACAAACGTTAGATTACCTTGGTCGAAGAATACGCCTTGGATGTGACCATCGCCCATAAATAGATCGGCCAATGCGGTTACCTTTTTTGCGTCAACATTGGGCCCGATCAAACCATAAAACCCGTTTATCTTTTTGAGAACATTTTCAGAACCTATGTGCTTTTTTGTTTCATAATCCGATATTTTAAAAGAGGGTCCGAATTTGAAATTTAAAAACGCCCCAATTTGGAGAACCGTTGTTAATAGTAAAAAGGTTCTCATTATGTATTAAGATGTGTAGGGATTAAATTTTATATAATTTGATAAAATTACATAAAATGCTTTTTGCATACTACAGTAAATGAACGTAGATCCTTTTCAAATTATGCAAGTCACATTATATTCAAAATTGATGAACGACGGTCTTACAAATGTTCTCAATAACGAGACAAATGTTTGGGTCGCCGTCCTTGTTTTATTTTTTTATAAACTCATAACCGATGATTATCTAAAGTATTATATCAGAGATTTGATCGATGCATTAAGGGCGAACGACGACGAAAGTGCAATTGTTATACCCCAACATAAACGGTCGATAACTTGTTACTCAGGCGGGACGAGTAGGGAGAACGTCCAAATTGTCTATAGTAAACGCTTTCGCGCGTTGAACCATTATATGCATAAGAATTGCCCAGCGAATATCAATAAAATGATAGAGGTCATCAATAAAAGCCAAAAATCGCTCTGGGATGACGAAATCATCGATTTTATTCTATTGCCCATTCAAAATGAAAAAATCCTTATCCATAAGGATCTCGACATATTCTTTGAAATCAATATTACAGAGGAAGAAGAACGCGAAAAGGAGAACGATAAAAAAGCAAAGATGCCGAATGTTATGAAAAATTACGTGTATAAGATCACGAAAAAAGGAAAGGACAAATATCAAGTATTACAAGATTTTTTGGATAAATGCGTCGTCGATTATGAGAACGAGATCGTAAATAAAAAGGAACAACAGACATTTGAATATATAAAGTCAACGAAAGATGAAGACGATCGTCATTATATGGATTTCCGCGCCTATCCATTCAAAAGTAATAAACATTTGGATAAGAATATTTTCTTTGAAGGAAGGGACGATTTCATAAAATACGTGGATAGGTTCTCAAATCGAGGTAATAAATTGGAAAAAGATGCCCATGAACGGCGTTATGAGGATGCAGGAATTACATTCAAAGCCGGCATTATCATGACCGGCCCGCCTGGTTGCGGGAAATCATCGACCATTCGTGGGATTTTGAACCGAACGGGTAGACATGGGGTTTTAGTTCGCTGGTCTTCAATAAAGACCTGCAATGAGTTTTGTAATTTGATACGATCCACGGTTATCAAAGAAGTGAAATACGAAATGAAAGAGTTATGTTTTATTTTCGAGGATTTTGATGCAAACAATGATGAGATATTGAAGAAGAGATCCGAAAAAGCGACATCGATTTGTTGTGATAGTTTGGTCAACGACGACGATAGTGATATTTGTTCGAGCGATGTCACGCCGGAAGGGAAAACGGATTATAAGAAGTCGAAAAAAATGCTGGAAACTATGACGACCGCATTGTTGAACGCAAACAAAGGACGAGATGATGAACTAACCCTTGAATGCGTTTTGAATGTGATTGACGGAATAGTGGAACTCCATGATGCCATGTTGATATTCACAACGAACCATTTGGAGAAGATCGATCCTGCGTTTACGCGGCCGGGTAGAATAGACTATGTATTGGACTTGAAATTGGCGTCGGTTTTGGTTATTAAAGAGATGGTGGAATATAAATATCGAGAGGAGAACCTGGACATGAAAAAATACGACCCGAAATTCGCGTTAATGAAAGATTATGTGATTAGTCCGGCACAAGTACAAGTGACATGTTTAAAATATAAAGAGCATGAAATCGAAGATTGTTTGGACGAATTGATCGTGAAGACAAACCCTTCATAACGACGGTCCATTACAAAAAATATTTAGTAAATGTATATGGGCAAAGGCGGACGTTCATTTGGCGGAGGCAATGGCGGAATAGCTGGAACGGGAGTTTTCGGTATGTTCGGAAGCACAGTAACCTGCAAAAGTGAAGATACTAGTTTTTATTGTTATTTCGTTAAGTTTTTCAATCTATTGATCATGACAATGACCGTGCTTGTAATATTGTATATAATATATTCATTCTTAAAAGTAACAATTTTATCTAGCAAAAGAAGATAGTATTATTCTGCGTCTAATAACGCTCCCAATATTTTTTCATAACACGTGATTACCTCTTTGAGTTTCTCCGGCCGAATGTTGGGAACATAGTCCCGGATCTGAAATGTTGCACGACTTAACATGCGAATATGTTCTTGGTAAATCCGGATCATATTTTCGTCAAGAATTTCGGGTTGCGTCGCTGCGTTCATTTTTTGATTGACATTAAAATTTATAAACTTTTGATGTCAATTTTTTAGCCTATTTTTTATGGCTGCGTCTGTGTTTTCCGCCTTTGGGCATAGTAATTTTAACACGTCTGCGAGTTCCTCTGCGCGGAGCTGTGTCAACTTCCGGTTCTGGTTCAACGGGATTGTAAACCGGGCTATCCGTTGGTTGGGTTTCAATGGGCATTTCAACTGGTGGTTGATAGGCAGGAGAACCTTCGGCATAGGTGGGCTCTTCTGCGATTTCACCATCTTCGGGTTCTTCAACAGGAGCCGCCTTTGCGGTTTTTCTGGAATTCTTACCCTTCGACTTACCCTTCTTTTTAGTTTGTGTTTTCGCGGGAGGACTGTCGCCTGCGGCCGGAGAACGCTCCCTTGCAGCTTGTTGCGCGGGACTAGGAGATCTACTGGGTGCGCGCGAAATCACTCTGTCAGGAGAGAATTCGGGGCTCACGTAAACTCTGCGACGTTTATGCGCAGGAGATTCGTGAGATTGTTTTCGTACTTGCACTTCCGTTTCATTTGAGGGACGTTTAAAACGGCGGTGACGCAAATACAATCCGAAATGGGTATAACCGCCATTATTGACATATTGACGAATGTCGTCACCGACTTCATACTTTTGGTTCTGTGGATCCAATAATACTGGTTCCCCGTTAGCCAATATCGCTAAAACAACAAGATGCCCGCCAATGTTTGGGCGATCCGGCCGAGGAGGGTATCTTAATTCAAGGATGGTGGCATGTCCGGGTCCAATTACTCGAAACAATTCTCGAAACAATTCGACATCAAAATTAAAATATCTCACTTCATGAAACGTTCTTATGCGTTCGCTTCGCAATATTTGTTCCGTTAATTGATTGCCTAATGCAGGGGCGACATCAACGCCCTGTTGAAGTACATTTAATTCGCGGGATATAGCCGTTGCCGTTTGTCGGTCAAGGATATTTAAAAAAGAGCCAACGTTTATAACGCAATCTGTAGCAAGTTCGGGGGGACAAACCTGATCTAATCTGCGCCATGCGTTTGCCTGTTCGTCCGTAATTCTCCATCGATTAAGTAAAAAATCGCGTTCGATTAACCTAAATTGATTTGCGAAGTTCATTTTTCTGATATTTCTATATAGTGTACAAAGATTTTATATTTTTATTAATCCTTCCTCTGGGGTGTGCCGAGCGTGGAACCTGGGTTTTACTTCTTCTTGACCAGCTTCATCTTTTTGGACATCGGTGATCCACCCGCCTGAATTTGTTGACGCTGCAACTTATACTTATCATACTGTGTCTCCAAAGTCTGCAACTCTCCCAACCACATCGCTTCCAAAGTTGTTGCCTTCAACGCGGCGAGTTCCGTTTCCGTATTCTCCTTCTCCTTCATAATATTATCCACATTTTCTTGGGTTACGGAATCCATCGGCATCTTCACCAGGTACTTGAAATCGCCCTCGATCTGTACGAACTTTAGGTCCGTCAACAGCGTGGTTACCTGATCCGCGGTCTTACGACGGAGATCGATCTTTCCGGTCAATGTCTCCTGAATATAACGCGCACGATTGGAAAGACGGACTAGCTTTCTCTCCATGTCATCCACCAGCGCCGCCTTTCTCTTTCGATACGTCTCCATTCGAACACCATAATAATCTTCAATGATTTCATCGACCGTGTTATACTTATGAAGCTTGATCTCCGAGTTGAACATATGCATGTTGGTTGTGCTTACCGTGGTTGTCAGCTTCATCATCTTCTCCACGCCATTGATACCGTTTGCGTCAACGGATGCTTCCAACTCCGCCAGGCGACCCTTGGGGAACTGCACAACGAAATCGACAGATACTTCCGTGCATACCGAAGTGAAATCCTTGAGGCTCGGAGGGACTTTCTTACCTTCCTTATCCGTAGTTCCATCCATCAGCGTCTCCAAGAATGCGGTGTATGGCATCGTCCAGGTTCCGACGGGAAGTTCCGTAATACGGATCTTATCCTCGCCGGTCTTCTCGTACAAACCCTTGACCAGAAACTTGGTCTCATTGAGCCGACGAATGGTTCCACGGAAGCCCTCGTAATAAGGCACGAACTCAACAAGCTCGTTTGAAATGCCCTTCAACTTATTCTTGAGATACTGGATAATCGTCTTGGGATTATAGGGCTCAATGCTACATGAGAACCCCGTGCCGATACCCGAAATACCATTGATTAGTGCAAACGGAATGATAGGGACATAATACTCCGGCTCCACGATCGTGCCATCGTCGTTCAAATACGACAGAACAGCATCATCCGCATCTGGAAAGAGATATCGCGTCAACGAGTTCAACATCGTGAAGATATATCTCTCCGATGCACTATCATCACCACCATGAAGCCGAGTTCCAAACTGGCCATTGGGCTCGAGAAGATTAATGTTGTTAGAACCGACGAAATTCTGGGCCATGTTCACGATCGCTCCGTTCAGCGACGCCTCACCATGATGGTAAGCCGAATGCTCCGAAACATAACCGGAAAATTGCGCGACTTTGATTTCGCTCGTCAACTTACGTTTGAATGCTGAAAACAGGATCTTACGAAGCGATGTCTTGAGACCATCCACCATGTTCGGAATGGAACGAGCACAATCGTAGGTGCTGAAATGGATCATCTCGTTATCGACAAACTCTTTATGCGTAACATTCTTCTTAGACGTATCCAAGAAAGCGTTCTTGTTGTAATTCTCCAGCCAGGTCTTACGGTCATCCGGGCGCTTCTTATTGAAGACCTTATCGATTGCGTCATCGCTTGCGGCGGCATCATAGACGAAATCGACGACCTTCTTGTTTGCGAAATATTCCTTGAATTCCGCTGCGGTTGAAGTGCCCAACCCCTTAAAATACTTGATGGTCCAGCCCTTGGTTCCTGCCGCGCCGAGACTTTGCTTCCAGCTCTCATATTCGCCATCGTTGTAGAATAACAGCGTTTGCGCACCCTTCTTTGCACGCAAAATGGGAGTGTTCATAAAGGAGAGGAAGCCAGGGATTTTGAATAGAGATGCCCATTCGCTATGGAAGAGATTGATACAAAGACCCTTGATGTGGGAGCCATCGAGATCCTGATCGGTCATAAACATGACCTTGCCGTATCTGAGGCTTTGGTTCACCTCAGCAATCGTCTTATATTCGTGACCGGTGACCAATCCGAGGATCTTCTTGATCTCTGCGATTTCCTTGTTTTCCGAGATCTTCTTGATCGCCTCACCGCGCACATTGAGAAGTTTTCCCTTCAGGGGATAAATACCGATGGTGTTACGATCTTCACTGGAAAGACCCGAAATGATACCGGCCGACGCACTCAATCCCTCACAAAGGATGAGCACACAATCCTTGGATTGCGCGGTTCCGCTGAAGTTGGCATCGATGAAATTGGCGATACCACGAACCGTCTTGGTCTTGGAACCATCCGTCTTCTTGGCCAGTTTATTATCCTTGACCTCGGTAAGTGACATCGCCATTTCCATCACGCCCATCTTCGCCACCTTCTCAATGAAGCTGTCGGAAACGGTGCAAGTCGAACCGAACTTGGCAGCGGGCGTGTTCATGAAGTCCTTGGTCTGGCTATCAAACGAGGGGTTTTCGACGTCACATCGAAGGAACAACACGAGCTGCTCCTTGATGGTGTTGGGGCTCACCTTGATCTTCTTCTTTTTCTCAATGTAGTCACACAACTTACGAATGATCTGACCGATGATATAGTCGACGTGTTTTCCGCCCTTGAATGTGCAGATACCGTTCACAAATGAGACTTGCATGAACTCACGAGTGGGAGACATGGCAACCGCATACTCCCATCGCTCATCGGATTGCTCATACACGCGCTTGGTAACATCCTTGGTTCCGATATAGAGATCGATATACTGTTGGAAATTCTTGACTGGTAAAACGCCGCCGTTGTAGTTGATCTTGATCTTCTTGATCGAATGATCTGTAACTGCGCCGATGTCGTAGACACGTTTCTTGAGAAGAGAGAGCATATCACTGGTGAGACCGGGAATACCAAATCTACGATAATCGGGCTTGAATGTGACCTTGGTGTAAGGCTTGGAAGCGACCGAAACTTTGGTGATGACCGGAGGCGAGATTTCGTCCAAATTCTTACGGAATGTTTGGGTATACTTCAGTCCACGCGTATGATCGATCGTCTCCACGCTACCGAACTCCGACCAAATCAACACCAACTTGAAACCGAAGCCGTTCTTACCACCGACAATCTTTTTCTCGTCTTTGTTATAGTTCGTCGAAGTACGAAGATGACCGAAAATCATCTCGGGGATCCAGATATCGTACTCCGGGTGCTTGGCCACATCGATACCGTTTCCGTCATTGGTCATGATGATGGTCCCGTCTTCCTTGATGTCAATGTCAATGTGAGTAACAAACCTTTTGTCTAGGATATTCGAATGGATCATACGGATCACATGATCGCGACAGTTGACAATACCCTCATCAAACAATTTATACAATCCGGGAATATATTCGATCGTCTTCAGAGCGATCTTATTGGCCGCGTCATCATAAATCCAGATATCTGCATCCACATTTTCGACGGAACCGATGTAGGTATCCGGGTTGTCGAGAATATGCTGTTTATCCGTTTTGCGTTGGTACTGTTTTGCGAGGTCATTTTCTGTAGCAACTTTAGAAGCCATGATGGTTTACCGATAATTTGTATCCTTTTTTGGTATCAATTTTTTGGTCAATTTTTTCGAAATGGGTTTTAAACGGCGAAAACCCAATGTTATTCTATAGTAAATGAAAAGCGAATATTATTGTGTATTGCTTATATTTTTATTATTACTTGTATTATATTTAACACTTGACAATGACAATACAAAAAGACAGCAACGACACCCTTATTTTAAAAACGGCAATATGCCTATAAAATTTATATGTAGAAATGAAGACTTTTTGTATTTGGAGGACTATTTGTCGGATAATTTTGAAGACATCGAGGTAGTTTATTATGATAGTTCCAATCCTTTTATTCGGTGTGAAAAAAACGTATACTATGTATGCTTAGTTAGTATACCATATATTATAAAGTCAGAACAATACAAACAATATAAATCCGCACTTAATGATAATAGTAATGAGATACAAATGTTATCCTATGCCGCAAAAGTAAATCCTATATTTACAAAGCACAGCAATGTTGCATTATTGAACACGGAACATTTGTCGAACGATGATTATTTGAAGTATATGAAAAAGTATTTATCACCAAAGATTGACGTTTATGATTTTTCACAAAAGAACGTAGAACTGTTGGGAAGAGGAATATATATTCCTTATAAAAATAATCCTATTTCTACGAATATACTGAAATCATATATAAAACAAAAAAAAGTAAAAGACGTATGCATTATAGGGAGCGTTTCAACAAGAAGAGAGAGGATTGTAAATTTATTAAACGATAATAACATAACCATTGAATTTATAAACAACGAATTTCGGGTGTTAAGAGATCGCCGCGTTGGTGCATGTAAAATACTATTAAACGTCCATATGTATGATAATACAAAAAATTATGAAGCGGTCCGCTGCGAGCGTTGGCGTTTTGCTGGAATGCCAATTATTAGTGAAAGTTGTATCGACGAAGTGCCAGACGGCATTATAACGTGCGAATATGATAAAATAATAGATAAGGTAAAAGAAGTATTACGAGAAATACATAATTAAAAATATAAACACATTACAAAATAACAAATGATGATTTACAAAAACAACATAACGTTCATAATTTTGTTTTATACGACGATTGCTGTGTTTTTTTATTTCTTATACTTTTGCGTATCGAATGATAAAAAAAAGGATAAGGAGGAAGTTTTGATACCAATTTTCAATGAAACGTTTCCAATAAAAATTATATGCAATATAACAAGCTATTTAGCATTAGAAGATTATATTTACGATAATTTCCCTAACACGGAAGTTATTTTTTATGATAAAAATAATACACTTATTTCTTGCGAAAAATGCATACATTACATTAGTATAGTTAATGTTCCTTATTTAATGAATTCCTATGAATACGCGCTATATAAAACAAATATACTAGATAAGACTAGCGATCTTTACGAACAAGACCTATGTAATTCAACTAAAATAAATCCAATAGTTCCCGAAGATTGTAAAGTTTCTTTATTGAATACAGAACATTTATCAAATAAGGGATATTTGAAGTACATGAAGAAATATTTATCACCACAGATAGACGTTTATGACTTTTCCAAAAAGAACATAGAATTGCTAGGACGAGGATATCATATTCCTTATAAAAATGACAAAAATACAGAGAATTATTTGCGCTCTTTTATAAAACAAAAGAAACACGCAGATGTATGCATAGTCGGAAATATTTCGGATAGAAGAAAACGAATAATAGAAAATTTGAGTGCTCAAGGAATAACCTTGGATGTTATTAAAAACAAATTTCGAATTCACAGAGATGCCCGCGTTGGTGGATGCAAGCTGTTATTAAACGTGCATATGTATGACAAAAATCGCATTTATGAGGCTCTTCGCTGCGAACGTTGGCGTTTCGCTGGAATGCCGATTATTAGCGAAACATGTATGGACGAAGTGCCGGAGGGCATTATAACATGCGACTATGACAAAATAGTGGAAACTGTAAAAGACGTATTGCGAAAAATGAATAATTAAAAATATTGACGTATTATAAAACGAATGTCAGAAACAAATGCGGCGTGTAGTCAAACGAATACTTCATTTTGTAGTTCGCAAATATTTAGAAGCGCTGCGCAGAACATGCGATCCTTTGCGGCGCGATATCAAAACATTGACGCGCAACAAAAAACCGTAAAAATTGCATCGAGCGGTAATAATCCAACAATTACAACAAACGCGAAATATGCTCAATACGTAAGCAATCCAAACCCAGGAGGAACGAGAAATACAAAAACGATGTCTTATACGGATTATGTCGATCAATATGGACCTCTTCCGCAACGATGTGTTGTGTCGAAAAGTGATCCCAGGTTCAAAAAGAGTTGGTAATATTTGCTTTTTAATGTTAATATCTAAGAACTTTTCGAAACATAGTATAAATGAAACGAAGCATTGTTATTATATTGTTGTTCCTGTTATTTCTGATTTGTGTTTTAACATTGGTTGTTAATGTAGAAACAATGGAAAACAAAATACAAATAGAACTTGTTGTATCAAGGTATAATGAAGATTTAGAATGGTTAAGCGAAGAACCATTTAATAAATATCCAGTTATTTGTTACAATAAAGGACCCACTGACAACTTTTATAAGACGAGTAATATGAAAGTAGCAAATATTAAAAATGTTGGAAGAGAGAGCCATAGTTATCTTTATCATATCATTTATAACTACGAAAATTTGGCTGATTATACGTTGTTTTTGCCAGGATCATGTAATATGGAAGGAAAGAACCGTAAAGCAAAACAATGGCTATATGAAATTGAGAAGTCGAACGGAGAAGGGGTGTTCGTTGGAACAAAATTAAACGATCTTAAAATAGAATTTAGGGATTTTACAATAGAAGACTATGCGTCCACCGACGATAAAAACAGAGAATTAAATCCGGAAAGTCATATCGAATTAAGCGAAATTCGACCATTTGGGAATTGGTATGAGAAACGTTTTGGTGACGCCCAAACCAATTTGATTTCGGATAGAGGTATTTTTGGAATTAAAAAGGAATACATTACTCAACATCCAAAGTCTTATTATGAATACCTATTAACTGACTTGGACAAACATTCAAATCCAGAAACGGGTCATTATTTTGAACGTTCTTGGGCAGCGGTGTTTTATCCAATGAATGAAGTTAAATTTATACAAGAAGAAAAAGACCCATAGTTTTCCATATTTTTCCGTAAAAAATATAGAAAATTTACTTATGTTTGCGTGTGACTGATCGTTTTTTTGTTTTTGCGCGTTTTTTATTATATATCGTTTAGATTATTTGGATCCATAATCGATAGACATAGAACGGAAGATTTAGTAAAAAATTCGCGGCGCGTTTTTTATCTGTCCTATATATACAAATGAAAAGACCCGTGAGACACGAAGATGGAACCTACCACATTGATGGAAAGAAGTTTAAGGAGCTTTTCGGCTCCCGCGAGCAGGTAATGAACGGCACTGCTTACAAGACGGAGGGATTACTCAAGAAAAAGGACTTGTTCAAGAACAAGTGGGGACGCATTGTTTCGTTGAAGAAGCACCGCACCGCCAAGAAGGAGAAGCGCCTTGAGAAGGCCGGCTTCTTTGCCCAGAAGGGCAAGTTTGGTTATGTGAAGCGCGAGACGCGCAAGAACAAGACCGCCAAGAAGAAGTAAGCAGGGAACCTACGGTTCCCCTGCGACCCCTCCCTTAACCAAAAATAATATCTAGAGTTAATCTCAGATATTATTCAGTATAATCCCAACCAGAGGAGGGGGCGTCCGGGGGAACCGTGGGTTCCCTACTCGATTAGCCAATCAGAACTAATAAACTTACCATCGATCAAATAATACTCCAAGTTCTCAAATATAAACTTCTCAAAATAAGCCTTATTTACGATCTGTTTATTCTCAAAGTCGGAAAAATACTTACAATAGTAATTATACGCATCATAAATGGAAATATGTCTTCCTGCGATAGGCGACGTAGTGCGCTCATAATTCGATGTACTTCCGTACTGTCGATAAACCTGCATTTTCAACTTTTCCTTCATGCTATCGAGGGCGATCTGAATATCCATTTGTTTATCCCATAGAACACAAGCAATCTTTGAAATATACTTATCCTTTTCAATCTCCACATCCGGAAAATAATACGAGATCAAGTCCAGAACCTGTTTATCATTCAATGTGGATACTGCCTCGTTTTTGCTTTCCGACCATTTACGAAACAAAAACGTGATCTCTTCGATCTCAAAATCGTTTTCTTCCTCGTCGTATTCGATACACTCATTCCAAAACTGCAAGAACTTTTGGATAGCGGGTAAAAAATTACTACAGATACCGACGAAACTATCGAGATCCTCACTATAATATTCTGCGAGTTTCTCCGTCAAAAGCCCCTTCATCTTCTGTTGGAACATGATGTTGGGTAGATGTTTCGTCTCCAAGAAATGCTTCCATAAATATTGCATATTTTTCCACGTCACTTGCGTGGCGCGAATGGTGCTATTTTGGTTTTCAATCGTAAGTTGATTGGTGAGAATGGATTTACCACTAGATGAGATCTGTAGATACTCTCCAATAAACTTATCGATAATACTTTCGGGTTGTAATTCCTTCAAATAGAAAACGCGATCAATGAGCTCTTGATCGTTACTATGATTGGCGATCACATCATCGGATCCAGAGAAACGAATAGAATAATGACACGCGACACAAAGCAAATCCAAAAAACACGCATTAATAATGGGTGCCCAAATATTATCGGACTTGATTGCGTCGTTCGTCTTAATAATACGGCAATGATTATACTCATGGAGTTCATGGTATTTATACTTGAACGTCTGTGCCAAACTTACGCCAATGATCGACTGGCAAATATTATTCAGTTCACGAATAAAATGCTTTGCGTTGGGATGTATAAAATGAATAAGCTCGGCGTTCGTCTTAAAAATATTATCGCCCAATATCGTCAAAAAGTATTTGGCCTCGATTTTGGTGGCGAAGACGGAGGGATATAAATAATCCAAGACGGATTGAATGGTTTCCGATTCGGGGATCGATTTCAATAAACTATTCTCTTTGATACGCTTCATGATATGCTTCTTCGTAAGTTGCTTCCAGGACATGAGGTTACGATCACGGCTGATTGCCGAAAGGACGTTATATAGAATATCATCTTCGTTATAGATCTGATAATGTAGGCCGTCATAAAAAAAGAACTTTTCGGTGGCGGGGATATAAAAGTATTTATTCGTATTCAGAAAGGTCTCGATAAATGTACCCTGTTCATTGGAAAGAGCCTCTATTCGCTGTAAGCTTTCGTCGTGGGAACTATTTTTTTTTTCAAGGATATTAGGCAGTAGATTACAAACATAGTTATGTACTTTTGAAAAAACATAAGGATTATTAGCGTACTTATCGTATAAAGCATCAATGGCTTCGTGAGTTTGTCGGATTGTATTTGTTTTCTTGATAGAAGCATCGTCTTCTGTGCCTTGCATTTGATAATAATAAACCACCTATTTTTAAGTGATTTATTGAAGTTATTAAAGTTAATATGGTTTTATGGATAAATTTTTCTTTGTCAAGTTAAGACAGAACGCACAATGATCGACGTTAAAGTCCCGCATATCACATGCGCAAGCTGTACAAATAATATGTTCGCATTCCATTCGAATAAGTGATTTTTGTCTAGAACAAAGAAAGCACCGAGGTTCTACTGCTTTTATGGAAGGGGGGTTTACTTTTACTACAATCTTCTTTTTACAACATTGAAACATTTATATATTACAATGATGTTATATTTATTATGTTTTACCAATATAAAAATGGACGCCTGAATGGAAAAATGGGCCCATAATACGGATATTCATCGTAATAATAATGGTAATGATACACGCGACGGTGGCGATGACGGCGATGGCGTCTATGATGATCGCAAGACGAATCGTCGGAGCTTGACGAGCTGGAAGAGCTTGAGCTAGAATGAGAGGACATCCTATAGTATGCTGTGGTAAAATATATTTTGAAAATATTATAATTTTCTAAATGCCTTACCAAATATGCAGTGATTACACAATACTAAATAAAAATTTAGCATTGCGGCTAAAAAATTGATCGAGAACTCATCAACAAAAGAAAGACACAAAATCCGAAAGAATGGAGTATAGAAACGTTGATAAGGTGATTAAACAGCTATTGGAAGTCATTCCGGAAACGGAGACAAAGCTTATTTCTGAGCTGAATGGGTACTATTCAAATCTATGGAACCAGGCGCCTGAGCTTTTGTCAACGGCTCGGTATTGGGTTCCTGTGGCAAAAATACTTGGATCCAATATTGGCGATTTGGATGATGAGTGGAAATCGAAGGTTCATAAGATCTTCACAAATAGCGAATAGTAAAAAAAAGGAGGGGGCTTTTGTGCTTTGTTGCATTATCAAAACATAGTACAAAAAGGAGGGGTCGCAGGGGAACCTTGGTTCCCTGCTTAGATAGACACTACACTACGAATTTCAGTGGAGGTCGCATACTCATCATTGGAATCCAAAATAGAAGCCTTCAAATACTTAGCAATAATCAAACGCGTCTTCAAAATATCTTCGCTGGGCATCACGGCAAACCATTGGTATTTGGGACGGTTTAAAATTTCTTCACCAGGAACATAAATACCAACACAATCATTTGATAGATCCAAATAGTTCTCTTCCATCATATCATCTAATAAAATCGGTTTACCCTTTTGTGTTTTAATGCCAATACGCTGTCCATTGATCAAGTTCATTTTTTCTTGCTCGATCGCCTTCACACAGAATTGCGCTGTATTTCCCATGAAATCCGTTTCCGTGGAAAAATGCGGGTTTTGGTTCACCGTCTTCAAATATTCGATCAATTCGCCAATCACGAGGTTATTTTTCGAGGCACCAATGAAAGTGGTATCAGGTGAAAATAACAATTTGCGGCGGCTATGAAATTGGTTCACGGTTCTACAGACATTTTCGCAAACAAAAGACTTATTGTCTTGTGTGGCTTCCTCGTAAAAATCTTTCATATTCTTCAAGCAAATGAATGAATTGGGAACAAGCATTCCACCATAATGGAAAATTAGCTGGAGAAGCCCGACTTCGCGATAATGCGATCGGAATGGCTCCGGTGTGGTCTTCAAATCGACGTTCCACCCAGGAATAATCTTACTAAATGTTTCGTCATCGATCAAGCAAATATTGAAGTCGTTACCACAGTGATTGATGATCGTTTTGATGGTCAAATGAATGTAAGGCTGGTTTAAATCCGTGGTATTGCGGGAATAAAAATCTTTCCATTTCCTCGTATTCTGTTCATATTTGGAATGTACCCAAATTTTGGGGCGGTTATAACCATAAAGAGGCGAATCGTTTAATATATATTTTTTTATAACCTCATAATCATCGCTTTTAGTATATTCGGGCTTAAATTTGTTAGCAACGTAGCCAATTACAGCTGCTGCTGTAAAAAATACAATGTAATTTCCTACTTTTGAGCTAAACATATAGTATAAACGAACAAATTATTTATGTGTTTCTATCGAAAAGAAAATTAAATAGTCGATATTGTATTTCGATTCGTTATATTTGATCTGCGACGTAAACATAATATTGTTATGCTTGCATATTTGTCGTAATATGGTGGTGAATGAATTATAGGTCATTTTACGATCAAGATAGAAGTGTTTGGAAGTATGATAATTTTCTCGGATATCTTTGCATAGTTCCTCGTCATATTTATGAAAAATCATCTTTCGATATGCATTCATATCGATCAAATAGTATTTTTCGGTTTTGAGACATATCTTTTCGAGAAATTGAAATAAGGTATCATTTGACACAGGTGTTTTGAATATCTGTTTCGTCATTCGTTATGTAAATTATGCACATATTTATTTTCACTGAGACGTATAAAAATATGTACTAAACATAATTTTATATAGGCGTGCTGTTACATTTTATAACGTTATAAAGATTGTTTGTAAACAATGCCAGTTCAATACAATCCTCATGAATATTATGGAAAATGGTAATATATTTACAAAGAAAAGGGATCGTCTTATATTTGGTATCCTCGTCCAATGTGTTTGTCAATTTAACAAAGGTGAAAAAATAGTCTAATATGTCGATGACAGAATACCCATAATCATAGATGTCGTATAATATATGAACTGCGGATATCAAGTCATCGGACTGGAGGGCAACAACATACTTTTCAAACTGTTGAAACGAAATAATCGAGCAGATTTTCTTACAGAGTTCTAGGTCGATCGGCGTCTTCAATATATATATTTTTTCCAGATAGTTGATCATCACTCGAATGGATCCGTTGGTTATCAATAATAAATAGTCTTTTGCGGCTTGATCAATAATAATCTTCTCTTTTTGAATGATTTTATCCATAATGGATACGATCTGCTCTTTCGTAGGCTGATTGATTTTGATGATATGAACTCTGGATTGGATACTTTCGATGACCTTCTGGATATTTGTACATACGGAAATGAAATGGATATTGTTCTTGTATTTATCAATATAATTGCGAAACACCTGTTGACTTTGTTCGTTGATATTATCGATGTCGTCAATGATCACGAGTTTCTTTTTCCCATAAATTACGCTACGCGACTGGCAAAACGTCTTCATTTCATTACGAAAATACTGGATACCTTGCTCCTTCAAGTTATTGATAAACATAATATTGTTCTCAGGGAGAGGAGCGGTTTTTTCCAACTTATAGTACTCGCGGATCAAAGCATATAGAAGCGACGTTTTTCCTGAACTGGAATTGCCGATGAATAATACATTGAGGTTATCGATTTCGAGAAGCGTTTTTAACACTGAAATAAGTTTATCGTCGATGCTGAAGTCGTCGATGAAATACGGTTTATATTTCATGATAAAGAGACTATCTATGGCATTCTTTGTTCGAAACGCGTTTTGTTGAGTATCTGTCATTTGATATTCTTATGAAAAGTGTTTATGTGAATTTCATAACATTAATTATTTATTCTTCGAAAGAGATTAAATATAAACATATAGTTTCAATCATATTATAAATGACGAATTTCTATGATGCATTGGGGGTCTCAAAAGACGCCAATCCTACCGAAATTAAAAAGGCATATCGCGCCCTCTCGTTGAAATATCATCCCGATCGTAATTCTACAGAGGAAGCGAAATCGAAAATGCTGGAAATTAATGAAGCCTACGAAACTCTTAGTGACGACGAAAAACGAAAGCATTATGATATGACGAGCGCATTTGGCGGAGGCGGCATGGGAGGAATGCCATTTCAGCACATGAGTTCGATGGACGAGTTCAGTGATATCAATCAAATTTTTAATATGATGTTTGGTGGGGGCGGAGGAATGCCACCAGGAATGATGCACATGGGAGGCGGGCCAGGAATTCGTGTATTCCAAACAAGCGGAGGTCCTGGAAGTTTTCGCGCGGAGTTTTCTACGAGTTTTCATCATCAACAACCTCCGCCGACAATTAATAAAGAAATATATTTGGCGTTGGAGCAATGCTATAGCGGCACGTCTATGCCCATCGAGATCGATAAATGGACGATTATTAACGGAGCAAAAGTCATGGAGCATAAGACAATAAACGTTACGTTTCCGCCAGGAATAGACGAAAACGACGTATTATCATTAAAGGGTGCGGGAAATGAAGTAAATGAACATCTGAAAGGCGATGTAAATATTCATGTCAAATTGATGAATAACACATGTTTTCGAAGACAGGGGTTGGATCTTGTGATGAATAAAAAAATTACATTGAAGGAAGCGCTTTGTGGATTTACATTTGATATCCCACACATGAATGGAAAAACGTTTTCTTTGAATAACAGCGTCAACCCATCTATCATACAGCCGGGGTTTCGAAAAGTGATACCGAATTTGGGAATGATGAAAGATAATATGACTGGCAATCTTATCATTGAACTTGACGTCGAATTTCCGGAGAGTTTAACCCCCGAACAAACGGAGGGTCTCAAGAATATTTTGTAACTGTAATATATATGAAATCAGTAACAAGACCCCGTTATATCTATGGTGCAACTTTATTTGTCATTTTTTCAGTGTTTGTGTTGTCGGGTTATGTATATTCCTTATTTCAAAGCATTGAGACCGAAATTCGAAATCGCCCTTCATGGATAGACCCGTCTTTAGATAAAGTGATGCAAAAAAAACAAAACGCTAGCATTTTCTTAAAGATATTACACATACTGTTTGGTATTTTTGTGCCGTTTTATGATAGTAATACCGAGTTATTTTGTAGTTGGCGTAAACTGGAAAGTCATCTTGATGATATTGTGAAACTACTCCATGAAAAAGGTGTCAAAGTTGATCATATCGTTGGAATAAAATCGGGCGGCGCGATTATTACCAAATATCTTGCTGAAAAATTAAACGTGGAATATTCTTATATAAAGGTTTCGAATAAAGACTATCAATGTAATAAAAAAGAAGAAGACTTTATAAAAGAAGCACCATCGCGATGGATGGGTAAAAAACGAGAATATATGGTTTGTGAACCCATTGACGTGGATTTAAAAGGGAAAAACGTATTGATATTGGATGAACAAGTATCATCGGGTGTTACCATGCAAGCTGTGATAGATTACTTGAACAATGAAAAATATGTAGCGCAAGTTTATCCAACGGTAATCACGAATTATAGAAAAAAGAAATACAATTATAATCTACTATATACATCAGTAATTAGGTATTGTGTGTGGCCATGGGGATATGATAACTAAATCAGGGAACCGTACTCCGGGGAACCTACGGTTCCCCCGGACGCCCCCTCCCTTGATCTTGATTTGCAAGTCTCATTTTCTTCTTAGGAGGACCTCTTTCATCTGACCTATAAAAATCGGTTTGACTTTGTTGTGAACGAATTTGTTGAACCAGGGTGGCTTCAATAACCATTGTTTTTTCCATCATCTCTCGAAGATCCGCCATAATTTCGGCGGCTTCGCGTGAGAAACTTTCTGAAGAACGAACAGGATTTTCCATGTTGTTGTGATTTGATTTATTCAATTATAAATAAATCAATTCAATTTTTCATCGAATACAAACAAAAATATAACGACACTGTATAGAAAGATGACAAAATCAAGAAAGTCTTTAGGTAAATCGCGTAAAAACAAAAGCCGAAAGGCAAAGGGCGGAGCGTCTCCGAAAGAGAGTACCATTAGAAAAACGAAGGATACTCTTCAATCTTATAGAGACGGTGCGAGATCCACCGATACACTAGGATTTTTGTCTAGCTCATTGCCACCCGCAATTTTGGCCGCTAAGAAATCCATTCAATATGCAAATGAGCATCCAGGAAACGATTTAGCACGAAGAGACGCGGAAGCAAAGATCGAACTCGCGGATTACTTGACGAACGCAGCACATAAACGAACGGATTGGAAACATGAAAAAAATATCAAGCCAAATCACAGCGCGAGAGATTGGTATGAACCGGGCCCCATAATTAAGTGGCAATTAGACTAAGAACATTTGAAATTATTGATTTCGTTTCAAATATTCATACATAGAGTTTAAGAGCTAATTCTCTTTGTGGGGATCTCCACATCGACTAAATAAATCGAGTTCTCCGTAACAATGATATACTCCTTTCCGACCTTGTAAATCTTGGAGATAGGACTGGTGTATTCCTCCTCACTCTTTACCAAAAGCTTCTCTTGGTTCTCCTTGACGCCAATGAGTACGCTCTTATCAAGACTATTCGTCCAATAGTCTAACATAACGGGCTTATCCTCAACGATCGCCAACTTTGCTGCGTGCTGGAGAGTATTATTCTCAGGCAATCGATAACCATTTGGGGTAGTAGCACTTGCATTTGTAGGTGCGGCGCTCATTATTTATAGTATAATATAAGAATATACTTATTTTATACTTTATATCCATTTTTATGAAAAGTATTTAATATGCAGGGAACCAACGGTTCCCCTGCGACCCCTCCTTTTCATCATTATTTGGCCTGAATGACAGAAGGAAAAGGCGAGTGGGGGGAACCTGGGTTCCCCGCTATCCTTCAAAAAAATGTTTAGTTAATATATCATATGCCGACTAACGTCTATTATAAAAATAGGATTTTGGTTAAATATTCATCACTGATTGCGGAATTTTTTCAGCTGATGAATAATTCAGATACATTGAAAACAGTACCCAATGCGAAATCGAGCCTATACATTGGAATAAACGCCATGCATAGGGTATTTGAGTTCATTTTAATGAAAACCAAAAACGTGGAAAGCGCCTATTTTTATTCGCAAAAGTCCTATTACTATTATTTGGAATATATGGAACAAATTCACAAGTCCGAAATCGCGTTAAATCACATGGACGCGATCTTATTCGTATACAAAAAGACTATTTACGAAATTCAAGATGGTAATACAAGTAATACATCAGACACGGCGACAAATATTATGACATTAAACAACGAAACTATAACCATGGACGAAGACGAATTAAAATCACTATTGAATAACGCATTTAATTTCGCAAAGATCCTCTTTTTTTGGGAGAATGATGGTATAACTTTTGATAACCGTTTACACCTATGTAATGAATATTTACACCGCTATCTATTAAAAGTGGACAGTTTAGAACTAATTGGTAGCTATTTAGAACTCATTCAAGAAAAAATTAATATGGAGTATAAAAAGTACGAAGAATTGCTACAAGAAATGATCGAAAAATTAGAGAAAACGAAACGCACCGCTGCTTTTAGAAACATAGATAAAAACGATCGCATATTTAATAAATTTTATATGAACCAAGACACTTTTTACGAAAAGTTTCATGGAGAAACAACAAAAGATTTAGTAAAATGGTTATTCGTATAAAAATTTAGTATATAAGTTTTGTATATACTATATTATGAGCAACTACATTGATGTGTTTACAAATATTTATGAGACCTGTCATTGGGGTAACAACTATAATCCGAACTATAAAGGCAGCAGCGGAGACGGATCGAATATACACGTAAATATCAATACTTATGTTCTCTTTCTTCGCGGATTTATTAAAGATAATGGGGTAAAAACGGTTGTGGATTTGGGATGTGGTGATTTTCGTTGCGGACAATACATTTATGATGATTTGGAAAATGTCACCTATTATGGTTACGACGCGTATGATAAAGTTATTGAAAGTAATAAAAAGACGTCATTGGAACGCCATAATTTCATCCATTTGGATTTTTTCAATAAGAAGGAGGAGATTATTGGCGCGGATCTCTGCATCTTGAAAGACGTTATACAACACTGGCCTTTGGCCGACATATACAAGTTTTTAGATTATCTGGTAGCGAGCAAAAAATACAAGTACATCTTGATCACGAATTGCTGCAATCAAGCAGAGGACGATACGGACATTGCTCCTGGCGCATGGCGCCCATTAGCTTCGAACTACTTGCCTTTGAAAAAATACCGGCCTATAAAATTATACACTTATTACTCAAAAGAGGTTTCCCTCATTGTTTGCAATTAGATTATATATTTATGAATATTTTATAATCATAAATATATAGGTAATGTTTGGAGGAGATCTAGCTTCACATCCCACATTTAAGAAAATATTAAGTCTCGGATTTGAATTTGAGACACATGATATTGTAAAATTTTCATTACACGAAAATGGAACCAGCCTTGTAAACACGGATACTATTTTACGTAAATTGAATGAACAAATAGAGGAGGGGTACATCCGCAAAAAAGGCGAAAATTATTTGGAAATAAAGGTGGCGCTCACTGATAAACCGAAAGACGAAAATGATAAGGATAAACCTAAAACGGAAGAACCCGATGAAGACGAACTGTTGAATGAGTATAATGCAGCCTTTGAAGATGATGAAGAAAAAGAGCTATTGGATGAGTATCAAGACGCATTTCAAGAAAAAGAGCTATTGGATGAGTACAAAGCAGCATTTGAAGAAGAAGAAGAGCTTAATTCATTAGACGTGGTAGACGAGTATTTTAATGAGAGCCGTCGTGGTGATAACACGAACAACATTAAATTTCAAGTAACCAATGACATCGGCGACGTAGATTTCGCAAATATGTTAGCAAAACGTTGTGAAGAACTTAGTATTCCGAAAAATGAAATGTACCTGTTTAAAACCAATGCGGGTAAAACATATGATCTTAAATTTGTCAATGGATTACCTCTTTGCCAAACCTTTTCTGGTGTTGAATACGTGGTTACATACTATAATCCGAAACGCGAGAACTCTAACGTGATCGTGGATACCTTTATTGATGCCTGTAGTCGAATTATAGATCATATGGCGAATACGAAGAAAATCGGAGGGTCGTTGATGATCGCAGCAAATAATGAAAAAACCGAATATAAAACCGTGGGGCTTATCAAAAACCACCGCCATATTTATCATAAAACGGGCACGAACTTATATTACATGGATACTTATGATGACGAAGAAGAAGGTAATGAATGGGCGACAAAACGTAAATCTTTGGGCGAGACGATGTTTACCATACAAATGACGTTTCGTTGTGAAGCCGCTGACGCCGTTGAGATAATGATGGAAATTTTAAAGCGAGATCGTTCTTATGAACGCGGACGAACTTTCATAAAGGATCAAAAATACGAATACAATGATTTACGCCTGGTTGAAGAAGCAACGGATAAATTATTGGTAAGGTTTGATCTTGCTAATGAAACCAATCTCGTGGATAATAATAAAATAAGCAGGACGATACGAGCATACGTATTTATGATTTTATATAAAATACATTGCTACGTTATAGGCCATTCAGAAATATTAGACGAAAAGTCGGAAACATATTTGAAAGATTATTTGACGTTTGCGTCCAGGCATACCAATAAAGACTTATATGAACGCATAAAACAAATATTACAGAAAACGTATAACATAACAAATAAGAAAACGATACTGAAGCTATTTTATCAACCGGATATATTAAAGCCCCTTTATGAGGTAGAAGAAATTTCCGAGAAGGACTACGATGAAGAGGGAAATTTTTTATATGGCGATCCATTAAATGATGAATTGAACGACGAGGATGAAAAATATGGCAATCCGATGTATTCGTTGGCATCTTATTTCAAGCAGATTGAAGAAGAGGATGAAGATTGGTTTGTTTCGGCAAAATATGACGTGTATTCTACAACATTTGATCTAACCAACGATAAGATCATGTTAGAAAATCGCTTTTTCGCACAAGAAATACTTTTATATCTACGAAATCAAGTAGATAGAAAAATTAGTAGAGCGGGACATAACGGGGTCAGCCTAAATGATATGCATCGAGCCGTTGCCGCGCTTTATGGTGATAAAATAACCCATATGATGAATTTAAAACTCGATCCGAAAACAAACCGGCTCGTTAAAAAGAGCGGAAATGACACAACGCGCCGCGCGAGCGTCGTTGAAATATTGGGTCAAAACAAAACGAAGAGGGGTCAGCGCCATTTGTCGAGAATGCAAACCGCGAAAGCGAACCAAGCTGGTGGCAAAAAAAATAGACGCACATTGAAACGCTCAAGACGATAGAGCGGCTGCCGGCTGAACTACGGTTCTATAATATTCGTCGGACATCATCACCGTCTTCTTCCTCAACTTGGTCTTTTTATTTTTTGTGACGACTTCATCATTTACTACATGAATGTTTGCGTATTCATTATGTAGCATGGTTTTGATGAACTCGAAAATGAACTTCAGGATTTTTTCGCTACAATTGCCGACAATTAGGCAGCTACCCGTTCTGAAAATCATGAACGATACTTCGGTGTATTTCTTATTATCGATCAGTTCTTGCATTTTCATTCCAGTGTCTTGCTTTACGATCCTTCCGTTTTGTAGCTCTGTATCAAAGCCCAATTCATTGTTGAAGTAAAATTTGCATTTTACTCCAGGATAACTACACGGATCATATGCACTCTCAATATGATATTTATCGCTTCTTAGGATAGAATGAAGTTTATCGCGATTGATATAGTATCCACAGTTGAAATTTGAATTGATCAATACGTTTTGTTCATCGTCATTTTCGATGAAATCCAGCGGTTTGGGCATATTTGGCTGTACATATTCCAGGATCATTTCCTTTACGATATCCAAGAGCTTGGAGTTCAGGATGCCCGGGATTTCGAGTTTACCTGTATTGAATACCTTGACGTGAATTTCACGGAATGCGCCTTCGTATTTGAACCGGAGGATCATGGCGAAACAGTTATAGAATGCGTTTTTGACCTTTCCGCGACAGTTCATGATGTCCTTTTTGGAGAGACCAATAGTGATCTTACGTTCGTCTTTGAACTTGATACGACGCGCGGTGGGATTATCGATCTGCTTGATAATGTTTTCGGTATAGTATTTGATACCCTCCAATTTCGCTTTGTATTCGTTGAATTCTTCCACGGTCTTGGATACAATCTTCATTTGTTTCTTTACTACGCCGTTTTTTGGTTGCCAGTATTCGATTACTGGAATAGTCCAGAAGATATTTTGGATATCGATTTCCTGGTTCAAGAAGAGGACCTTCGTTTTCGTGGAGATATAGAGATCTTCACATTCGGGCACGTCGCCTAAGCTGGTTTCATCAAGACAACTATCCGTTGCGTTTGTCTTGGTGCTGGTTGGTTTTGAGGAGGAACCCGAGTGATCGCTTGACTGCGTTATAAAAGACATCCATTCATCATCGATTGATTTTGCCATTATATGAGTTAATTATAATTGATATAAAGTCTTTAAGTAGGTTCAATTTTTTCTTTTATCCGGACCCTCCTCCATTTTCAACGGATCTTTGGGAGAACTTGGGTGGCGAAAAAATTGACCCACAAAAGTGACGGTATGGAAATCAAAAACCCGTTGAACTCAATTGAAAATGTCGGATCGCGTCTCTATTGCCGCCGCAAGGCGTGAATTTGTTGTGGCTTCCTATCTTTCTGCGGAAAAAACAAATAGATTGAAATACTTGAGCGGAGACGTTCGAGGAACTTCAGAGTATATTTATGAAAATCAGAAGATGGACGCTTGTGCAATTGTATCAGAATTTTACGAAAATAGGCGACGAGTTGTTACCATCACGAAAAAGACAAAGGTGGGCATGGATGGCCTCATGATCGAACTCGCCAAACTCATGGCCACCCATTCCGATGACGACTTTGTAGTGAACCCGGACAATTTGCGAATTATCACCGGAATGAGCAACGCGAGTTGGGAGAAAGACATGAAGGATAATGCACCTAGCTTTTTAAAGGATAAGATCTTTCACCATGGTAAGTTGTCCAAATCGGATTTGAAGAATTTGAAGAACGGTTTCATCATCATTGATGAAATCGACACTGGGGACAAAGAAGGGCAGGTGTTATGTAACACCCTTAAGGAAGCGGGCGTATTAAACATTAATTATATGGAAGAGAATAACATTCGGTTTGTTCTATGTAGCGCAACGCCGATACGAGAATTGTATGATCTTTATCGTTGGGGAGATTTGCATGCAATCTACAAGATGACCATTCCACATGAGTATATTGGTCATTCTGAATTCTTGCAGAGAGAAATTATCAAGGAGTTTTACCCCATGAAGACGATCGAAAAAGCTGAAGAGTGGATCCAGGAAGATATTTTGGACAATTACGGTAATGATTTTCGCGTTAGTGTTGTGCGAGTTACGCCCAAAACAAAAGATGTGATGATAAATGCCTGCATTAAAAAGAATATTGGGTTTCACAATCACACATCGGATGAGAGATTGACGCCCGAAGAGATTAAAACTTTATTTGAGGAACCGCTTACTAAGCACATTGTTCTTTTAGTGAAGGGATTTTTCCGAAGAGCCAATCTTATTCCAAATAAGTGGAAGTTACGTATTGGCGCCACTCATGAATTGTACACAAGCAATCCCGATTATAACGTTCAAATTCAGGGACTTCCAGGTAGAATGTCTGGGTATTGGAGAGATGCAATCGAGGCTGGGCATAAAACAGGTCCTTACAGAACCAGCATTGCTGCGGTTGAGAATTATGAGGCCGTTTACAATGACCCGTTTGGACGTAATTCTTACCAGTGCGCGGGGTTCAAGAAAAAGAATGGACGCGTTAGAGACGCAGACCCAACCATGGTTCATCCGAGAAATATTGACGGGTTGGATCCTATAGCTCTTCCCAGTGTCGCGACTGCGAGAAACAATGAAGACTATGACATCACTGATGTCTATAATACTTCGGTTCAAGTCGTTGATGCGCTGAAAAGGATTGTTCGTGGAAATCCTGCAAAGTATACGTTAAACGCGGAGGCGTCAACCATTCGGTACAGAGAATCAACCATCCCTATTTATGAATATGTCTCGAAAGAAGATTTCATGAACAAGGATATCAATTCTGGTATTGTTAAGGAACTTACTGAGACGCAGAAAACAACCGCTCGTATTATGCCAGTTTCAGTAAACGGTCAAGTGAAATGGATAGGCATATTTGCGAAGAAGTTTATTATTCACCAAGAACTTGCGGCGGGAGGAAACTAATAACATTGGTTCCCTGCCTCTTATTATTCTTTGTTAAGGAGGGGTCGCAGGGGAACCTTGGTTCCCTGCCGCGTAGTTCTCAAAGAAATAGTGTAAAATATGTTCGATATTGGTACCATTGGAATGCATGATTTTCTCCACAAAAGATAAAAACGCGGGTGTAATCAATTGTTTTTTCTTACGTATCACATAGTTGAAGAAATTCTTAATAATGTTTTTCTTATCTGTATTGTATTGTATGCTGATTTCATGAACGTGCTGCATCATATCGTGTGATTTATTCGTTAGCTTCTCATGTATGGTTTCCCACACAGCATCCGTGATTATGTTCTCTTCCCATTCCGTGATATTTTGGTTTAACTGAATGAAATTAATCATACTACGTATATCTGAATTATAGTTCTTTTGTATGGTATCGATGACGCCGTCGGATAAGACCAGGTTCTCACTGATCGAGATATTTTTGATGAACTTATAGATATCGTCTTTGGGTAACTGATTGAAACGAATACAGATGAATTCGTTTTTGAGCGATTCGTCGATCTTACTGATATAATTACAGATCAAACAGAAGCGCACATTATAACACGACGACTGTAACAAATACTTGAGTGCTTGTTGCGCGTTCTTGGTCATATAATCAACCTCATCCAGAATAACGAACTTGAGCCCATGCTCGAAAAAGTTCTGCGATTTCACGAACTGGTAGATTTGGTTACGAATGATATCGATACCGCGCTCATCGGACGCGTTCAAATGAATGACCGATCCCTTACTTTTTTCGTTACACTTGATCTGGTATTCGTTGATCAAGTTGATGATAGTGGTAGTTTTGCCTGTCCCCGGTGGACCATAGAATAGCAAATTCGGGAAATATTGGTTATCCAATATGTTTTTGAATATTTCGCGATTAATGGGCGAGAGAACAATATCATCGAATTGGGTGGGGCGGTATTTTTCTACCCAGGGAATACTTTCTTTTTTAGTTGCGGCAGACATATGTTTTTATTACGAAAACGTTTTTATATTTTTGTTTGTAAACAATAATAGCAGGGAACCAAGGTTCCCCTGCGACCCCTCCTTTTCCAAAAAATTGACACGTGTTCTGCGTGTTATTTTGGCGTTAAAAACCAACAATGTTTACTCCTATCGTATTGAATGAGGAAGGCTATCTGGAGCTCATTTTGGGCCCTATGTTTTCGGGAAAAACAACACGTATCATCGAGATCTATAATCACTATTCGTATATCCAGAAAAAAATCGCCGTTGTTAACTATGCGGAGGATAAGAGATACCACGATTCCATGCTATCCACGCATGACCATAAAATGATCCCATGTTTGATGACCATGGACTTGGATGATATGTGGAATAATACACAAAACAAGGACTATCGAGAACTTCGTCGCGCGGATGTGATTTTGATCAATGAGGGGCAGTTTTTCGCGAACCTAAAAACCGTGGTTCTCGATATGGTGGAAATTCATAACAAGACGGTTTATGTTTGTGGCTTGGATGGCGATTTTCAACGTAAAAAGTTTGGAGAGATTTTGGACCTTATTCCTCATTGCGATAAGGTGGAGAAGTTGAAGTCATTGTGTTCGTTCTGTAGAAATGGGAAACGCGCGATCTTTTCGCATCGTGTTACGGAGGAAATGTCGCAGGTTAGTATTGGATCGCATAATTATGTGCCGTTGTGTCGGAAGTGCTATGCCTCCGGTTCCGGGGAACCTACGGTTCCCCCGGACGCCCCCTCCCTTAATTAGATGTAGAGTTAGGTTGTCTTGTGTGTATTTTTTCTTAAGGGAGGGGGCGTCCGGGGGTTCGACGACGGCGCATTAGCGCCGTCTAGAAGGACTTTCGCGGTTTAACGTAGTTAAACAGCGAAATGTCGAACCGTAGGTTCCCCGGATATGGCTTTTTTAAAACAATATAAAAAAGAAAGGCGATATTTTTTATTCGAACTCACCTATTATGAGCGCAAATCCAGAACCGCCAGCACCTAAAAAACGTGGAAGGAAGAAGAAGGAAGTCGCACCCGTGGTCGATGATCACGCCTCCGTCCAACAGAATGTAGCCGCCAATATCACAATAACCATAGAAGAACCCCATCACGAACCTGAACCAGTAGTTAAAAAGAGAGGAAGAAAGCCAAAGGGCGGTAAGCTCATTTTAAAGCAGCCCGAAGCTATGAATACTCCCGCGCAACCTGCCAACATCATTCTTCACTTGAAGTGCTCTATGCAAGACTTAAAAGAACACGACACGATAATCAAACAGCTCGTCACCGATCCACTCATTTATAACCCAAGCATTCCGCCCAATATTTTGACTTATACCAAGGAGGGCGGTGCATTTTCAATGTATGAAAATAGCGAGGTTGTTTCACAGGACACCGGAAAGGATTTCGCATATAGCGAATTTTCCATGAACACACCTTCGATTGTTCCGAACGTTTGCCAATCCTGTAAATCATGCATGACCGAAGTTGCAGAAGAACCTGACATCAATATCAAGGATGTGAACGCGAAACTGAAGAACCTCAAAATACAACTCTATAAGAACGTGAACCCGGATAAGAAATCGGCGTGTTTTTGGTGTACGTACGAATATGATAATCCGTCGTGTTATATTCCCAAATACGAAATGGACGGCGAAGTTTATGGCTATGGATCGTTTTGTCGTCCAGAGTGCGCGGCCGCCCATCTCATGAAGGAAAATATTGACGATTCCACAAAATTCGAGCGTTATCACTTATTAAATCAGATTTATAGTAAGGTTTATGATTATAAGAAGAATATCAAGCCGGCGCCAAACCCGTATTTTTTGTTAGATAAGTTCTATGGAAACTTGACTATTCAAGAGTATCGTAAGTTATTGAAGACGGAACATATGATGTTGGTCATTGATAAGCCGATGACGCGTATTCTTCCCGAGTTACACGAAGACAATGATGAGTTCATTTTGAATATCTATGGTGGTAGAAACGCCCAGAATAACCAGGGCGGCGTCTATAAGGTAAAACGACAGAGCGAGAAGCAAAAGGGGCCGAGTAAGAATACGATCATGAAGGAGAACTTCGGATTTTAGATAATTTATACACACACTTATAAATTATCACTAGAAAACGCACATAAAGCGTTTTTCGTATGAAATATAATGAGCGCGTATATTTCATGTAATTTGACCGGAGGGTTAGGAAACCAGTTATTTCAAATATTTACTACTGTCGCTGTGGGGATAGAAAACCGCCGAAAGATCGTATTTCCTTATTACGAAACCTCGCCGGTGGGAAAACCTCGGCCCACCTATTGGAATAACTTTTTGATTTCTATTAAAATGATGACAAATGAGAACAATCGGCACGGCGTATCAAACCAAGATCTCTATAAATTGCCCGGAGTTAAAGAACAGGCGTTTCACTATACTAGAATAGACCCATTTGATATAAGACAGGGGGCGATGTTACATGGATATTATCAAAGTTATATGTATTTTGAAAATTACAAGGAAACGATATTCAAATTGATACGTTTGCGAGAACAACAAAACGATATGATAGAAAAATACGCGGCGCTATTTTCGACCGATGCGAATACCATCAGCATGCATTTTCGCTTGGGCGATTATAAAAGTCTACAGGATTGTCATCCACTTATTGGTCTTGATTATTACGATAGCGCGCTTGGCTGTTTGATCGAAAAGAGAACCTCGCAAGATAGAGACCGAAAGTTCCGAGTTCTCTATTTTTGTGAAGCCGAAGATAATGAAGTTGTTTCAGAAATGATTGGCCGATTGAAGTCAAAGTACGCGAGCGTGGAGTTTGAAAAAGTGGCCGACGACGCGAAAGATTGGGAACAGGTATTACTAATGAGCTGTTGTGATGATAATATTATTGCAAATAGTACGTTTAGTTGGTGGGGCGCTTATTTTAATAAAAATAATAAACCCATAGTTTGTTACCCTTCGGTATGGTTTGGAGAAAAACTACGACACAATACGAGCGATCTCTTTCCGAAAGAGTGGATACAACAGGTCCCCCTGAAAAATTGATTATGAAAAACATATAAAAAATGCATCACAAATAATACATCCTTTCGGAATTTTAAAATGAGCGGACAGACTGAGAATTACCTTGCTCTTATGCAACTACCTATTGTACAGAAACTGTTGAAGAAAAATCGGGAGCTCAAGCAGAAGAATAAGGCATTGAAGGCGGTGCTTTATAACTTTAATTTGATCTTTGATTTCAAGGAGGAAAAGCAGAAGAAAAACAAGAAGTTGAGAACAAAGATCAAGACGGAGACAGAGGAGCCGACATTGTGTGACACACTGACCGATGACGATGATGTTGTGTTTGTGTGTTCTCATTCTGATGACGGAGAGGAAGCGGCCCCGGAAGTTGTCAATTTGGTATCCGATGAAGAAGAGGAGGAGGAAGAAGAAGAGGAAGTTCTCGCGGATGTAAAGCCGAACATTCAGATCAAGTTGGAAGAGCCCGTGACAGAAGAAGTCGAGGAGGAAGAGGAGGAGGAAGAGGAGGAGGAAGAGGAAGAAGAGGAGGAAGAGGAAGAAGAAACTGCCACTCCCGCCGTTCAGCAACCCGAAGAGGAGGAAGAGGAAGAAGAGGAAGAGGAAGAGGAAGAGGAAGAGGAAGAGGAAGAGGATCAACCCGAAATCCCCACTGCAGAGGAGGGGGCGTCCGGGGGAACCTCAGGTTCCCCGGAACCGGAAGAGGAGGAAGGTTCGGTATTTGAGATCACGATCAAGGGTAAGACGTATTATACCGACGACGATAAGAATGGCGCTATTTATTCCATTCTAGAAGATGAGGATGTGGGTCCTCAAGTGGGTGTCTTCAAGGATGGTGTTCCAAAGTTCACCAAGAAGTAAACAATACCGTTATAATTCATAAAAAATACCTTTTTTTATGAATGCACTAATTTTTCTTCGTTTTTCGCGTACGGGCGATTTTTTTATTCCTTGTTCTTCGTGCCTTTCCGCCGCGAATAGGACTTTTATCCTTTTTGTTTTCCTCTTTCAATAACTGATCCACGATCTGTGAGAACAATGCTAGTCTCGCATTCTCAAATTCGAGTTTCTTCTTTTCCAAAGACATTTCTCCTTCCCGAAATCGCGACGCAATAGCATTCTTATTCACTTCCATTTTTGCATTGAGTTCGGATTTAAAATACACAATCTTATCGGACAATTTACTAGAGAATTTATTTACGTTCGAAGCAAACTCCTGTGCTAATCCAAATAAAGCTTGTCCCTCTTTGGACTTACCGGATTTTAAATAGTTCAGCAAACTATAATCATTCAATGGTTCTTCTACTTGAAATGCATTTGCGGCGTCTATGTATTTACTGAGATCTTTCACATTAGCTAGGACCTTCTTAAAATTAAACTCGACATCTTGATCCGACGCTGAACTGGAAGTGGTTTGCGTCGCATTATTTGATGACTGCGCTCCATTTTCATTGGCAGTAGAAGAAATGGACGAGGTCAAGTCAATCATGGGACGATTTATATCTACATCCCATTTATATCTATTTTTTTCAATAGATGCTATGGTTGACTGATTTTCTATTATCTGTTCAAGAAGTTTACCCAAATTTTCATCTTTCTTCTTACAATCTTGTTTATCCAAGTTTTCAGTAACCTTTGTGTCCTCCGGAGTTAGATCGCAAAGCACATAAATTTCTGTAGATCTTTCCTTAGAACTATTGTAGCCTTTGGGCATTATTAATACAGAACCAACGTCAAGTAAATCCAAAGTTTCTTTTTTCATTCCAACCGCGGTTCCTAATATGTAATAGTTATAAATGTTATCAAATAAAGTGAATAATGCGACAACATCGTCTTGTGTTTTTAAATCAATCAAATTCTGCAACTTCATGTTCGACGTTTCCTTTTGGTTTGATTGATACTTCTCAATTGCTTGCATAAAAAATAAATACTCATTGGCTATGGATTGACCCATATTTTTTCTATTCTCGTCTTTCGTTAATCGTTTTAATTTATCTAATTCTGAAAAAAGGTTCGTCGCATAATCGATAGTTTCTGCTGTTTTATTTGAAGCGTCAGATTTATGTAACTTGATTATGTTCGAAATGTCTGTGTTGATTTTGTCGATTTGTTTACGAAGACCGCCTTTGGATGCAGCGCTTTTTAACTCAAGATATCCGTTTGTAGGAATTTTAATATATTCTATGACAGAAGAAATCAACTCCGTATTGGTTTTCATAGGAAGTAAAAAATTCTTAATGAACGTATCCGTTCCTTTTGGTATTTTTATGTTATCCTTCAACTCCAAACGTGTTTTTATATGTTTTGCGATTTCCTCATACATCGTTACATATGCAGAATAGCTTTCTATTTTCATTATATTTTTGTCAATAACGTTTTTGAGAAATGAGTACATCATTGCGACTTGTATTTGTGTTCCATTCTTCTCATTGCTCTCTCTCAAATATTTAATAGTATCATTTGAAACATTATCGCATAAAACGCTTATCTTTGTTTTTATGTTCTTCATTTTTACATTCAATACCTGTTTTTGACTTAAAAACCACGCGTTGAATTTCATGTATTCCGTGAAAAGCGCATAGTATTCGGGATTATTTAACACGTCATTCAACCAAACGAGTTTTGCAAACTGGTATTTTTTGCCTTTTAATTCAAGGTATGAAGTCTGTGGTGTAACAAATAATCCACTTAAACTAGGAAAGCTTATGTCCATGGGACCCTCGTTCAAAACATAATTATATGAAGTGGATACGTTTCCATCAGAAGGAACGGTGTTGAATAATATTTTCAGTGTTGTGAGAACATTCTTTTCTATAATTTCGGACCTCTCCGAATAATAAGCATTCTGTTCACTTTCGTCTGTTATTTCTAATTTGGACATGGCAAGTTGAAAGCTTGATCTGTTTTTATTCACAAAATCGCGATGAAATTTTTCACTGAAGAAAAATCGAACACGGTCTTGAAAAGGAAGCCTCATCAATAAATCATGTGGATAAATGTAAGCATATGTGAATATGGGAGTTTTCTTCATGTCACCGGTCACCTGCAATGCCGGATGTTTCAACATGTCTATGGAGAACACCACATCGCGATCTTTTGGATTACTTGCATTAAAATTAGTTCGTAATGTGATTTTGAGAGTTTCTGTATTATAATTCATTCTTATAATATGGAAATATTTTTGTTTTGCGAGTTCTAATACAACACTTGTTGACGGCTCTGTGTGTTTGTCGATGCAGGGTTCTCTAAAGAAAGCGGATTTTCTTCTTGCTCCTTCTGTCGTTCCGCTTTTTCTAAAACCACCTTTGCTTTCATTATTTCTTCGTCACTTACTTTATCGTTGTTAATTAGATCTAAATGGTAATCACGGAACCCTTCGGGTAAACAGCAAAACATACTATCTTCATGGAATAAATAGTCCATACAAATCACAAACACTACTGTAATGAAGAATGCCACATAGATGTCGCGAGTTCCCATCCATGCCATCGCAAAGACCAAGATCTGTTTACTAAATGTGTATTTCAAATAGGATTCCATCGTTTTGCTTAATTTGATAGTCACAAATTTGGACGCAATATTCAGAGTAATGATCATTAAACCGGCGAATAATTTACTTTTATTAGCAGCTGTGATATAATCATTCAAATAAAAGAATAAACGGTTTACGTATTTGTTGATGGATTTCATTGTCTTTCCCATTTTGTTCCCGGTATAAATACTTAGGATATAAAAAATTAGACCGACAAAAGATGATGTCATTTGAGCGTAAAGGGAGGGGTCGCAGGGGAACCTTAGGTTCCCTGCTAATTTAACGTGCTTAAATGTATCGAGTTATCTACCTTTATCTTTTCTTCTTCGATAATCGATAATTTACACGATTTGTCACAAGGATTGCACTTTTTGTCCTCGAATTGTATTTCCGGGAAAACATGCTGTGCCATGTCCGTTTTTACCGCATTTCCTTTATATGTTAATGCGCCGTCGACACAATTCTCTTCGCGAAATTGATGAACTGCATTTTCATGGCCGTTGTGCATCGCATCGTCTTTAGCAACATTTTCTGTCGCAGATCCCCCGAAATAGTTAAAAATGTCTTTCATGTCTATCATGGTTTCCACATGATCTATTTGGTAATGATATATAACCAATCCGCAAATCAATAAACCGATGTATTTATCTATGCTTGTATAAAAAATTATAGTCGCAATACAATACAATTTTCCTAAAACTGAATGGGAAAATGACGTGGTGTATTGTGGTAGTACAATCAATACAATCAATAGAATGGCGGGTAAGTATAAAAGAGGATTTTTAGCCATAGATCTTTTATATATCGCTATAAAATTTTTATGAAACTTTGTTTATGCCGTAACTTTGTCGCAAAATATTATCTAGTGATTTTTTAAGTATAGGATTAAATTATGTCTTTAATATCATCGGCATCTCCTTGGACAAGTGATGATAATTCAAAAAAACGACAGTCTACCATGAGAAAAACGATAAAATCGAAACCCGCTGCTGATATTCCGGCAGCGAATGTATCAGGCGACTTGAACGAATATGCGTCTACAGAAAAGGATTATAGAAATATGCAACCGGCAACGATTGAAGAGACGCAAATCGGACTACAAGACCGTAATAACCGTGTTAATGACTTATTGAATAAAATAACCGCTGCTGATAACGCAGGTGATGCGAAAATGGGAAATTTCACTCCCCTTCCTAATCCGGATATCAATGTGAAGAAAGATATGGATGATAACACGGGGGATTTAAAATATGTATTACCGAAAATGTCCTACCCTGGTTCTGTCAACCCTCAGAAAATCGGAAACTATGTAGCAAATGATGCCGGATCCAATCCTTCCGCCGTTTATAGCAATTATAGAATGAGTTACGAAAAGCCTATATTATTTAATAAGCCAGTAAATACAACACAGGCGCCTTCCGGTATTACGGATAATAAACTTTTGGAAAAGATCAATTACATGATCCATTTGTTAGAGGAAGAACGCTTAGAAAAGACGAATAACATCACGGAAGAGTTCATATTGTATACGTTTTTAGGAGTGTTCATCATATTTATTGTGGACGGGTTCTCGAGATCGGGAAAATATGTACGCTGAGTTTCGCAAATATAAATTTTATATTTGTGAATTATAATGGATTGTCAATTGCAAACATGGACTATTGAGACGGATAATGATGAAGAATGCATAAAAAAAATGAAGAACACTTGCGCGATAGATAAATTTATTATCACTAAAAAAACAGAATATTTAAAGCCCACAAAAAAATACCCTGAAATATTTAATAGAAGCGCAATAAGAACGTGGAAATTGGATACATCGAAAAAAAAATTTAGTTATGTTGAAAAATACATAAATGATATCGCGACGTTTCATTTAAAACGTATGAATATTGTTTATGTTCCAAAAAAACATATTATACAGTTTTGGTTTAAAAACAAGGCCGAAAACTATCCTCGCGCATTACATGTGGATTTTTATACAGATTATGATAAAAAAACAGTAGATAATGCGTTTTTGTCCGCGATTACTTATTTCGATCACGACGATATGCCTACCGTATTTACTAATATAAATGAAAAGGTCGCAAAGGCAGAAGATTTTGCTGATCAAAATAAGATTTGTTTTTCATTTCCTAGGCCACTGAAGCACGCATTTTTCTTAGGTAAACAATATTTTCACGGGCATTGGAAAGTGTTTGAAAATACGCTTCGAAATTCAAACAGGGATATGTTAGTAATCAAAGTTTGGGATGAATTGGACCCCGAGTTTATCGATACTTTTGATAATGAATTATATTCTTTTAAAGAAGAGTACGACACGCAATCGCCGCCTATAATAAAGTTTAAACCCGACAATAGAATAAAATATATATATCTCAAAGATAATACGTTGATAAATCCCGAATTATATAAAGACTTTATCGCAACTAAAATAAACAAACACTGTTGTTACCCATTTGGAGATCTTATTCTTAAAAACGGATATGATAAATACGACACTTTTATTTTTGAAGTCAATCCTGAAAAGTACGTAGAACCCGCCGCCGCAGTAAGTAATGAATTCGCGTTTTCTTATTTTTATGTGGTTCTTTTCATTTTGCTTATAGGGCTTGTCTATTATCTGTATAAAACCCCCGAAATTATTGCGGTTCTACATAATAGTATCTTACCACGAAATAGTGCAGGCATCCCCATATCCACTTTGACACTTTTATAATTTGATACGGTTCATAAAAATCACAAATGTTGATCGTTGTAACCTCCGAGTAGACGAACCTTTTTGTTTCCGGATCTCGGTAACACTGATACATTATGTAGTTTTCTTCATCAAATTCTTGATATCTATAGAATGCATTAGCTATCGTAATTTTATTCATGATACAATAATATTACGCGATATTTTTAAACGCTTACTAAGAATAATTTAGTTCGCCTTTTCCAATATGTAAATGTACTGGTATTTATCGTCGATACAAGATTTCATATTGAATTTTGCATGAACCGCAAAACCCGCGTTTTTTGCAGTCGCTAAAATATCTGAAATACTTTCCATGTATAATGTTTGCTCGTTCTTCCTCACATTTTTGGTTGCGTTATCCGTAAATGTTTCCGTAATCGAAACAGTTTTGTCCTTTATTTTTTTGAAATTGTAATTCGCCTTATATTGGAAATCGTTGAACTCTACGATGGAATCGGTAATACGAGAACTTTCGTAATTGTGTGGATTTACTTTTAATTTCGCTTTTGCGGCAGGAGAAATTGTATCAAATTTTTCAGGATTTACAAGATGAAGGATCAAATAACCATGTGGCTGTAACCATGTATTGCAATTGTAAAGGAATAGTCGCTTATCTTCAAATTGATAAATAGTGAAATACGTGCACAAGATATGAGTAAATGTAAATTTTTCAAAAGTCATGGGTTCAGTCACGTCGGCGCATTGGTAATCATTTTTTGGGTATTTTTTTTCCGCTTGTTTTACCATTGCTTCGGATTTGTCAATTCCGTATGCTGTGTATCCCGCTTTTCTTAGTTCATTTACTGTTGTTCCAGTTCCGCTTCCAACATCCAAGAAAACACTGTTAAACCCAGAAGGCTGCGTAACATTGATCACGTTTATCAATTCATGGCCAATTCTATGTTTTGGTAAATGAATGGTATCATAAATTTCGCAATAAAACTCGTCGTATATGTCATCGTCTTTTTTATAGGCGAACGGTACATCTTGCGTAAAGCCCTCTTTTGGAACTAGGTTATGAGAACCTTTGAACGTTTTATAAACAATAAAAATGATGGCCAATATCACTAAAAATTTCAATATAGATAAATTGGGGTTTGATGTATTTAATATGGAGTAAATATATTTTATCATATAGCTCTAGTTATATAATAAAACTACATTTTTTTATATAGATTGACTTATAGGCCGTCGCGCAATTGATTACGAGTATGATTGAAAAACGTATTTTTTCCAATCTGGCTAGATGCTAAATTCGGATGAACATTCTTATCAAGATCCGGGTTTTTAAATAGTAAGGGGTAAGGTTGTTCTGACGGAGAAGACACCACGGTTACATTATATAAATCGCTTTTCGTGGATGGAATATACACGCTTTGCTCAGAATTTTGTAATGAAAAAGCCTGATTTCGCAGTATTGTTTCCGTATCAACGTTGTTAAAATAGCTCATGGGCGGACCGTTTCTCGTTGCGGGGTTGAAATTTGTCGTTGTGTCATGTTTCACGTAATTTAATCTTTGTTCCTGAACGGGCTTTTTGCGGTCGACGATCGGAAATAAGGAATATTTGGTGGGAACCGGGCGGGGGTTATAGTTGGGTTCCAAAGGAACATCGGAAAAATAGCGAGACGAAATCCGGGTATTTAATTCGTCCACGCGTTCATTTTGTTCATAAGACACTCCCTCTGCCACTCCGTACATTTTATTATTATTTGAAATTGCATTCAGATACATTAGTGCTAAAATATATAGTATGAATATAAAATAATATAGCAGGGAACCAAGGTTCCCATGCGACACCTCCTTCCTCCGGTTGTTTTATTACTATTTAATTTGTTACGTGCTCGCTGCGAAAACATTTCCCCTAAATTCAATTTATTACCAAAATAATATCTAATTTGGTAATAAATAAACAGCTATAAACAATTTAAGGTCTATTTTATAGGGTGTTTAATGTCAAATCCAGTAACCATAGTAACCGCCTTTTTCGATATTAATCGTTCTCAAAACGGCGATGGGAGGACTATCGATCAATATGCCGAATGGATAAAGCAAACCCTGTTACTGAATTGTAATTTATATGTAGTCACAGAAGAGAAATTCAAAGACTTGTTTATTCAGTTTCGCCCACCCCAATATAAGATGTGTGTTCAAGTGATCGACCTAACTCAACTGCGGTTTTATAAATACGTGAACCGAATGAAAGAAATTATGGAGAGTGCTGAATATAAAAACAGGATACAAGACCCTGATCGAATTGAGTGTCGACTTCCTGAATATAATGTGATACAGTATTCGAAATTTCATTGCTTAGAGCTCGCCATTCATAATAATCCATTTCGGACAGACTATTTTGCATGGATGGACGCTGGGTTATCCAGGTTTTTCCTAGATGTGGATATAAATGTACCTTATCCTGGACCGAGGTTTGTCGAACACATTAAACTTTATCCAAATTATTTATACATACAAAAGCGCGTTGATTTGGAGAGGTTTCCTATGGACGAGGACTTTATTTGGCGATCTGATAATTTATTATCCGGGGGAATGTTTTGCGGCGGGATCAAAATTATACGCGCCTTATCGCGAATGGTGGAACATGTGTTCGTAAAGGAAATGTTAGACAAGAATAATGTGAATAACGAACAGGTGACTTTGGCTATAATATGGAAAAATTATCCGCACCTATTTCGTCCTATGCTGGGATTTCCCGGAACACATTTGTTTTTATTTAAATTGCTGTCGGCATAGCCTCCTTCAAGTTGTTCTTTGTATAAATATATTGTAAATCAATATAAACAAATGATGGCATATACTATAACATGTTTAAAAAAATAATTATATGGGGATTTCCAATACATACCCATACTCATAGCTATATTCATTATGGATGGCATAAGGGGTTCAAGCATCTGAATTATGATACGTATTGGTTTGATGACACGAATGTCCCCAACGATTTTGATTTCAATGATTGCCTATTTATTACCGAGGGATATGCCGATGGGAAAATTCCGATCGTCGCGACATCTACTTATTTTGTGCACATCGCCATCCATCCCGAAAAGTATATCAATAAGGTGAAGCGTTTCATTGAGATCCGCTATTTGGTCGATGGTATCAAGGACTGTAATTATAATTACGTATTGGATAAGAACCGATGCAAAAAGATCAGTGATTGCACTTATTATGAAAAGTTACACGATAATGGCGGATTGGCCGCGCATCATGATAACCCCGCGCCAATGGAATACGAATGCGTTTATACTTGTTGGGCCACCGATCTATTGCCTCACGAAATTATAGACGAGAGCGTATACATGGAAAGAGAACCCACTATTTATTGGTTTGGAAGCGCCAATCACACGAACACAAAAGAGATCGCGTTGTTTTTCAATGAATGCGCGAAAAATGGAATTAAGATCAATGTGAACGATCCATGGCGAAATCCATTGCCGTTTGATGTCGTTCAAGAACATACCATGAAGTCGATCATGTCGCCGGATTTCCGTTCGTCTGGAAATCCCGCCAAGATTGCTCTGGGCGAAACAGGAACTTGTCATAAAAAAATTGGATATATTGCCTGCCGGTTGTTTAAAGCGATTAGCTATGGGCATTTGGGGATTACGAATTCACGACATGCTTATGAATTGTTGGATAAGAAGGTCGTGTATAATGAGAATGAGAGCCAATTGTTTTATGATGCGATGACGCAATTACAAAATCACGATCTCATTTTGGAGCAGATGAAGATTGTGCGCGAGAAACATACTTATTTGAATAGGATCGCGGATTTGTTGGCTGTTTTAGAGTTGGAGTAGATTGATATAGACATCTTTAATATACATCACTTACTTTTAATTTCGTAATAATATTGGTTTTTGTATTCTGGCTTCCATTTGCCGTCACTGCCCCAACCGGAGACGAAATTGCTTTGGCCGTCAGGGTACCAACACGCAGTGTATGGTGAAGAACATTTATCTCCATTTTTTTTACTGCATGTATAAACAACGTCTCTTGACCCTGTTTTTTTACCTTTATTGTCAGTTATATCTTCTTTTTTTGTTATTTTACTATCTATTGGCGAAGCTTTCCCGTCCAACTTACAGGGAGCAATAGCAGGAGCAGCGCCTTCCATGATTGATGACGATATATATTTATATCCAACGTAAAATATAAACGCAAAAAGCGTTGCGTGAATAGCAGCAACCGCGAATTTGCTTCCCTTGGGAGGCAATCTAAAAAACGTGGCCGGACTTAATAAAAAGAATAATACGCCAGCGCAAACCGCTAAAATTATACTTTTCATATATCTTATCGCGCGATATTTATAGGGAGAACTTTAGGATCTTTACACCATTTTTCATTTCAAACGCCGTTTTTTTCTGTATTTTTTTGTTTTTCTTTTCATTCCTCCTAATTTATTTCTTTTATTAAATTCATCTCTTACATTTCTATACGTTTTACCTTTCACTCCATTTTGTCTGTCTTCTGGGACATAATCTATATCTGACAATTCATTTTTTATTTGAGATGTTCTTTTTATTGTTCTTCTTCTTACACCTATTTCTTCAATTTGGTTTAATGGTTCCCTATTTAACTTTTTTATTTTTTCTTCTTCTCGTTTTGTTTTTATGTTGTATTCCTTTTCAAATTTTTCTTTCACAATATCTCTGTGCAACCATTTTTCAAACTCATTTATTATTGTTTGTATTTTGGTTTTACCCGTTGTGTTAAATTCATCTATATCTTCAACCAAACTATAAGCGTCAGCATCGTCCCCTAAATTAAAACTTTTGAAAAAATTATAACCCTCATAAATATATTTTTCATTGAAATTCTGTCTTACTTCTAGGCTATTACTTGTTAAGTTATATCTACCGCTTTCTAACAATTCATAAAATATATCTTTGTTTTCTTGAATAAATCTAACAAAATTTATTTTATCATCATCAAAATGTGGTATCATATTTGTTATATACAATAACTATATTTTAGAATTTATAAAGACGGCGTTTGAAATAAAAAATGGTGTAAAAAGAAGTTCTCGGCTCCAAAAAATTGAAACCACAAACCGGTATTAAAATAAAAATGTATAACTCGGTTAGCTCAGTTGGTTAGAGCATCAGTCTTATGAGCTGAGGGTCATGAGTTCAAGCCTCATACCGAGTAATGCCCGGGAAGCAACAGTCCCGGTTCCAGAGTTGTATGATCTCTGTTAAAACATGCAACAAAACCCGGTTAGCTCAGTCGGTAGAGCGCCAGACTTTTAATCTGGTGGTCGAGGGTTCAAGTCCCTCATCGGGTGTTTCGGGAGCCAACTCCCAAAAATGAGTTGGTTGATCTCCGAAAACATTCCGGTTGGATGAAATACAAAGGATTACATAATAAAAACAAAATAAAAAATGGTCCCATAGTGTAGTGGCTAGCACCACAGACTTTGAATCTGTTATCCCGGGTTCGAACCCCGGTGGGACCTTCATAAAACACAAAACCGATAAACAGAACAAAACCCGGTTAGCTCAGTCGGTAGAGCGCCAGACTTTTAATCTGGTGGTCGAGGGTTCAAGTCCCTCATCGGGTGTGCGAGTTGTCTGTCTCGTAAAAAACAGACACCGGCCCTATGGTGTAACGGTTAGCACACAACCTTTACACGGTTGAGACACGGGTTCGATTCCCTTTAGGGTCAATGAGTTTGCAGGCACTCATCAAAAACTTGCTTGCGGCAACCTGGCCGAGTGGTTAAGGCGATGGACTTGAAATCCATTGGATCACGTCCTCGTAGGTTCGAATCCTGCGGTTGTCGAAACTTATCCCTACTAGTCTATCGGTTAGGATATACCCCTTTCAAGGGTGAGAGCGGGGTTCAACTCCCCGGTAGGGAACTCGAGTTGACAGATCTCCCAAAACTGTCATCAGCAAGCGTGGCCGAGTGGTTTAAGGCGACGGTACCCTGGGGCCCGTCATCTAAGATGCGGAAATTCGAAGCCGTTATCTATGATACGTAGGTTCGAATCCTACCGCTTGCAATGGGACACAAGTCCTAAAAACAGTTGTCAGAACTAACAAAACTGACACCAAAAGCAAGCGTGGCCGAGTGGTCCAAGGCGCTGCACTCAAGTTGCAGTATCTACGGATGCGTGGGTTCGAACCCCACCGCTTGCAAAAAATAGTCTTCGCACAGCAATTCGCAAACTTTCACTTATTCGAAAATCAAACGAAGACAGCAAACTAAGAACCTAGCATTGGCAGTATAGTCGGACGCGGCTACTAACCGTATATTGGTTCACACAGCAATTCAACCTAATAAACTTATAACAGTTTGGATGTTCTGTAAAAACATTCACGTTTCCAACCAGCAATTCAAACAAATTCAATTTTAGAATATATACGGAAACAGCACCCCAGCAGCTATGGCCGAGTGGTTTAAGGCGACGGACTTAAGACCCGTTATCTATGATGCGTGGGTTCGAACCCCACTGGCTGCAACACCTCCTTGAGAAAAGGCGATCACCCAAAACCTTTTTTCATGATCTTCGCGGATCATGAAAAAACCATTAAAAAAAAACCTATTTAATATATAATAAATGTCATTAAGAATAGCAGAAGTATGCAATCTAAATAGTAAATGGTTTTCTGATTTTTTATCTCCTAATGCAAAAACAAATCCTAGTTTTTTAAATATAAAAGCAAAAATAGACGCCTATTATGAAAAAGCTAAGACTGAAGGGAAAAACACATCTTTATTGAGAAGCGGGGGAATAATATTTAAAAACTGTATTAAAAAAAAACTAAAAGAACTGTTACAAAAAACAAAGAACGACCCCGAAAGAAAATCACTACAAGAACGGCTAGAATGGTTTAAGAGTAGTCAGTGCACTTCGGTATTTGCAAAAAGATTAACGGGAAAATACGCTGACTATTTAACTGGGTTCTTTGATACTGGTCGAGGCGTTCCGTGGAGACCAATTTTAGAAGGCCCTGGCGGGTTTACCAAATCAGATGGAGCTAAATTAAACATGGCAAAAAAACAATGTTTAGTAACAATAGGCGATTATTCCACAAAAGATTTGTGTTATATATGCGGCGGAAAACTATCGGCAAAATTATTTGGGCCAGAATGTGAACATCTTTTAGCTATTGAAAGCGCGTTATGTCATCTATGGATAGCAAAAGATACAGAAAAACTAGACGAACAAGATGCAGATGTTAAAAACTTTATTAGCAAGGAATATAGATGGGCCCATAAATGTTGCAATAGAATTAAGTCAGACCGAGATTTAATAAAACAAATAAAAACTGGCTATTATCAAGTAGACGTTAGTGGAATTTTAAATTTATTAGAAGAAATAAAGACTTCAGATAAACACGATTGTCAAGACTTATTTGTTAAAAGGAAAGCCTTTCCAAAGGGATTTGCCGATACTACAGAAAATAATAAAATCAGACTTATGGGAATTTTTCAAGAGCTCGTTGACATCATAAACGGCAATATTGATGAAATTGGTAAGGATTATTATCCAATATATATGAGATATCGGTTTCTAAGCGCAATAGCCGACGATCACTTTGAGCGAATAATATCCGAAGGTTCATTTGGTGGAGGGGAAAAAATGATAGGAGGAATGATGGAACAGGAAGAATTTCTTGATAATATTCTAACATCTGAAGAACTAGATAAAGAAATAAGTGAAGATGTTGATGAAATTATATCAGAAATAGAAAAAAATGAAGAAGAACCGAATTATTATGAACCATTATATGAACGAATACAAACAAGGGTTATTTATGACGAAGAGACTGGAACACCAGATCTCACGGAGATTTGTTTTTATCCATACAAAGAATATCATACAATTCTAGAAAAAGCGAAAGCAACTGGAACAATCATGCCTATATTTTTACCAAAAAAAAGTTATTATTCAGAAGACGGAACAACAAAATATTCGATGCCTATAGGTAATAATCCATATGGAACTTTTGGCGACGAAGAACCATCAATTATTGAAGAAGAACCACCATCAAAAAAAAGTAGAAGGGGGGGTTCAAAAAGGAAATTAAATAAAAAGAGAAAGACAAAAAAACGCAATAATATAAGGAATACGCGATAAAATTTATGCGGGAATAATCGCCCGCGGGACAAAGGCAAACAATACCAAGATGAGAACCAAAATAAATAGGAAACCTACGGCGGAATATTGACGAGGCAAACAATGGGCCTGTTGGAATTCCCATAGATCCAATTGGTAAGATTTTCCATAAAGATTTTTATAGTCGATACCCGGCTTCATGGAACAGGTGTTTTTGGTAACTGGAAATTGCGCGTTCACGTAGTCGCATTTTTTTTGCTTTTCCTTTTCGGCGGCTTTATATGCTCTCCTTCTTTGCACAGACGTCATTCTAGATCGACGCACCAAAATATAACGACCATCCGTAAACATACAGAATGAACCGAGAATTACAAGGATGGTTTGGAACTTCATATTGACTTTTGCAGTGAAATTTAATTAAAACAATGAAGCAACGCAATGGTTCAATTTTTTCGGAGAACTTTTTTGGAAAACTTTTCCGAAAAATTGACTTTTTTTTTCGGAAACTTTTTAAGGCAACTAAACCAAGAGCTAGTCTCTAACTCAAAGCAATCAACAACATGTCCCGCCCCGTTTCCCCCTTTATTGTGTTTTGCCACGCCAAGCGCAACGAAATCAAGGCCGCCAACCCAAATGCAAAATTTGGAGACATTGCCAAGCTGCTCACTGCTGAATGGAAGAAGCTGAACGCATCCCAGGAACAAACATATGTCCGTCAAAATGTCACTGTGTCTCTCACGCCCGAGCCATCAAGCGATGCCGGACTACGCCGCTCATCGCGTTTGAGAAACAAGCTCCGTGGCGTCGATTTCTTTGGCCGCAAACTGTAATATAGAAATAATCGTCTTGTGCTTTAAAACGAAAACTGGGGTATGTCACCCTTTTTTCATGAACGGAGCCGTTTTGGAGAACTTTTTCGGAAAAAATTGAAAACTTTTTTCGGAAACTTTTTAAGGCAACTAAAACCAGAGCAAGTCTCTAATTCAAAAGCAATCAAGATGTCGTACGAGTATTATGGTGATGCTTCTTTTGGCGTGGAAACCAGCCACGGGTGGCGCGTTTACCCAGGAGGAGAGAAGGAGCAAATTGACGCATTGGGCAAGGAGAACGAGGAGATGAAGACGCGCATCGCCATGCTGGAGCATGAAAATGCCGATCTGAAAGAGATGCTGAATGCGGGCTCAAAGAGTTCGGCATGTAAGAGCATCCAATTGTCTTGCCAAGAGGAGACGATCGCCCTTCTGCGTAAGAAGATTGAGGATCTAAACAGCATGGCAACGACGGGTTTTACCCTGAAGGGGGCATTTGACTATATCGCGGCTCATTTCGCAGAAAAGCAAATCGTTATGAAAGATCTCGATGCCCAACATGGCCCAGGAAGCGCCGCCAAGAAAAGCAAGATCATCGCGAAGAACCCCGTGTACAACGAGTTATTTTATGGGTTTGACGCCGAAGGGGCACTTGAGGATTTGTACGAAGAACACATTCCTATTGCATTTCGTGGAATGCGTTGATATAGAAAAAAAGAGAAAAACCAAAAAGAGAAAACTGGGGGCCAACCCCTTTTTTCACGCATCTCAAAATATAATTCAAGATAAATACATATAAAAGAAACCTAGCATATATAAAATACAATGTCCAACGAACTCGTTCAAAGATATAGAGCGCATTTATTGAACTGTTTTGATAATGCGGAGAACTTTCAATCCAAACTTATCCCCGAAATCTTCGCGCTTCATGGGATGACCGGTGTCAACACCAAGCATTTTTACAATAATGTTCTCGAATTAGAAGGCGCGCGTTATCTCGAAATCGGTTGTTATATGGGATCGTCGACATGTTCTGCGATGTATGGCAATCATGCGCACATAACGTGCATTGATAATTGGCACGATTTCATTTTAAACGAGCTTCATAATGGCGTTGACAAAATGGGACCCATCAAAGCATTTGTTGATAATGTAAACACATACATGGGCGATAATAAGCTGCAGTTTTTTAATGAGGATTGCTTTGCCATTGATACCAATAAGTTAGGCAAGTTCAATATCTATTTGTTTGACGGAGATCACTCTTATGAGGCGCAATATATGGCACTTACCCACTATATTAATAATATGGATGATACCTTTATTTTACTCGTTGACGACTGGAACTGGGAAGATGTTCGTCAAGGCACATTTGATGCTATTCGCGATTTGAATTTGAAGGTTGAATGGAAAAAGGAGATCCGATTGACCCAAGATAATTCGCATACACCCCCTGATATCGCGCATGCCACTTGGTGGAACGGTATCTATGTTTGTATTTTGACCAAGCCGGCAGGGAACCAAGGTTCCCCTGCGACCCCTCCTTCCTAAGGCAGGGAACCAAGGTTCCCCTGCGACCCCTCCTTCCTAAGGCAGGGAACCAAGGTTCCCCTGTGACCCCTCCTTTATTCTTGGTGATTACCAAGAATAAAACGAAACAACGATCTACAGGCTCGCGTTTATTTTATTCTGCCAATACGACATTTTCAATTTGTCATAATTATATTCGGTCTCCAGCATCTCCGTCCATTTCGCCTCCAAAATCTCAGGAGTTAACTCATCGATGTCCTTCCAGTGATCCACATAGAGGATCGGTAAATCCTCGAACTGCTGATACCCCTCATATTTCTCCACAATAGGAATACATCCCATGGTTATACTATCCCACATACGATACGTATCTATTCCAGCGCCGCGTGGGCAAATCGAAAATTTGCTCGTCGCCAAATCATCATAATAGGTGAGAACGTCTTCTTGCGAATAACGACGAGGGTGCATCTCACACTTTTTACAATAGACAAAATCTTTACGCAGAACCATCTCATAAACATGCTTACGTACAAATCCGTACCAATGGTAATTCATTGGTGGTAATGTCACATTATAATAACATAAAATGTTCTTATTGGTTTTTGTAAATTGATCCACGTGACGGAAAAACGCCTCGTTCTTGAAATCACGGCCGATAGGGATCATTTGGATCTTGGGGTGTAATTTACCCACGGCGTGCGCGTAAATCATTTTCACATTATCATGAATTTTATCTAGACTGGATACGTCGATTTTATCAAAATAAGGCGTCGTTTCCAACTGATCTTGCGTGTCTTGGTCGTAAGGGACAAAATCGTTGTAATTTTCTAATATATGTTTTTTTGCCTTTGGAAAATCCATATCTGGATTAATAGATAACACAACAGTATCCTCGCTGACTGTTACGTGTTCGATATTATCATCCGGAGTGAAATACATATAACGATTATTTGCATTGGATAGATCTTTGAAATAGTCATTCATACGAAGAAGAGTGATATAGTCATTCCCAAAATAATTCGTTGTCGCTAGATATTCCCTTAATTTCATGGTAATATAAATATAATAATAGATATATTTATATGGGTTTTTCGTTATTCATCCAATAGCATCAATGCCATCGCTGCGTAATTATGTAAGTCCAATAGCGTGTCGCGAATGCCCTCGTCGTTTACCAAATTTACGCCGTTCTTAGTGATTGACATCGACCGTTGGAGTTTATCTTCGATCCGCATGAGTACACCAATGACGCCGTACTTTGCAAACGCGTCTCCATAGTCGATATTCTTCTTGGTAAATAGTTCAAGACCTTCCTGTTGGACCTTTTTCATCTGATCTACTCGGTTCATCGTGAATAACAAATATAAAGGATAACGTTTATATTCGTTTGTTAGTTATTTAAAAAGCTTCCTATTTTGGAAGCGAGTAAGGCGTTTGTTTCCTTCCCGTGTACCTTGCCTTTGGTTAAAATTCTGGAGGCGGCCTTCTTTATGAATTTGGGGTCGATCTCATAAAAGTTGAACGTGGCGGTTTCGCGTACGCCCTGATCATCATGATAAGGCGTCCAATCGTAGAAATTTCCTTCGCCGCGTAACCTACCGCATGTGCATCCTTCTAGACCTAATCGGTTTCCACTACGGCATTCGTCGCATTTTTTATCTAAGGGGGCTTTATACAATAATTTTATATCACGGAAACTGGGTTCTCGAAAATCTTCTTCACCTTGATATATTCCCGTTTCCATGGTATATCTTAATCCGTTCCCGTTATTTGGATTGTCAAAATAATAGTGTTTCCCTATTTTCTTCTTTCCTTTGATCGGTATTAATTCTTTTTTGAGATCTTCTAATTGTTTCAATGTAAGCATAGAAAGATCCACCGGTTCGGGTTCAGGATGAGGCTCTATCACGGGCTCGTCATCATAGTATTCATCTTCGTCATAATAGTCTTCTTCATCATAGTCTTCTTCGTACTTTTCTTGTTCTTCTTTCTTTTTTTCTTCTATGCGTTGGCGATTTGGCGGGCAAGGATCCATTTTGGACGGACCGCACCCCGCACCCTTCATTTTTTTGGCCCGCTTTCTTGTGGTTCTCTTCTTATTGGCCTTTTTTGCTGTCTTTTTCGGTATCTTAGTAAGGCTCTTTTTTGGCATATTATATCAGATATAATATGTCATGAGAAAATTATGCCAATTTTTTTCCTACGCCAACGTGTACCACATCCACTCCTTCCTTCAGGGGAATGTAACGGTTGGGGTCGATCACACACGATCCCTCGGGGAAATCATAGGTCTGGAATACCGAATGCCGGCATCCGATGAAATAGATCTTCTTCTCTAACTTGAAATCCGTGACGGTAACGTCGATGTGAGGATCGTATTGTTCGGCTGCAATATTTCGGAGGGCCAGTAAATTCTTCACTAAAATGGCTGGGCTTCCCTCGATCAAATTCGTCTCCGGCTTGAACGACTTTCCGAGAACACAGACGTCTAATCCGGTCTCTTTGATCTTCTCCTCGATCAAGTCCACGAAGAAATCCGTCTGCTTCTCACGCTTCTTCATGATAAAATCAAAGTAGTTATGCTCAATGCCGAGTTCACGGTTCAACCACGACATCGCAATATTATCACGAGGATGGCACCCGCCCCCGTCGCCCATTCCGCCCGTGAGATATGATGTCGAAACTAACCGGCGCGTTCCCAACTTGAGCGCATTCGTCACATCATCCACATTGGTGTTTGGAAGGCGATGGCACATCTCCATAATATTATTGGCCAATACCAACTTCGTAGTAATAAAGGTATTGTAGGAGACCTTGATAAGCTCGGCGTTCTCCAAAGAAGTGGAATACACCTGACCATCCGTAATGGTCGAGTAAAACTCGCGCACTTTGGCCTCGGCGTCATCGTCCACGCGTCCGAGCAAAATGAACTCTGGGTTATAAAAGTCATAGACCACCGTCCCCATGGCAATGAAAAAAGGGTTATAACATAACTGGATATAAGGCGATAGCTTGGGTAAAATGTACTTACGCAATGTTCCGGGGAGAACCGTGGAAATGATCGTCACAATCTTCTTTTGCTGCATCTGGTTGAGTTCCGCGCTCAATGCCTCCACACAACTCACCAAATAGTCGTAATTGAAATCACAGCGCTCCTCGGGCATGGGAATATGTCCCTCGAACTGCTTTTGGTGAGGCGTCTGAATGGCCACGAAAATAATCTCGGAGTGCTCAATGACCTCACGCATAGTATCCGCGATTTTGGCTGTGGACTTCTCTAACATGGCATCGAGCGTATTCTTTCCGGTCTCATCAGTTTCCTTCGTGTATAACATGTCCTTCGGACGCTTCGATGAATTATAGGCCGGATTGATATCATATCCGAGAACATCGTGACCTTTATTGTCAATTGCAACCGCGACGGGAAGACCTAGTCTACCCAAACCAATGACGCCGATCTTCATAGTAGATAATGTGTTTAAAAGAGCGAATATCTTTATACTATTTGAATGTTTATATATCTATTTAAAAAAAGAAGAAGAAATTAAGTTTTTTTATCGATTGATCTTAAGTCGTCTCTTCTCTTCCATAAAAAGCCCATCCACGAAATTCTGATCCAATTGCAAAATAGAATGGTTTGCCATCCTCCATTCATGAACTGGATGATGCACCCATCCCATAAACACAACATCACATGTATGCGTCATGTCTTTTTGTCGAACCGTTATGGTTACCGTGTCCCCTTTTTTAGGGTTTTGAATAGATAAACAACGCGCCGCATTATACCATTTTTCTACACCCGTGTCTGGGAATTTACAAATTGCCACCTTGTTCGCGACACCTAAATAGTACTCTGGATAATTTTGCTTGTAATGAAAGTGCATCCATAGCTTATCCATATTCTTAGATACCTTGGATCTTGACTTCCGGATGACGAAGTCGCCATAGTTCGACGAACCATGGGGTTCGTAGGGTATGTACCATGGTGTCCTTCCTGAAAAATCGGTCTCTTTGATGGCCATGTTAACTTCTGACATGTTGTTGGTTGTTTTTGAGAACTTTATTTCTAGTTTTTAAAAGGTCAATTTTTTATACATAGGGAACGAAATAAATTTGCTCTGCTAGCTGTTTATCCATATTTGCGTTATATTTTTCCAACAATATCTTCCAATACAATAGCACATTTTTCTTTTCTAACAAAGAATGCACGAGTTCAAACCCTTTTTTTGCTTTTTCATAGGCAAGTTCTCGTTTTCCGTTAAAATATGTTATCGCATATTTACAATCGTGGGCCGTATTTGTTGTAATTACGCATTCTAGCAATTCTTTATAAAACATCCAATATTCCAACCAAGGTTTCATTTGACCTTTATAATTCATCACATAAAAACAGAGAGATCCCGTCATCAATAAATATTTCAAACGACTTGCGTATGCTCCGTTATGGCCATTTAGATGTAACAAATATTTATAAGTTGCCAGATCTTCTCTGGATATGTATTTATCATTTACGTAATTCCCGTTGTTCACTATGATTTGTTCCACATTCGGCGTTTCACCGAAATTCGTGTTCGCCAATCGATCGTTGTCGTCGTTCAGTGTTCCCACAAATATAACGGCGTCTTTTTTTTCATTCCAGGCATCGAAACTTTCCGTGAATGGTTTGGATACATCGTGTAGAGATTGGCGAACATTATCATAATGCATTGGCTCTTTTGCATAAACAGCTGTATATTCATCAAACGTAAAACAGGGCGCGGGGATATTTTTTTTATTTGTATTTAATTGAACTGCATGTGTAAATAAAAAACAGTCGTCATTAGGCGTATGATCTTGCGTGCAATACGCGAAAACAGTGTTTGGAAGTGTGTGTTCTTTAATTGTATCGCGTAATTGGTTCAATATCTGAATATTCCGTTCTTCTGTGATCACCTTATCTGTATAAATTTGATTATTCCATATCTGGACTTTTAATGTGGCATGATAATTTGGTATTTTTAGTACCTCTTCTATTTCGATTGTTCTCGGTACCACAATATCGGTGATGTTTGTTAAAATTTCTTCAACATTCATTGAATAATATAAATAAGGTCAATATTTATATTATTTGATTTTTAATAGACATTATTAGAACTAAATTCTTGGTTGTCCAAAAGTCCTAGCTCCTTACTCTTGCCAATGTTCTCCGTTCGGCACTTTGTGAAATACTCGGCGTCGGTCATTCCCAACTTCTTGAAGTCATAATGCTCTTTATATCCATGCAAAAACGCGCCGACCTTGGCCCCGCGATGATGCTCCGGATTATCCTTCCAGATACGATAACCAAATCCATTGATCGCGAAGAGAACCGACATCATGGTGTCCTCATGCTCGGTGACATTGATCCATGTATCGCGGCGAATATCCTCCAACTTGAATTTCGCGTTCTCTCCGCAGACACTATCGTATGCTTTATAAAATGCTTCGACGTTCATAATACTTCCTCCGCACCATCCCCAACCATTAATCTCCACACTGGGTTGTAGATTACGAATATAATCGGAAACGCGTTTCAGGTCCTCACGATTACCCATAGTCCAATTATTATTCGATACGCCATTCTTGGAACCACACCCCACGCCCGCCAAATAAGCATTGGGATGATAACAGATCTTACCTTGACAAATAACATCTGGATGTAAATGTATCATCCACTCCGTATTTGCCAACCTGCAAGCCTCCAATGTTCGTTCCAAAAACTCATAGGAACCTTGAATATCCGGATAATGGAGACAAATTTCACGGTTCTTTTCGATATAGATACATTTGTATTTCTTTGCCATTTCGGAGTAGTCAAATTGCTTACATCCATCATTGATGAGAACAATGGGTGCATCGGGATAAAATTTTCGGATCGAGAAAAACACATAGTCCCACGCCTGATGTTGATAACTACAAAACCCATAAAATCCCACCTTGATATCAATCGGGTTATATTCGTAGGGAGAATTCAAAATGCTCACGTATTCGTCAAATGAAGTAAATTGCATTTGTATTTATACACATGAAATTTACTTTTTATTCTATTTTATAAATAAATGTTTTATGCTAATGCCTCCTCCGACGTGACATATTCTTGATTGAGAGGATCGGCCGGGTGTCCGCCGTTCGGCCCCTCGCCATATTTCGGCGTCTTATAGATCGCAGCGACGTCATTGATGTCCTTGATACTATATATGGATTTTGACAACACGGCGTCGCTCACAAAGAATAAATTCACGCCCTTGTTGTTTGCGTATACCAAGGAATAACCATGCTTACGCGCCAAATTATAATACGCCAAAATACTGGCGCCAAAATAATTACCCGAGAATTCGGTGGCAGTTTTGAGAACAACCTTGTCCTCGTTGGCCAAATGTGTTGCGTTATATTCGCATACGAAAACGCGGGGCTTATACACCTTCAATACTTCATTCAGAACATAAAAGTCATGCGAATCGATATCCACCGATAATAGATCGAATTCCGTGGGAACATCGTGCTGTTGGAATAGCTCAACCACGTTCTCAGAAGTTACTGTGTGTTTATGTAAATTAATTTCCTCTTTCTCGACATTCATATCAAAAAGAACGCCCTTAAATGCGCCCATTTCTCTTAACGCACGCGTGTTGCATTGTGTTCCGTCCTCGGCGCCGAATTCCACGTAAAAACGATTGGATACGCCATAGATATTGAATAACTCAAAGAGAACGCCGTCTTCGCCCGATTCGGAATACACTGTGAGTTCCTTGGGTGAAATATCGATCTTCGCCTTTGGGCTCTTATCATGGAACGCTAACATGTTATGTTCATTGATATGGATCAGCTGGTATCCAAATCCCTTCAAATACTCCGTGATGTCGGGGATGTCAAAATCGATATTCAAACTGGCCTTCATCTCATCAGAAACCGTTTTATCGCACTTTTCGAACCAAATAATGGGCATGAACTTCTCGATCGTTTCTTTCGCGCCCATGAGAACAAGAATTTCGGCGCCTTCCACATCCATCTTGATATAATCGCAGCGCTCTAGGTTCAAACTATCGACCGTAATCATATCCACCGTCTCGCCGTTTTTTCCGAGGCCAATGCCGCCATAATTCAAGCGTTTTTCTGTGTCATATTCGATCTCGCAATCGTATCCGTCATATAACATATTACTAAGCGTGGTTTGCGTGATTGTGTGACCCATCGCCTTATTATTAACCGTGCAATTTGTAATATTGTTATCCTTGATGTTTTTATCCAAGAGCTCAAAAATACGGCGCTGAGCCTCAAATGCGAGAACCTTGCAATTTGCGATACGCCTGGAATAGACGATACTATGTGATCCGATGTGTGCGCCGATATCCAACAAAACCTTATCTCCGTCCAAGTTGTTCAACATTGGGACAACCGAATTGTTGATCAAGCCTTCTTCATAGACTTTTCCGTTAAATAGCTCCGAATAAAAAACGACGTCGTTTTTAAAACAGGTGATGTTTCCGTATTCCGTTTTGAATGTTTGCGTGCTCGACGCCTTGGCATTAGGACTTTGTGATTGTTCGACAAAATTCATCTTTATAGGGTATTATGAATTATTCTTTATTATGTATACGATATAATAAATAAAAGTTATTATATTTTATTCATGAAAATTATTCCATTGGGACTTCATTGTTCGGGACCAGAAGGCATTAAACGAGCGGGTTTTAGAGAATATTCTTATCCATTTGACTGGTTATGGACACCAAGTAAAACGACGCTTCAAATACTAGAGGTGTTGTTTTTCGAAGGAGTTGAAAACGCGGTTATTTATATGACAACCGGGTTTACATATTATGATTATTTTGGATGGGAAAGATTTGTTTCAGTAAACAAGGTAACTAAAAATCAGATGAACAGGGCGACTGGAATGGGTATAACAAATTTTAAGATCAATGACGAATATAAGGAGAAATTGCGAACTCGACTAACACGTCTCAGGACAGACATTTATTCTCAACAACCCATTGTTTTTATATACGCCGACGCTGCACATCCTGATCTCAATTATCATTTGGATAACGTAGATTATGCAGGAGACGCGACGGATTACTTATTGAAAATTCGCGATATCATTCTTCCTGTAAATAAAAACATACGTTTCGTTTATTTTTGTTGGCCAGCACGAACGGTACCCGGAAATGGTATTGAGTATCGCGAATTTTCTTATAAAAGCGAATGGGGCGACGTGTCTGATATTATAAAGAATTACCTACTGCTTTTTTCCGAGGATCCACCAAGTATAGTTTCCGAAGATCTATGTGTGTTCCCAAAGAAGGCATTTGCCAAGTGGTTTTAGGTCGAATGTCGTTAATTATTTGTAAATACTTATCCACTTCCACGGATATATCAAAATTGGCAACACCGTATTCTCGGATTTCCTTTCTACGCGATACTGACCTACTTTTGTTTTCTTCCAATCGATAAAATATATATTCCAAGTCATCGATCTTATCATCGTCGATGACGGTGATGAATTCTTTGGTTAGGTCCAAGTTTTCGGCAGATGAACGGTTCACGACCACACCTAGTCCTGCGATAAGAGCCTCTTTGACGACCAACGGATCGGCTTCGCCTTCGCTGAACAAAAATAAGTTTGCATAATTGGTAAGATTTTCATATAGAGTCGCTTTTGTCCATTCGCCCAAATAATTCGGCCGCCCTGTATTGAAATTCTCGTCATCGCAATTTCCCACGAAGTCGATCGTATGAAGCGACTGAAACCGCGCCTGATTTTTTCGTGGCGTAATTTTTCCGAGACAAATCGTTCGGTCGAGCTTGGGTGTTTCTGTAAATTGAAATAGCTGACTATTTATTCCGTTCTTTATTTTTTTTATGCGCGTTTTATCTGCACCCTGTTTAATGAGCGCGTTCATATCTTTATCAGCCAACACAAAATTATATACTCGTCGCTGTTTCACTAAGCTATAAAAAATGCCAGAGTATCCATCCGCGGAATGTTTTTCGAACTTATCGATATAAGGATAGTGACTGGTCAATGCTATACATGGACAACTGAAATAGTCGATCAAGTGAATAAATCGATCATAATGAAGGTGCACGAAATCGAAACGGCCGAGGTTTACCGTAGTGATTATTTCATTGGCGTCCTTCGTATTGATAATTGTAACATCATGTCCTCGCTTTTTCAGTTCATTATAGTACTCCCATATGAGAATTTCGATAGCTCCCCATCCCGTAGGAGGGATGGGCATAATTCCGGGTCCAATTAATGCAATCTTCATCTCTTTATTATTGACCAATAATCTTTATATATTTTTCGATGATTGACTTCCATGAAAAGTGATTGAGGGCATATTCTCGTATTTCGGCGCGGTGGGCCACACTATATTCGCGGTTTTCGCTGATCTTTTGTGAAACGTATTCCAAGTTCTCGAGTTGATTGTTCGGAATGACAGTAATGAACTGTTTTGTTAAGTCCAAATTTGCCACGCAACATTCGCTAATCACCAAACCCAGTCCCGCAATTAGGCCTTCTTTCACCACTAATGGATCTGCCTCACCACTGGATAATAGTACCAAATTGCCGTATTCAGTGAGATTTTTGTATAGGATCGTCTTCGTCCATTCGCCCAAATAATTTGGGCTAGTCACGTCAAATGGAGAATCGAAATAATTACCCGCAAATTCTATATCCGGAATAGTTTGATATTTATATTGTCCCTTTCGGAATTCCACTTTCGCAAGATAGATACTTTTATTGCAACGCGTCGGAGTATCAGAATACTGGAACAAGTCCTCTCTAGCCCCATTACATATTGTGTTTATCTTTCCTCTGAAACCATTGTCTCGATATATTAGTGTTAATATTGGGCTTATGGAATGAATGGTAATATAACGCTGATGCTTTATCACTTCTAAGAATATCCTCTCGTAGTAGTATTTGTATTTCTTTTTGAAGTCCGGATGACTGATATATGCGTAATGAGAACTATATATTACTTTTCTACACGCCAAATAGGGCGAAATTATAACATAGTCGTCATACATGATATGCACTACGTCGGGTTCGAGTGCGTTACATGTTTTTATCACGAGATTGAGATCTTTTTCATTAATAATTTCCACGCTGATGTCTGGATATTTGATGAGGTTTTGATAATAGTCCCATATTAAACTTTCTACTGCACCCCAACCAACAGGTGGAATGGGATTAAATCCTGGACCTATAATTACGAGTTTCATTTAAATGAATATGTAAAATTGCTTTTATATTTTGAATGAAAAAATAATATAAACCGTTTGCATTTATAATGAGTAAATGGCCACTATAGTTACATGTTACTTTAAATTGGATGTTTCAAAGGCTTCGCATGAATTATATAGCGAATGGATGAAAAATATGCTTGCGAATAATAACCCAATGGTCATTTTTTGCGATCACCATAGCGCTCCGGTAATAAAAGAATTACGTCCCAATAACGATAATACGAAAATTATAGTGATGTCTTACGAGGATTTTTATTGTTATAAATACGTGACAGTATTTGTACAACATACACGTATTGACCCGGAAAAAAGGGTGGGACATAGCATACCATTGTATTTGATTTGGAATGAAAAATCGAACTTTTTGAAACGCGCGGTTGAATTGAACCCGTTTTCCACTGACTATTTTTTATGGGTGGATATTGGTTGCTTTCGAGAACCAAACACGCAATATTTAAACTGGCCCAATCCTGCGAAAATAGCGGCTTTACCGAAAAACAAAATGCTTTTACTTAGTGTTTATCCATTCACGCGACAAGAACTAATGACAAATTCCCTCCAAAATTTACCGTCGTTTCGTTATGTAAACCGCATAGGAGCGCCTATATTTGGAGGCGATCGTGCCGCGATATTGACTTGGCACGCCAAATATTACGAAATGCTGGAATTTTTTATACGTATTCATTGGTTTATCGGAAAAGACCAAACCATTATGAACTGTGTGTATTTACTAAATAGAAAACTTTGTGCTTTGGTGCCCTCTATACCCACTCAAAAAGATCGATGGTTCTACTTACAAGATTTTCTGAAATAATGGTTGCGGGGCATAAATATATTTAAGGAATTATAATGATATAAAAATAGGATCCAATAATAAGTATGACAATTATAAATGGCCGGGAAATCGATTTTATAACATACAAACCGAATGTAATAAAGGCCGCCATACAGAATAATGATCCGATCGAGGAAAAACTTCATGTTATTGCAGTGGTTTCTAATCCTTGTCTATACGCGAAGCGATATATTTTGATGAAGGAATTCATTAATCGCATGGAGATGGAGGAGACGGATGTTATTTTATATATTGTCGAATTAGCTTATAAGGATCAGCGTTTTTTGATCACAGATAAAAATAATAAGCGTCACTTACAATTGAGAACCGAAGTTCCTATTTGGCATAAGGAAAACATGATTAATCTCGGCGTGAAGTATTTATTGCCAGAAAACTATAAAGCGTTTGCTTGGGTGGACGCCGATGTTGAATTTGAGAACACGACGTGGGCAAAAGATACGCTGAAGATTTTGAACGGAACCAAGGACGTGGTTCAGTTATTCAGCCATTGTATGGATATGGATAATCGCGAAATGGCAATGTCGGTATTTAATAGCGCGGGGTTCAAATTCGTGAAGAATGATATCTATAATCCTATTCGCGGGCCGAATTATTCGCACCCGGGATTTGCCTGGGCTATTACGAGAAAGGCGTATGAGAAAATCGGGGGTCTTTTTCAGACGGGTATTTTGGGATCCGGTGATTTTATTATGTTGACTTCTTTGTTTGGTGTTGCGGAAAAATATTTACATAAGGATTATGATGAGGGGTATAAGAGCGCGATCTTGGACTTCCAAAAGAAGGCGAAGAATTTACGCTTTGGATATACACCGGGCGTAATTCGTCATTACTTTCATGGAAGTAAAGTGAACCGTCAATACCAGGATCGTAATAATATTTTGATCGCGCATCATTATTCTCCTGAGAAACATGTTACCGTGGATGCTAGCGGACTGCTTATTCCAACTGCTGAATTTTCTGAGGAATTCCGTGGAGAGATCTATAATTATTTTGCGGCGAGAAATGAGGATGAATAATTCCGGGGAACCATATCCGGGGAACCTACGGTTCCCCGGACGCCCCCTCCCTTAAACAAAGTAACAACCAGTGCCCCTTTAGCTTAGTGGTAGAGCACCAGTCTTGTAAACTGGAGGTCGCGAGTTCAATTCTCGCAGGGGGCTTATTTCAAGGGAGGGGGCGTCCGGGGGAACCGTAGGTTCCCCGGAAGAAAATTGACTTTATTTAAAGGATATAAACTATTTCAGCTTATATCTTTCAACCATGGTTGTCCTTTGCAATACCCCTTTCCCCGAAAACACCCATTATGACATCCTATTCAACGCCTACCCCTATCCTCTCAGTGATTTCCAAAAGTACGCGATCCAAGCCGTCGTCGATGGCGATCACGTTCTCGTCACCGCACATACCGGATCAGGCAAGACCCTTCCCGCCGAATTCGCCATTCAATACCATAAAAAGCTAGGAAAAAAGGTTGTCTATACGTCGCCCATCAAGGCCCTATCCAATCAAAAATACTATGAATTCTCCCAGAAATATCCAGATATTACGTTTGGTCTCTTCACCGGAGATATCAAGACCAATCCCGATGCCGATGTTCTCATTATGACCACCGAAATTTTGATGAACTATTTGTTCCGCGATACCACAGCGCAGGCCGAAGCCCCGAAAGTAACCCTGGACTTCAATCTGGACATCGTGAATGATCTCGGTTGCGTCGTCTTCGATGAAGTACATTATATCAATGATAAGGATCGTGGTCAGGTCTGGGAGAAGACGATCCTCATGTTACCCCGACATATCCAAATGGTGATGTTGTCGGCCACCATTGATAATCCCGCTGGATTTGCCGATTGGTGCGAGAGTGGGCGTAACGGCGGCGTTCCCGATAAAAAGGTCTATTTGGCATCGACCAATAAACGTGTCGTTCCCCTCTCCCATTATAGCTTCATTACAGTGAACGAGGGGATGTTCAAGGGTATGAAGGATAAGGCGCTCGAAAAGAGTATCCGCGACAACACCAATACGCTACTCTTGTTGCAGAACGAGAAGGGCGCGTTCCAAGAAACCACGGTTCACACGCTCAATAAGATGTTGTCCCTGTTTGATAACAAGCAAGTGTATATGAAGCGCCAACAAGTTCTCAATAAGCTGGCCTTGCATCTGCGCGATCATGAAATGTTACCCGCGATCGCCTTTGTCTTTTCCAGAAAGCATGTCGAGATGTGCGCAAAAGAGATCACCATTCCGTTGCTGGAAGACGATAGTAAGGTGGGCTACAATGTGCGTCGCGAATGTGAGCAGATCGTGCGTAAACTCCCTAACTTCCGTGAATATTTGGAGCTCCCTGAATATAATTCGTTGGTTTCGCTCTTGGAGAAGGGCATCGGCATTCATCATTCGGGAATGATCCCTATTTTGCGTGAGATCGTGGAGTTGATGATTTCAAAAAAATATATCAAGATGTTGTTCGCCACGGAATCCTTCGCCATCGGTCTTGATTGTCCGATCAAGACGGCGATTTTCACGAATGTTTCCAAGTTCGATGGCGCGGGCCAGCGTTATTTGATGGCGCACGAATACACACAGATGGCAGGGCGCGCGGGTCGTCGTGGGTTGGATACCATAGGTTATGTCGTGCATTGTAATAATCTGTTTCCGGTTCCTTCGATGAACGACTATAAAACAATCTTGTCGGGAAAGCCACAACAGTTGGTCTCGAAATTTCATGTAGCGTATTCCTTGGTACTGAACTTGTTGAAGAATGGGCAAGATTGCGATTTCCACCGGTTTTCCGAGAAGAGTATGATCAAGAACGAGCTGGAAAAGTCGATGGCAGCGCAACGCATTGGCGTCGCCGATCTCAAAGACCGGCTAGAAAAGAAGGAACAAACGATAAACATGATGCGAACGCCTTATGCTGTCTGTCTCAAGTATATTGAGTTGGAATTCACGCTCAAAACGTTGGTTAATAAGAAGCGGAAGGAAGCCGAACGCGAAATGCAGTTTCTGAAGGATGAAAACCGCACACTTCTACAAGACATTGTCACTACAAACGAATATTTGCAATTGGAGATCCAGCATGACCACGAGAATATCGCACTAGAGTTTATGGACACCTATATTCAAAAACAGACCAACACGATTTGCGATGTTTTAGTCGACGAGGGGTTTATCGAAATCAAGGAAAAAGAACCCGTCAAGAAATATGGTTTCGTTGAAATGGGGAAGATCGCCGCGAATATTGCGGAGGTTCATCCGCTCATTATGGGTAAAATGATGGTCGCGTCAAATTATTTCCAATACTATTCGGTGCGTCAGTTGGTGGGTCTGTTTTCGTGCTTCACGGATATTAAGTTGCCGTCGGATGAGCGCGCGAGTTGCCCCCAGACCAATGATACGTTTTTGAAAGAGCAGATCCGTGAACTCTCGAAAGAATACGATCGTTATGCGTCCTTGGAACAGGATCGCCAATTGCGAACGGGTATCAATTATTATGATGCGCTTGTTTACGATCTCGTAGACATCGCGATGCAATGGTGTAACTGCGAAAACGAAGAGGACTGTAAATATTTCATCCAGACGAACGTGTTCGAGAAGGGGATTTCCATTGGCGAATTCAATAAGGCGATGATGAAGATCACGACGGTGGCAAAGGAACTGATGAGTACATGTGAACAAATGGGTCAAATCGAACTATTGCATAAGTTGACACAGATCGAGGGATTGGTTCTCAAATATGTGGCCACTGCGCAAAGCTTGTATGTCTAGCCCCTCCTTTGATGTATTGAATAAACAAAACAACATAAAAATAAAGTATCATTAAAAAATATAATGAAGCTTCTGAAAGCATTATATTTTTTGTTTACGTCGGCAACGGCGTTTGGGCCCGAAACGGTACCTGAATTAGATGTTGGCCAGTACCTGGGTCGTTGGTATCAAGTGTTGGGTGCTCCAACGAACGAAATTTTCCAAGGCTATGGAACATGCTTGACTGCCGATTATGGCGTATTTTCCAATGGAAGTGTCAGCGTCTTGAATTCTCAGCTCGACAAAAGCGGCAATTTGGAACAGATTGCTGGTTACGCATATTATAAGAACGCGAGTGAACCCGGCAAACTCACTGTATATTTACAAGGCACTCCGTTCGACGGCCCATATTGGGTTGTGAAGTTGGGTGAAGTGAAGAATAATCAATATCAATATAGTATTATTACGGTTCCGTCGAAGATTTCTTTATGGGTAATCACAAGAAACGTCCAGGAATTTTATAATGAATATGCTCAAACGGTTACGAATTACTTGGACGCTCAAAAATATCATTACGAAACAATTGTTCAGGATGAGACGTGCAAGTATGCGATTATTTAGTGTTTTCTCGATTTCCTAGCCTTTCTTTTTTTGGATTTCTTCATTGTGCGTTTTCTTCGTATCTTTTTGACACCGCCAAACATGCCGCTCTCAAATGCATATTCATATTGCTTAGCTAATTCGTTTATCATGTTTATTGTTGGTTCTTCTAATTCTTCTCCAGCTTTTACACCATATAATTCTTTATATTTACCCTGCATGAAATCAATAAAGGATTGTTTTCGTTCATCTTTATCATGATCTTCTTTCAAATGTTTAGATGCCCATTCTTGTATAAATTCGTTTTTCAATTCATTGTTATCTTCGTATGCCGTTTTGTTTAATGCTTTATTTATTCTACGATAGATAGGTGGGCACGTTTGCTCTGTTCCGGGACATAGGGTTGAAAGATATTGTGCTAGAATTAAGTAAAAACGTTCCACTATACCATTTACGCAACTTATTCGCGCTGCATCACCTTGAGCGCCCATGTACGCATTGGCACAATCGTGAATATATGAACTTATATAACTATCTTTAAAATCGTCGGGTTGCGCAATGACAAAATCTACAATATTCCCGATTAATTTTCTAACACGCGGGTCGTTCGTCACATCTCCTGCGGATTTTAATTTATTTAGTACTTTTACTAAGTCCTTCTTCATATTTTTTTTTTTATCTTTGTCATAACCACTATACCCATTTATAAACGCTTCAAACTTTTCTTTTACATATTCGGTTATATCTCCTGAATACTCAGAATTGTTATCTAATACTTCTAATAACTTATCTAATGCGTCTGTTCCAACTTTCGCAGCTTCGCGATGAACTTCTAAGGCTTCATTTTCACGCACGACTGGATTATTAGGCGGTTGATAATTAATCAATGTGTTAAAATTGCCATTGAGAGTTTGTAAGTCTCTTCTTGCTGCGTTTCTTGCATCATTTGCTCGGTTAAAACGGGTTCGATCAGCCTCTGGCAAATTAGCAATATCCCTTTCGATATATTCATCTATTATGGTTGTAGCTTCTCTTATTTTTAGAGATAACAATCTTATTTGTACTATACTTTCGATTATGTCTGTTATTTCTTGTATTCTTGAACGATCCGGTTGTTCTTGTTTTAATTGAGAAAGTTTTTCGCTAGCAGCTCTCTCTCTATCGCGTCCTAAATGACCATCAGACAGTCTTTCTACTTGATGACTAATATCAGTTCGGTGATATACACGGTTCACTAGTTGTGGTACTCTTATTTCTAGTCCCATCACTTCTTGTTGTTCTATTGCTCGGAGACGTTGTATTTCTAGTGCTCTCGCTTGTTGTCTCGCTCTTGTTTGTTGATCTAGCCTTTCTAGTCGTTGTTGTCGGGCTCGTTGTTCTTGGGCTAGTTGTTCTTGGGCTCGTTGTTGTTGGGCTAGTTGTTCTTCTTCTCTATTTTGAGTTTGTTCTTGTACTCTTCCCGATCGTCGCATGGATTGATTAATTATATATATAGATATAAACAAATTTCAAAAAATTGGGTTATTGCGTTATTTCAAAAATAACACAATAATTTAAAATACGGGAAGCTCTGGGCCAAGAGGAGGACCAGGAACCAAGTTTGGTTATAATACGTGTATATTTTTAGTAACGGTTTTTGTTACTAAAAATAATGTTTATAAACGGATCACACGAATATAGTAGACCCAAAGACCCAGGCCGATAAAGCATTTCGCGATACAATCCAAGATGTTCATGTAAATATTTTTGTATTCTTCCGAGAACATGTATGCAACTCCGTATAAGCTCCATACCGTAAAATAGACGAAATATAATATGTAGTTATCCAAACGATATTTCGGGAGAACATAATTGGTGAATATAATTCCGAACATGATATAAAAGGGAATGAAACCGAGAACCATGGCAGCGAATTTATTAAGATAGTTTATTTCTCCCAAATAGCCAAGATAAAGCATAGCATAATTCATCACAATAATGGTAACAATATTACCAAGTTGAACCATTTTACCAATATTAAAGCCTAATACCACAGTTAATGCGAGTAACATCAGCGGCGTGGTTATTGACCAATCAATATAACGCGTTTTGGTGATATCTCCCCAATCGATCGGGATATCCTGTTTTCCATATTCGTCAATTTTCGATATAAAAACCGAATAGAAATAACCAGCCACCATGGATATACATGTTTCTAAATTAAGAATATGACGAACATTATCTATTTTCGTACGCATGGCTTCAATGAAAGTAATTATTCCGGTGGTTAGCAATAGGATATATGTGATCATAAACGAAAATTTAACATAGTACTGTACCGGATTTTGCGCCTTTTCCTTCTTCTCTTTTTCACTATCTGTAATAAATTCTTCGTGATTTTCTGATTGTATTTCCATTATAATATAACGGCAGAAAAATTGACTTGTAAATTTTCTAATTCAGGATCGGTAATAATATAACGAAATAATATACTACAATGGATCCACATGATGATATAAGCGATAGTGACACAGATAGTGAGTACTCGGACATTGATGAAATATTAGACGAAGACGAAGAATTCTTGGACGCCCCAAAAAACAGCGGCCAATATTTCATTGGCATATGTAAACACATTAAGCCTGATAACTATCTATTGTTGTTATCTACTATATCCAACCGACAGTTTTTACGACATTCATATGAAAGCGTGAAGAATTATTTACAAGCCTATAGTATCGTGTATGCGCATGATCCGCGCGTGGAGATATTGAAACTAGAATTCACAAGGAATGGCGCATGTACGTGTGTCATAAAGACGTTTTGGATACGCTTGGTTCAGAGGCGCTGGCGAAATATTCTTAAACTGCGAGAGAAGATATGGAGGAAACGTTGCCAATTCTCATCGTTGAGAACGTTCGAAATAACCGGAAAATTTCCGGCGGGGTTGAGGGTAATGCCCGGGCTCGTGGGCATGTTTAATAAAAAAATGTGTTGTAAATAAGAGAACGAGTAATTATTGTGTATATTTTTTCGTTTCACGCCTTTATAAAAAATTGAAGCGATTATTCACAATTCACCAAAGAAACATAAAATATTACAATGGGGGTTTTCAGTTGGATCGCGCAAGATACGAATAAGCCAATTTATATTACTGGTTATCAAAAACCGGGATATGAACAAAGCACTTATTATTTGTGGGACAATAAAGGAAATTCGTGGAAGGAAAAGGATTACGAAGGTTACGGAATGTTTGGCGGGAAAGACTATTATGTTCTTTTGGCCGAAATGAACAAAACTTACGACGAGGGTGTAACCGAAGACGAAAAACGAAATGAAGGAATTCGCATTGAATTTAGTTCAAATCATGATGGCATAGTATTTCCAAACCTTACTGAGACTTCAATTTGGACATGGAAAAATAAACAGCCTCACTATCATGGCAATCAAGGATGTTACGAAGACTTTGATGACTATGCATAAAAAGGAAATAGTTAACCCTGTGCTCTATTTATCAAAAGTTAGTAAATATAAAAACTGATTTACGTCGGCCAAAATTTGATCGCGAATGCTCAGCAAATCGCTATCTTTTTTTCCGTCAAAATGGATATTGAAATCCGTTAAAAATTGACGGTATTCATAGATACGCGCCTTGAAATCTTTCAGGTTCTCGCTATCGGCCAAATCAATACGCTTTTCCATGAGCTTGATGCGACTTTCGTCTTTTCCCAATAACACCTCGACGAATTCATCGATGTTCTTATTTAAACGCTCATAAAGCTCATCGGTTGCTTTATGTTGAGAATAGGATCGCGTTTTCCAATGGTAGAGTTTAATCACATTCAACATCTCCAAGAAAACGAGAACTATATGTGCGTTTTTCCCCGTGTTCTTTATTTTTTTTACACCACCGCGTTGTCTCCTTTTCGCGGTTCTCGATTTCGATGATTTATTCCGTTTTGTTGCTCTAGGCATGAATTAATATATATTATTTAAAGATAATAAATACTATATCTAAAGGTTATTTATTATGAACTATGCAATTGGCACAGCATTAATTACTATTTTAATGGTCAATGGGTTTTCGGCAGTTTCTGGTTTTACGAATAACCTCGCCAGGGTTTTCATGAAAAAAGACGATCTACCCTCTTCCAAACTGCTTGAGTTTCCAAAGTTGGAATATAAAGATCTTACAGAGAAAGACAAAATCGAGTTACAGTGGTATGTTATTGGCGCACGCACCGACTTCTTAACAAACCGCCCCAAACAAGTCCAGATATGGAACACCAAATACGCAGTATGGAAGGATAAGTCGGGCAATTATTCAGCGCTACATGACGCATGCACACATAAGGGGGCATCATTATCTAAAGGTAAAATCAATAACGACAATATTGCATGCCCGTATCATGGATATGAATTTGACAAGAACGGCACGCTTGTAAAAGTTCCTGGAATATGTTTTCGCCACTCGGAAGTTCATGATATGAAAAATTACCATATTGTGGAGAAAAACGGATGGGTCTACATGAACACAATGCCTGTTTCGGAAATCAAGAAGGTCGATGTGAATGACGAATTTCCGGTGAAGGGCGAGAACATTTATGTAGAGCCGGAGATCGAACAAGAGTGTTCCGTCGTGTATTTGAATATGGACTATAACTGCTATTCTCGCATCTTAAGTGAGAATTCCCTTGATATTATGCACATCGCATTTGTGCATACGTTTGGAAACGCTAAGAAACCAGATCCCACGCGCGAAATCCCGCCCACGTTGGTTCGCCCGAACCATTATAAAAGCACTTATTTCTACGAAGCAGGCGAAGAATCCGTAGCCAGAAAAGTATTCGACGTAAAAGACCTTGTTATCGAGAACGAATTCATTTTGCCCCACACTACCATTGCTCGCGTAAAGTTCGGTGAATATGTCAGCACGGTAATGACGTTTGCCCTACCTATTGGGGATAATAAAAGTCGCCTTTTCGTAAAGACCTATCGCAATTTCTGGAAGAATGATTTGGGTGATGTATTCACTCGTAATTCTATGTATAATACGATGTTACAAGATAAGGTTGTCGTTGAAAACATCGATAGCCGGTTCATGGATGGAAAATTCAATATGCGATTTGATAAATTGCAAAACACATATACCTCGTTTTATAAGAGGTTCATTCATCAATACGGCAATGACTGTAAAAACGATGACTGTGATCTATAAGTACTCAAAAAATTGAATAACAGGATTTCAATTTCTGTTATTCAAAAGAAACTCATGAATTCATCAACACCGCAAAATGCTCTGGTTTTTACTCGTTATTTATATGCAACGGAGGAAGTCAAGCACTCGCTTTTGCTAGCGCTGTTGGATCGAAACGTTGACGAAGCGCTGTTTTGGACATATGAGCTATATTATTCGGGAATGGAAGCGGACACTTTTGAATATTTGTTATCTATTTATGAGATCGCATACGAAAAGTCGAATATGCCGGATTTGGGTAGATATTTAAAACGCGTCTACGATCGATGGAAAGACGATAACAACAATCATTTGCATATCGCGTTGATGGTGCAGAATTTGGTAAGTCGACAATATAATATCGACGATTTTATTGAAACTTATATGGGAGTAAAATGTGAAAAAAAGTACACAGTGAAAGCGCAACAACGTTTCTTAACGTTTCAAGTCAATATCGAAGAAATGAAGAAATACGAGACGATCGAAGTTACGGAACCCGGAAAGGGGCGGTTTATTTTGCAAAAGGCTTATCGTTACCCTATTCGAAAAGAAGTGAAGCAATTGTTTCAGGCGTCCACCGAATTTACGGAAAGAGATTACTTTTACGATTGGCTTTACTACGGAAGTCGATGTCCCTTATGGGAAAAACGAATTTTCGACTTTGATGGGGAAATCGATGACGAAAAGAAAACGGTGGAATTCCCCGACGACGATTTGCTCGAGGAGTTTTATGACTATTACGGGTACGAACCCGATGAACAAAAGAGAGAGGTCTATGAAAAGAGCATTGGTAATGGTTCGGAAAAACAATTATCAATCAAGGAATTCGCCGAAAAATACGGCGGAAAAATGATACTTAAAAAAATGAAAAAGCCGGCTTTAGAAAATGTTATACAATCATGTACGTGAGGTGAGTAGTTAACCCAAACAATATGCTTCCCCAAAGAGTATCAATGAATACAACGAACGGGCTCCATTTTTTTAATATGGCATAGTTGGTGGTTTCATAAACACCGTAAATAACTAAACCCAATAAAGCAGCGTCCGTGGCCGGACGCTTGTTTTGTAAAATGAAATAATAAAGGCCTAAAATCAAGAAAATATAGCAGGCGATAGCGCCGGTTGGTTTCACTGTCATAATTACGCGCTGGACATTAATGATTTGATCTTCGAAGATCTTTTTTGTTGCCGCGATATAGGAAAAATCCAGCACTAACAAAATGACGGATGCAACAATCAAACGTTTTACCCACAACATTTATACATATACATTAGATTATTATATTTACAGATAGTATACGAATATGGATAAAACTACTTCGCAATTTTTAATTTTTGCATTGATAATTTTAGCATTGTTGTTCATTATCGGAGGTGATCATCTATCTTTCCGCATATTCCCGATTTTAACCACAGATGCTCCTATTCATTTGGTTCAAAACCCTGTCCAAATAAATGAGGAAGAGGATAATGTTTCTATTGTCATCAATAATAAATATGAGAATAACCCAGATGTTAAAATATTAGGAGCAACTAACCCCTTAAACTTAAACGCGACAACTCCTAGTAACTCATCGTATAACTTACCAACGCCCGCGCCTCTTGTTGCAAAAGGTTCCGCGCCGTTGAATTCTGGAGGATCGTCGCCCGCATTTAATATGGCATCGCAAAATTCTCCTACACCAACTCTGTCTCAAATTGCACCATCTAGTGGAGGGAATTCCACTCAAATAGGTATTGCGCCTACCCCTGTTTCGCAAGGAGAAGTTTTTGCATTTCCCACAGTTACTTCAAGCGGCATTTCATTGTCTAACAACATTGTAACATCGTCCCCATTACAAACCGCCTTAATGGTAACAACTAATGCTCCGGACAGTTTGGGATCTAGTTCTATAGATACTCCTTCCTCAGCAGATATGTCGTCGCCGGCTGATGTTACAGAGGACACTCCTTCGTCTACAGATATGTCGTCGTCGGCTGATGTTTCAGAGGACACTTCTTCGCCTACAGATGCTACTTCATCTCCGACTTATGCTTATACAACCACTTCGTCCGCGACACTATCGTCTGCATATTCATCGCCAACTACATTGGCGTCCACTGCAGTTACAACATCAACCTACTCGCCTGGAACAAGTTCTCAAACAACCACTTATTCCGCGGTCACGTCATCGAGCAAATACACCACTTATTCTTCAAAATAATAGTAATTTGTATTTTTGGATCAATACAAATTCCGGAAAAAGAATCGGGCTCACTTTTGAAAAATGGACATTTTAAAAATGTCCAAAATGGAAAAGTAGGGGGTCAAATGTTGGCGAAAATATCACTTCACTCGATTATGCAGTAAAACCCGAAAAAATACGCCAAAAGTTGGCTGCATAAATTTTTAGTAAAAATTCGTAGGAACGTTTAGGAGAGTTTTGTGTCAGTAGATTATACTGACAAGATGACTGACAAAAAGTCGCCAAAAGTCGCCGAGAAATTTTATTGTGAAGCTTGTGACTATATTACGTATAAAAAATCCGATCTCACTAAACATTTTTCCACTCGTAAACATCTTTTGACTGACGAATACTTACAAAATCCGACAAAAGTCGCCACACGATGTTTTCAATGTGTCTGTGGATGTGAGTACAAACATCGTCAGAGTTTACATACACATAAGAAAAAATGCGCGCGAGCTCTTTCTGAACCGGAGCCCGCCCAGATCGAAAAAACGCCGGATATTGATGTTAAAAAAGAGACGTCGAGTGATTTATTGGTGGAATTGATACGCCAAAATAAAGAACTTCATAATGTTCTCATTGAACAGAATAATAAGATCATCGAGATGTCGAAACAACAAACCGTTGTGAATAACAGCACTATGAATAACCAGTTTAATTTACAGTTTTTCTTGAACGAAGAGTGTAAAGACGCACTCAATATTATGGACTTTGTGAATTCTCTTCAGCTGAAAGTGCAAGATTTCGAAGCCACTGGTCGACTAGGATTTGTAGAGGGAATTTCACGCATTATCGTGAATGGTTTGAAACAGATCGATGTGCACAAGAGGCCAATCCATTGCACGGATATTAAACGCGAGACCTTGTATATAAAGGACGAAAATTCATGGGAAAAGGAGAACCCCACGAAGAATAAACTGAAAAAGGCGGTGAATATTGTGGCACAGAAAAATTTGAGGCAATTACCCAAATGGCAGGAAGAGAACCCGGATTGTATAAATATAAACTCTAAGCAAAACGACGAGTATATCCAATTGTCACTAGCCGCGTTGGGTGGACGAAATGAGGAGGAGGACGCGAAATATATGGAGAAGATTATGAAAAATGTTCTCAAAGAAGTGGTTTTGGATAAGAAATAGAAAATGATCTGCAAAAACAATTAAAGCGAAACCCTTATGGATTATAATGAAGCTTTTGCATTATATTTTTTTATTTTTTCCTTTTGTGAACGGATTGGCCTCGCCGCAGCGAGCTGTCCAACTAACAAAAGTAAATATGTTCGAAGCCTATGATTTTACACCGCCGTTTCAATCCGTTGTGGATAAAATAGGGTCGGTAAAAAAAATAATACGATCGAATAACATTATACCAACAACAATGTTGTGTTTCACTGGCGGATGGATCGCTAGACCGAATGTTCTCGAATTGCTTCGATCTGTTTCGTTCAGAGCGAGTGTCGCAATCACATTGTTGGTTATGTCAGGTAGTATGATAATTAACGATTTATTTGATATTAAATCGGATCGAATAAATAATCCAACGCGTCCGTTAGTTACAGGAGAAATTTCAAGGAAGGAAGCAGTTGTTTACTCGATCGCGATGTTTGCTGGGGCGAAATTCCTTGGTGCGCGTTATTTGCCGAGTTACTTAGCAAAAACAGCAAATTTTGCAATAGCGGCCGTTATTTTGTATACTCCTGTGTTTAAAAGAATTCCTTTCATAAAAAACCTATTTTGTGCGTCAGTGGTTTCTTATTCAGTGCTTTTCTCGGGATTAGCATCAAATCCAAATATTATCATGGATTATAAAACCGCCCAGCTATTCACTATAGTAAACGCCTTTTTGTTTTTTAGTTCGCTATGTAACGAAATTCTACTAGACATGCATGACGTAACCGGCGATCAAATAAATAAAATACATACGCTCCCTGTTATGTTTGGTAATAACAAATCATGGCACGCAGTAAAAACGTTTTTATATTTCAATCTTCTGATAAATAGTTTATTAATTACATCGGCGTTTGGTTATCTAAATAGTGTGCCTTTTTTGCTAATTTGTTCTCAACTTATAGAAAATCTGAATAAGATAAGAGCATTTGGTTATGACAAGTTTGTCATTTATCGTGTTATTCGAAGTAATCAAGGTCCGTTCTTAACAGCCTTGTTATATTTGGCCCTGTTGCGCATTTGAAACGGTTTCGCTTTCCGGAACAGTCTCAGCTATTATTTCTTCCTGTCCTTTCTCGGGGATTTCCAATACTTTGGCTACGCGCTTTTTAATGTTACTCTGTTGTAAATAATACATCACGTAATTCGGAATATTACTTATGCAGTTCATTACCGAATTGTACGTAATCCCCGATACCAAATTATCGCGTTCGTTTGAGAACTTTATGCTATACCACCAAAACGGAGGAACGTATAATACAAATCCTTCGTGCACATCGAATTCCAGAAACTTCAACTTATCCATTCGGTTTGCATATTCGCGTTGTGGTTTCCATACATTGATCGGGCTACGGAACTCATAGTTTTCGAAATCCTTTGTGGGGTTCAAATGTTTCGAGCTTTTCCATGGTGTCATCTTGACATGTATTTTGCCCGAGTTCACGCAGAAAAACTGGCGATAGTTTGTATGATATCGTAATGGCGTAATTGCGCCATTTGACCCCATGAGGATGTCGTATTTGGTTTGAACCGTAAGATCGGGTTTTAAGTAAAAATTGTTCTCGAAAAATTCGTTGTATAGCCCGGCTTCCTCGATAAAGTCTTCATTATTTTCCGTAAAGTAATTGGATCGGGCGTCTGTAGTCATCAATGTACGCGCGCTTTGTAGTGGTAAAACCACGTAATCGATATTAGATCCTTCAATCAAATAATCATTTACGTCTTTTATTTTTACGTCGACGCTGCTTTGTTGTTCAATAGCGTCTATGGTAACGTTATCAAAAAATTCGTGGTGAAAAGGCTTATACTCAAAGAGAACGGGCTGTTTTAATTCGCATATTTCCTGTAAGTTTTTATTTGTGGTGTAGTCCATTTCGTATATTTCTAAATCCTCGCTTCTCTTAAATTGATGATTAATATGAATGTATAGAAACAAGACGAGTATAAAAATAAATACGTTTATGAGAACATTCATTTATAATATTATTATTCAAAAAAAATAATATTACAACGTATAATCGCGATCTCTAATCGTCGCTAATTTTTGGGGCCAGATAGAACTTCATTTTTGCCTTTTCGTCAATTTTGTATGTAACTTGCATAGGAAAGTCCGTGATCCATTTAATGTCAACTTCCTTACAAATCTTATTATAGAGACAAATGTTATGCAAACACGTTAAACTAAACGATAGCTTCAAATTTGCACCTTCGTTAATCGAAAACTCATTCAGATCGTCAATTCCAATTTCAACTGACATTTTACCTGTTTCTTGCCCGCTTGAGTGCAAGCAAATCTTTTCCTCAGAGCAGTCAATATCGAGTGTGTCGCCAAACATCTTTAACTGATTTATAATATTGGCGAAGTTGGTGGAATTGATGGTCAGCTCGGCATGACTATCAGTTTCCGGAATTTCCATGAGTTGTTCGTCAATATCAATGAGAGGCATCTCGAAATGTTTATCAAAGATAGACTTGTTGTCAGACGTAAAATGCAAGGACAGTTTATCGCTTTCTTCTTCGTTATATACAATGTTCAGTTCCTGTGTCTTTTCGCGGGCACTAAGAATTTTATATAGTAAACTTGCGCTTATTCCCAAACAAACGGCCGTCGAGTTCTCATAATTATCAAACCAGTCTTTTTGTAGTTCCACTTCGAAGATGGAGACGCGCGATGTGTCCATAGATTGTAGATACATGCGGGTTTCGTCAAATATGATATTGACGTGATCCGAAAAGATCCTCATGTGTTGGAAAATAGCGACAAAAGTTTCTGCCTTGGCGTTATTTTTTAGAGTGATTTCCATATTAGATTTATATGAGGGCGAGCCTTTAAATAAGTTAGTTAAGTAGTTGATTAAGAATTGCCTCGCTTTCTTCTTTCTTGTAGTATTCAATTTTTTTCTTAACCGACGGATGGATCAACGGATTTATTAATTGACGAACTGTGTCGAAAACACTGGGTATGTTATAAAGACATAGTTTCATGCATTTCGATGAATATTCCGTTTCGTGGTTCAAACATCGCGTAAGAAATAGTTCAATCCCGATTTTATGTCGCTGGCAAGCCGAAACTGTTAGGCCATCCACATTGATATGGACCTCAAAACAATCATATTGGGATATTACTACGTTAAATAAATACAGTAGGTAGTCCACAAGATAAATATAAATATCGGGGTTACCGTAAAGCTTAAACAGCGTATAATCCATAAATATCTTATTTGTATTAGGTATGATAAAAAAAGTTCTCTTTGCCATCTCTTCAACGTCTATGTTGCTCGCTACTGCAGAAGCACACTGGATTTTCTGCGCTGATTTAAAAAATCTGTTTTTGGGTTGTTTTGCATAAAATTCGTTCTGTAGCCGTTCTATTTCGCTATTGAAGTCTGTATCTTTATTCATTATAGATAAAGATACATATTATTTATATTTGTTTCTCGGATAATTTTATTTATTCATTGCTGCTCAATTCGGTGGAGTTAAATTCCTCATTTACCAACCCACGAAGATCCATGCTAGAAAGAAGGAACGTGTTGTCCGCCACGCCTGGCTCAGAAATGAGAACTTCGCGTTGAGCGCCATTGTCGACGTTGTCAGTTACGGTTCCTAAATCCGAAAACACGCGCACGCGCTCCTCCATAAGCGTCTTATTGACGTCCATGGTATAAGATTGCAGCTTTAACAACATGTCCTTGAGATTATTGATCTCCTCAACCAACACTTCAAATCTGCCCTCGAGCTCCTGGATAAACACGTCGTTCTCTGTGATCGAAAGGTCACTCGAAGGGGAGCTCTTATTCGAAACCTCATTCGAAGGCTTTGCCGCCTTGGCGTCCTTTACGTAATTCTCAAGATTGATCAATCGGGAATCGATCACGGAAATCACCTGGGGGAGTGTAAGACCAGCGGGACGGGATTGCTGATCCTGTTGAGAAGATTGAAAACTATTAGTAGTCACGGGTCTCTGGGGCGTCTCGATAGGCGCTCTTCTTTTTCTGGCTGCCGCATTTGCTGCACTCATTTATTAAAATATAAAGACTTATACTGAAATTTCTCTATATAGTTATTTTTCCAATATATCTTATGTTGTAAGAAAACCCATTTAGTTAATTTGAAATTCTGAACACTTACATAATATATATTTTCTAATGCCAGTTTATATATAATGGATATTTTACAAGAAACGAAAGGCGGTGCTGATAAAAAAACCTTTTTATCTCATGTGTTTTCCACGACGGAGGACGGAAAGGCCGAAATATTAAACACCATTCAATATGCAACGATGGGTGTTTTGCCTATTATATTATTGAATAAGACAATACAACGCTTTGTCCCCGATGCTGATACGCAGAACAGCAGTTTAGAACTTTTAGCCGAAATTTTGATACAGTTGATTATCATGTTTTGTGGCGTAATTGTAATTCACCGCATCATTACTTATTTCCCCACTTATAGCGGGTTTAAGTATGAGAACTTGACGTTGACGAATGTTATCCTCGCGTTTTTGATAATTGTTTTGAGCATTCAGACTAAGATCGGCATCAAGGTTAATATTTTGTTTGACCGCGCCGTCGAATTATGGGAGGGTCATAGCTCGGAAAATAAACAATCAGCTGCTAAAAAGAACGTTCGTTTCAGCCAGCCGGTTTCATCTAGTCATATGATCAGCCAGGCGGATTATTTAGATAATTCTCACGTACAGCCCAATATTTACCCCCCTGCTCCTATTGCTACCACAAAACAGAACAGCATTATGGAAACCTATGAGAACATGATGGGCGGCGGACATTCGCAACCCGCTCAATCTTATGGAGGACCCATGGCGGCCAACAGTTTGTTGGGCGGCGCTTTTGGTTCGGCATTTTAAACAATCGATACATAATTTGTTATCTAATTCGAGAACAAATTATTATGCGTCCCTGGAAAAGGACATGGAATTTACTAACTCCATTTGCTTCATTGATTTTTCAAAGGTATTCTTTTTCTCGACGTTTGCGAATAAATATTCTGTGTTAGGGCTCTCTTCGTTCTTTTTGATCTGCTTATAAATCGAGTTGATTTTGCTGACAACGTTCTGAACAATCTCTTTGTTGGGCGTGAGTTCTATGTTGATGGGTACTGGCTCGGTTAGTATCGCTACGGCAAAATAAAGCAAATAGCGTCTCTTTTTGCAGGTCGCTGTCGTGTATTTTATCGAAAATATGTCAACCAACCCCTGCATAAGCTTCTTTATGAATTCGTTGTTGGTGCGTTCGCTATATTGTAAGAGTGCGTCCCATAAAATCCAAATGATGTCTTTTGAGAACTTTTTCTCTACATTGACAAACTTTCGGCGGTCACAATAGCAGGGAGTTTTTCGTTTTTTACATATCGCGTCAAATTCCACCATCCATTCGATCCAGTAACAGGCGGATAACATGTTCTTACGTTCATTGGATATGTTATAGACGAACTCGTTGACAGGTATAAACAATTCCTTCGGATCGTCTTTTTTGAAAACGTCTTCAATATAACTCACGTTGGGTGCTTTTAATCGTTCTGTCATTTGTGTCATATCAAATTCTTCTTCGCGATTTATTTTGATTGGTTCGAAACTGTTCTTCTTATTGGATGTGGTGATGATACTAATCATTTCGGCGAATAGTTTACGTATCGTATTATTGTTTCTTAATTGTAGATCATCATAAAAGTGACCTTGCGAAACCACGTTTTTGAATAGTTCAAATCTGCTTTGTAGATAAATGACAATCTTGGGGTTTCCTAAATGTATGTGTTTGCCGGTGTAATGTAATATAATTTCCCATATGTCGGAATAATGCCCGGCGCATATGAGTTCGGCACACCAATAACATGCAGGTTCGATTTTGCCTTTTACAATGTTCTCAACAAGCTGTTTACGAACGTCGGTTTTTTTATACTTTGAAAATGTGTATCCTTTAAAATCACCGGAGCTTCGAATGTCATTAATTTCGGTATCTTCCATTTTATACTCTATCGAATATATATTTCATTATCGAACTCAAAAAAATTGATAGGTCTTTATGTGTTAACGTGTTTTCAAATTTGAAAATGGAGAAGACTATAAAACCGAAAAGGGTTAGGAGAAAAAAATGCGAGGGTGGCCAACCAGACTGTAAAAATTACGTGGGTGACTATAAAGATGTTGAAGGGGTTGGATGTTGCGAGGAATGTGATAAATACGTTGACGATAATCCATATGATCCGTATTGGGAACAGATGGATCAATTGTTTGAAGATAGTAAAGAATATGAGGAATTGGAAAAGAACAAATTATTGGAGGATCATGACGCTTATGAAAAAGCGTTTGAAAAATATCAAGAAACTTATGAACCCTGGCCTATAATGAGAAGGCGAATGGCAAGCGGCACGAAAAAAAATAAATGAGTTTTAAGGCAAACCTATTTTTCCTACCCTACTCGGTGATAATACGAGGAACAATGTTTATGGTTTGTAATTCTTGAGACATCAATTTGTACGCATATGGAATTTCGACCTTTGCGAAATCCGTTGTATTATCACAGTTTTTACATAGATGGATCTTGAAGTCGGCATTCGAATACATTCTATTTTTCTTTCCGTCATTGTAGGATGCGATCATTCCGCATTTTTTGCAGACATGCACAGCATATTTATCTGAAACATCATACAGTCTTTCTCTGCAGAATTTCGACATTCCATGCGCGATCATAACATCACGCTCCATCTCTCCAATACGGAAACCACCATCCCTGCTTCTACCCTCAGCAGGCTGGCGCGTCAAATTAACCATGGGACCAATCGAACGACTATGTTGTTTGTCATTCACCATGTGCTTGAGGCGCTGGTAAAACACAGGACCGATGAAGATGTTGGTCTCAAGTTGTTCGCCGGTCAAGCCGTTATATAATACCTCGTTTCCGTAACTCTCGTAACCACACTTTTGTAGTTCCTTGGCGATCGTCTTTACGTCCAGGTTACCAAAGCTTGTTCCATCGCCGAACATTCCGAGTTCCAATAGAACTTTGCCTAAAAGCGTCTCTTTCAATTGTCCGATCGTCATACGCGACGGAATAGCATGAGGATTGATGATAATATCGGGGCGAATTCCGTCCTTTGTAAAAGGCATGTCTTCCTCCGGAATAATGTTACCACAAGTTCCCTTTTGCCCGTGACGACTGGAAAATTTGTCACCTAATACGGGCTTACGAAGAATACGAACACGTACTTTTGCGAAATTATAACCATCGCCGTTTCTGCCGGTGTAATTTTTATCGATGTATGTCTCTTCGGTCGTGCGGAACGTCTTGCTCTGGTCCTCGTACTTCACGGTCTTTGTTGGATCGTTTCTGTTTTCCTTGATAGGGATGATCTTTGCGATGATAACGTCGCGGTTTTCAACCAGAGAGTTTTCGGGGATGAAGCCCTGGTTATTGAGCTTATCGTAGTTGCCGAATTTGATACCCTTGGTTTTAGTGGCGTCTGGTTTGCAACGAATAATCTCGTCGCGAATAATATTCTTATCCTCGTCCTTTTCGGTGTGGTAAATAGTCGCCATGAAAAGTCCGCGATCAATCGAACCCTTGTTCACGAGAATACTATCTTCCTGATTATAACCAGTGTGTGTCATGATCGCAACATGAATTTGAGTTCCCGATGGAATATTATTGAGATGAATGAAATTCATGAGACGCGTGTCCACAAGAGGGCGCGATGGATAATTCAAGACGTACGCAGTCTTATCCATTCGATGATCAAAATTCGTTGCATAAACGCCGATTGCTTGCTTACCCATAGCACATTGGTATGTGTTTCTAGGAGCCTGATTATGCTCAGGATAAGGAATACAAGAGGCCAAAACGCCGAAAATCGCGCTGGGGTGGATCTCGCAGTGTGTATAGTTAAAATGATGCGACGGATCTTGTAAATACGAGTTCTTACACTTCATTGCAATCATGGTGAAATTCTGTTCCTCGGGATCAATATATTCGATGACCGATTCGTTCAGTTTACAACTGGTGAGCAAATCGTTCCAAGAAATCTCTTTTGCGACGAGCATGTCAATCACTGTTCGATCTAGAATTGCGCGATTGTTCTTTACTCGAAGAACCGGTCGGGTTAGGCGTCCTCCGTCATTACAAATGCGTATCTCCAACAATTTAAAATCAATAACGATGGATGTGTAGATATTAATAATGCCTTTGTGTTTCTTCTCCTTCATTTCGTTATAAAGAGCAATGGGATCTTCCGCGACGCCCAACCATGCTCCATTGACGAAGACCTTTACCTTTCCGTAAAGCTGTTTTGGCTTACCTACATCAACGCTCGTGATGTGCGGCTTAACGTATTCGTAAAGCGACGAGCTGTTTGTGGGAATAGTGACATGCGCCATGTAACTAATGTTTTTAACAACACCAATAGACTGGCCCTCTGGCGTTTCTGCCGGACATAAAAACCCCCATGTGGTGTTATGTAGCTTTCTAGGCGCGATCAATTCACCGCTCTTATCAAGAGGAGTGTTAATTCGGCGAAGGTGACTTAAGCTGGAAACGTAGGTAAGTCTGTTGAGAACTTGCGCAACTCCCACCTTACTACTATTTGACTGTTTAATGCTGAAATCGCCAGTAGAAAGCGCGCGATTGATACCATTTTCAATGGTTGTTGACTTCATGATCTTGTAGATGTTCGTCATGTTGACAATGTTTTCGTAGTCTTCAGTGGATCTCCATGACCCGGTGTTAATTTCGCGCACAATCTGCTTTTGCATTTCCTTAACCAGCTTATTGAAGTAGTTACGGAATAGATTGTTAAGGAGAGTTCCAGTGAGCTCAACTCTCTTGTTTACGTAACTATCGCGATCATCAGGAGGCATCCACCCGAGACTGGTTTGGATCAACTTCTTCGCCATGTAGCCAAGAAGATATAGCTTTTGTTGAAGCGTTTGACAGTGCGGGAAGAGGTCATTATCAAGAACCTCCTTCGTGAAATCCCGCTTCTTTTTATTACCAGTTTCCTTGTCCATATTCAATGGAGTATACGCAACGTAGGTTACGATGTGCTTGATTGCGTCTTCTTGCGTCATGTATTTGTTTGCATCGATGATAGATGCCTGGAGACACTGGAGCAGTTCGGCGTTTTTGTTATCTTCAATATTCAACAATATGTAATCACAGACGTCCTTATCAGATGACACTCCTAGCGCGCGGAAAAGCACAAACAGTTCAATGGGCTGTTTAATACGTGGAATGGTAACGTAGATGCCGTTACCAAACCCGTTGTTTTTGCTGGCAATCATCATTTCGATTTGCTTCGGGGAAATACACTTGAAATCAGGTACAGATTTGATTTCGGCAAACCAATTCCACTTGGTGGTATTTTTACCGTCGAAACAGTATACCTTGTTTTCCGCGGCACGTTCTTGCCCGAGAACCGTTTTTTCCGATCCCTTAATAATAAAGTATCCGCCACAATCCATGAAGCATTCCTTCGTGTATTGAGAGTGAATATGCTTGTTTTGCGTCAAAACACATATAGAGGACTTCAACATAATAGGCAATTTTCCAATGTTGATCTTCGATAGTTTCTTTTCAATGATCTTGGGCGTGTCCATGTTTTCGGTATTGCGAACGACATATTGAATGTTCACGTCAACCGTCATGTTTGCTGCGTACGTGAAATTACGGAGCTTTGCTTCTTGTGGCAACATCATTTTTGTGGCGCCGTTGTTTTCGTGGATCTGCGGAGGATAAAGCTTGAAATTCGTAAATGAAATGAATACTTCCAATAGATATTTATCCTTTTCTGCGATGTAATCGTTTTCGGAACGAATGGTCACCGGATTAAACATTTGGATTGTGCGCTGAATTTGATAGTTCACGAAATTATTGTACGACTCGATTTGATGACGCACCAAACGCTCCAAATGTTGACCCTCAAAGTAACTTTCAATAAGATGATAAGGCTCTTCCACATAGTTCCCGAGATGAGAAAGCAACATACCTTCTTTGGCAAAGATCTCCTTTTCCAATTTTTCAGTGTTTTCTTTTATCAAATCCTCTTCCACGATAAGTTTCTTCAATTCACATGTGGTATCATTTATCGGAGGATCAACGGACTTGGCCTTTGGCTTTCTTAAACGAATGGTTTTTTTTGCGGTGGGTTCAATTTGTGCTTGCATTTTCGGTGTAAATATTAACGTGATTACTATCTTTGTATCAAAGTCAATTTTTTAGATTGTTTGCATTTATATATTATGCGCGAAATCGCGAAAATTATATATATTGTGAAATCTAAATAAACATGAAGTGCATTAATATTGAAATGAACCCTATAAAAAAGCCCTTAAACTTTATAGAACTATTAGATAGATATCAAAAAGTAAAAGACAACAAGTATTCCGATTTTATAGTATTATTGAATGCAATTAACTACGACTTTTCGCATAACAATTATGGCTCCAATAAATACGTTGGAAAAATAGGAGCAGGAACAAACACACCGGCCGAAGATAACGCGGGGTTTTATTCTTTGTATTCTAGCTCCATATGGAACAATATTAATTCGATTGAAGGGTTAACCGTGAGCGACATTAAAACAGGCGATACAGCATATTCTCTGTGGAAAAAAACGCACGAAACCGACATATCCCTCGCTGCGATCCCTGTCAAAAAGACCCAATTTGTAAACATCGATTTATCCATAAAAACACTGAGTGACATAATAAAGGTGATTGATGCCTATGAATACAAAGAGGATACTGAATATAACATTGATTTGAAAGCGTTATTCAACATAAAGGAAGAGCTTTTGCAAATGGACGCAATGATCGGTATGGAAGGAATGAAGACATCGATCGTGGACCAACTGCTATATTTTTTACAGGATTTGCATGTCGGTAAAAACATTAGCGAGTTTAAACACACAGTGATCTATGGTTCTCCCGGAACGGGAAAAACCGAAATAGCAAAGATTATTGGAAAAATGTATTCAAAGCTGGGTGTCTTGAAAAAAAACGTATTTAAGAAGGTAACGCGAAACGATTTGATCGCTGGATATCTTGGGCAAACCGCTATTAAAACGAAAAAAGTGATTGATGAATGTTTGGGAGGCGTATTGTTTATAGACGAGGCGTATTCTTTGGCCAATGCTCATGATCAAGATAGTTATTCAAAAGAATGTTTAGATATACTTTGCGAATCTCTTAGTGATCATAAAGAAGATCTCATGGTAATAATCGCAGGTTATGAGGAAGAATTGGAGAACACGTTTTTCCGTGCAAACAAAGGTTTGGAATCGAGGTTTATCTGGAGGTTTAAAATGGATGAATATAGCCCGGCGGAAATGATGAAAATATTTAAGAAGAAAGTTTTGGAAAATGAGTGGCAATTCGAGAACCTAGATGACGTTCAAGAAAAGTGGTTTCGCGAAAAGAAGGACGATTTCAAAAGTTTCGGAAGAGACATGGAGATGCTATTTACCTATACGAAGATCTGTCATAGCAGAAGAATATATGGAAAGGATAAGGAGTGTCGCAAGAAGATATCGATTGATGATCTAAACGAAGGATATAAGAAGTTTACGAAGAACAAGAAACAGAAGAAGGAGGAAAGTTTCATGCACACGATTTTTATTTAGTCATGTGGGGTATTATTTTGTATTTATTTTCGTTGATGTAATTATACAGAAACATTAATGAGTGAAAAACGAACTATAAAATTTAATCCGGAATTTCTGAATTATTCAAATAACAAAACACGTAAAAAACGAGAACCCGGAGAAACTTCCGCGGGCGGTGAAATTAAAGTGAAAACGCCTCGTCCCAAAAAGAGGGACGACACGTTACGGAAACGATCAATATTGAAAATGATTAGAGCTCATCAACAGGAAAAGTATAACAAAATGTTCGATGAAAGTGAAAAGAAACGCGAAACTAAATTGGCAACTCAGATGGACACTGGGTTTAATAGCGAGTTCGAGGAATCGAAAAAATATTTAGATCGCCTTATGGAAGAGAATAAAAATAAAGAACGAATACACAACTCCACTTTGAAACAATATTCGTCTGTTCCAAACTCGGTGTTGTATAATAATTCAACGTTTGATAGCATATTGTCTAGCGCGCAACCATCAATTGTTCATTCAATAAATAATGAAAAATTAGAGACGTCCTCTATTAAGGTGCCGGAAGTGCCTAAGTATGGTTGTTTAAAGAACGGTAGTTTACCCACATATAGAAGTTGGTTGAACAAAACACAGAGAAATACCGAACCTTATAGTATTCCTCGACCTCAAACATTTGTTCAGAATACAATACAACAATCAATTCCAGCGGTCGCCGAACCTGTTATTCCTCAAGACATTCCGATTAGAACAAATGAGAATTTATTGAGATCGAGCGCTGTAGCTCAAACGATGGCGAAATTACACACCATTCAAAATAATGAGAGAATGATGAATAAGAAACAAAGGCAAAAACGAACGATACGACGAACGTATAAAATAGGGAAATCAAAGGTTTTGCCGAAAATATCGGTACTCGTTTCAAACCGAACTATCAGAAACAACATATCAACGAAATCGCAGCTATTAAAACAAGTACCAATCCAAGATGTGAAAAAGTTCCTTATAAAACGAGGTTTCATAAAGGTCGGATCTACTGCGCCCAATGACGTGTTAAGAAAAATGTATGAAACTGCCTCGTTAATATGTGGTGATGTTCAAAATCATAATCCTGAGAATTTGCTTTATAATTTCGTGAATGATGATGATAAATAATTTATCGCCAAATAGCGAATATTACAGCAACGTTTATAACAATACCAATCAATATTGCGTATCTGTTTATTCGTTGATAGATTTTTTTTTCATTTTCGTATTCATCGTCGTTTGTTTTTTCCACATCTCTGTTGTAAGAATTATCTTTTTTGCGATAAACCGTATCATGGTCGTAATCTTCTAAATCATAAAAAAATCCATAATCATCGTCTTGTTGTATTTCTTTATCATTCATTCGTATATATGTCTATACTGAAAACAATTTTATATTTATTGTTGTAAATATAAAAATATCTTACGTAATCTATCTAGCAATGAGTAAGAAAAATGAAAAATCTGAAACGAATATCATGGACGACTACATTCAATTGACAAATCAGAATAAGGAAAAATACGGAGAAAAGATGGTAGTTCTATTGCAGGTGGGGGCGTTTTTTGAGGTTTATGGAATGAAGAACCTAGAAACGAGCGAAGTTACTGGATCGAATATCGAAGAATTCTCGCAAATATGCCAACTCAATGTTTCGGAGAAAAAGATTACTTACAAAGGAAAGCAAGTGGTTATGGCGGGGTTCAGAGATTACACTCTGGAGAAATATCTTCAAAAGCTCACAGACAATGGTTATAACGCCGCCGTTTATGTGCAAGAAAAGGATGGTAAAAATATCAAGCGCGTGTTTTACGGAGCCTATTCAGCTGGAACTTACATATCTTACGAAACTGAAAGTTCTCCGCAAATTACAAACAATATTATGTGTGTGTGGATGGACACGTATAAACCATTCGAAAAGGGAGGAGGTGCGGGAGGATCCAAAATGAAAACCAATATTATTTATGGAGTGGCCACGGTGAATATTTTCACAGGAAAATCCTCAATATTTGAACACCAATCGCCGTTTCTGATGAACCCAACCACATTCGATGAGCTTGAAAGATACGTTTCTGTTTTTTCTCCGAGCGAGGTCATATTTATTTCTTCCTTTGATGATAAAACTGTGAATTCTATTATTCAATACTCCGGCGTTAAGACGAATAGCGTTCATCGGTTAAATCTAAATGAACACAAGGAAGTGATAAACTGCGCGAAACAAAGCTATATTAAACATATTTTATCAAAGTTTTTCGGCGAAGAAATGTATAATGTATGTAAAGAATTCGAAAATCACACTATTGCTACGCAGGCGTTTTGCTATTTGTTGCATTTTATCCAACAGCATAATTCTAATCTTACCCGTAATTTTTCTATACCCACTTTCAATAATAGTGCGGATCGAATGATTTTGGCGAACCATACGTTGAAGCAATTGAACATTATTGATGATCAATCGAATGATGGAAAGCGTAATGGTAATTTGTCTTGCGTTTTGTCTCTTTTGAATAAGTGTAATACGGCAATGGGTCGTAGACGATTTCAATATCAATTATTGAACCCTACCACAAATCGCGAATGGTTGAACAAGGAATACGAAATGATCGAAAAGGTTCTTTCGCAAGAAAATGGAGATATAATAGACGCTTTTCGAAAAAAACTTTCGCAAGCAAGAGACGTGGAGAAACTCTGTCGTCAGTTGATCGTAAAAAGGATCTATCCATCTTCCGTCTTTCATTTATATAACACAGTTGATATTGTTGAACAATTAAACACGTGTATTTATGAGAATAACGATCTATGTGGTTATTTGTGCGACGGATTTAATGTGAATGACGAAACGCCGTTTGACTTTATTAATAATCTGAGCTGTGGGTTTATCGATTTTGTAAACGAGAAATTGCATATAGATAAATGCAAAAATGCCAACACTATAAATTCTTTCGATGATAACATAATAAAACCCGGAGTTTCTCCCGCTTTAGATCAGGCAGTTTCCGAATATAACACCAATGTTTTTATATTTAACGAGACAAAATCAGCGTTGAATGAATTGGCAAAACGAAACACGACAAATGACGCGGAACACGTAAAAATTCACGAAACCGAAAAATCTGGTCTATCTCTTCAAATCACGAAAACGAGAGGTAATGCTATGAAGAAAATTATAAAAGAAATTCTGGATAGCAATAACGATACACAAAAATCTATTAAAATAGGCAGTACCGGTTTTGAAATTGCGCTGAAAGATATTAAATTTGTCGCAGCATCAGGCTCGAATGACGAAATCGAAATCCCATCTTTGAATAAGGTAATAAAGGAAATTTTTTTCGGAAAGGAAAAAATGAATAAATTAATATCCGACACCTATTTGGAAATACTGGATACTATTGAAAAGGATTGGTTTTCTGCACTAGAAATTTTTGCTGAATACATTTCAAAGCTTGATGTGTTAATATGCAAAGCTCACATTTCGAAGATATACAAATATTGCAGACCAAAAATTGTTACAGAAGAAAGTGACAAATCTATGGTAGACGCGCGGGAGCTGCGACATTGTTTGATCGAGCATTTGCAGCAAAATGAGGTTTATGTTACAAATGATATTCAGATAGGAGATAATACAACAGGAATTTTGTTATACGGAACCAATGCAGTTGGTAAGACCAGTTTTATTCGAGCGCTGGGAATTGCTATTATCATGGCGCAATCCGGAATGTTTGTGCCGTGTTCGAGTTTTTCTTATGTTCCTTATAACTCCATTTATTCGCGAATATTGGGGAATGATAATATATTCAAAGGCCTTTCCACGTTTGCCGTTGAGATGTCGGAATTGAGAATAATATTGAAAATGGCAGATCAAAATAGTTTGATTTTGGGCGACGAATTGTGCTCAGGAACAGAAACCGAATCCGCGTTGAGCATATTCGTCGCTGGATTGATGGAACTACATGAAAAGAACACCACTTTCATTTTTGCTACGCATTTTCACGAAATTATCAATTACGATGAGGTAAAGGCGATGGATCGTTTGTCATTGATGCATATGTCGGTAATATACGATCGCGAAAAAGATTGTCTCATTTATGATCGAAAATTAAAGGAGGGGCCAGGGACGAGAACTTATGGTCTGGAAGTATGCAAATCTCTTTATTTGAGCGAAGACTTTTTAGAAAGAGCATATGCCATTCGAAACAAATATCATCCACACACAAACGGTGAGTTGTCGCAAACACAATCGCGTTATAATTCTGATAAAATTAGAGGCGTCTGTGAAATGTGTAACGAAAACATGGGCGAAGAAATTCATCATTTGGGACATCAAAAAAATGCCGATGAGAATGGGTTTATAGGTTCGGTTCATAAAAATCACCTCGCCAATTTACTTAGCGTTTGTGAGAAGTGTCATAACAAGTTTCACGATAAAACAGACCTTCAATCAAAGGTACCTGTTCAAAAGAAAAAGACGACAAAAGGGTATAAATTAATTTAACTCATTGAAAATTGGGAGGTTGATCATACAAAATTGAATTGTGTTTATTCAATTTATTATTTTCAGTAAAGATGCAAAATAATAAATGGAGGTTGATGTAGAAACCGGGTTTAACGTTGAAAATCCGTTACATGTGGATAACATTCCGGTTGCAAATTTGGTTGTAATAGAGGTTGAAGGAGAGCCTATTCCTGAACCAAAAAGTACACCAATTCGAGATGCTTGCGCAAAACTATGGGATTATATACAATTGTGTGGGGCTGTTTTTATGTTGCTCGCAATGCTAGGTGGACTTATGCTGTTTTTGGTCTGGTTGTACAATCCATACGTGTTTGGCAATGTTGATGATTAAGTAGAGCAGCTTTAATAGTTGGTGTTATAAATGCTATCATTCAAAAAATCACCAACATTAAATTGCTTTGGCGCCACAGTTGTCACAATTGAAGCATCGGCGGTTGTATCGGGAGTTTTTACAATATTCACATAATTCCCGGGATAAGAATTATTATTAGGATATTTATTTGTAGGCGCGTCTGCAAATAGACCTTGAACGTTTGATGTTCTTATGTTTTCGCTGTCTAAAAAATCCTGGTTTTGCGTGGATATAACTTCGTCTAATTGTGTTTTTTGGTTTAATGATTGTAATTTTTCTTCTTGATCAGTTAGTGTGTTGTATTTGATAACCCCATTATCATTTTTTACATTAGCTAAATAATTTGCGTCTTCGTAGTTTGGCACATACGCTGAATTTCCATATTTATAGTCACCGGGTTTATAATAGGTGGCGTTTCCTAGAGTTTTTGATACAGTAGTTTTTGTAGGATTTCCAGAAGGGTCGGTTACGCTTAATGTTATGTCGTTTGATGTGTCACGATCAATGTCTGCGTGATATAAAACGTCCAATCCGGTAGAAAATGAAGATTGTTCGGTATTATCTTCTAATCCTTCCTGTTGTTTTATGGTACTTTTATACAGTTCAAGCGCAATTAAAAAAATAACAATCGCACTTATAATGATTATATTTTTGAGTTTCATTAATATAAGTCGACAAATTTTTTAATCCGTAAAAAATTGAATATGCGAAACAATAATATAAAACTATTATAAATAGTAAGAATAATGATTATTCCAGTGAAGTGTTTTACGTGCGGCAATGTTCTCGCTGATAAATATCGATACTTTCAAGCAGAAACGCGTAAAATAAAAATCTCTCAGGGGTTGAAGGTAGATAAGGAGGTTTATTTAACAAAGGAGAACGTGGATAAAACACCAGAGGGAACCGTTCTTGATGATTTAGGCCTAAAAAACGTATGTTGTAGAAGACATATGCTTACTCATGTTGATATTGAATAAACGCTTATAAAATCATTATTTATTTTTTTATAAGAGATATATATATAAGATGGCAAAATCAAAGAGGCATTTGAAGGACAAGAAACGCGGAACAAAATCCAAGCGCAGAACGATGAAAGGTGGTGAGTGTCCTTGCAAAAATAGGGGCTTATTTTCAGGGGGCTTTGGCGCAGCCAGTTACCAGGGCGGGTTGGACAAATACATTCAACCGTTAAATTCAAACGTAGGCGGCGATCCTAATAACCCCACAAATATGATGAGCGAACGTTTTTCGCCATTCGTTGGCGGGAAAAAATCTAGAAAATATCGAAGGAAAAGAGGCATGAAAGGAGGAAACGCATTTTTCCCAGTGCCTGATGCTCTTTTAGGGAGTTCTGCCGGAACAAATTCGACCCTTGGATTTGGAACTCTAGGCGGAACTATAGCTGCTGCGAATTCAATGAAAGGCGTTTCACCATAATTTCGTTTATTTAGAAGATCGATAATTTTCTTCGTTTACTATATAAAATGGCTATTGTTGGATTGAAGAATTTATGCACGCCTTCTTACGTTTACTTAGTTATTTCCATGATAGCATTAATTGTCATGATAGTGCAGAACTTCGGCAATATTGATAAGTACTGCGTTGGATCTTACACTTGTGATGTTTCAAGCACATTCTTGATTTTTGCTATCAAGACCCTTTACATTTTATTCTGGACATGGATCCTTAATTTGATCTGCCGCGCTGGCGCTCCTAGCGTGGCCTGGTTTTTGGTTCTCTTGCCCTTTATTCTTTTCTTTGTTTTGGTCGCCTTGTTTGTAGTTCAATAAATAATAAGTAATTCATTCATTTACTTATTATTACACGCTAATCCATTTTTTTGTAACCGCTTCTTCTACGCTTTCAAGCGCTCCTTCAACCCAGCCTTGATTTTTACTAATAACTTCTCCCACAATTACCATTCCAGGGAAAGGATTTTGAGCTTTCTTGATAAACTCACCTCGCGTTTTAAAGTCGTTCGATAAAGGACTGTAATAGTGCGTCCCGATGTCCCAATAGAAATCAATAATGGATGTCAATTCGAGAACATTTTTCTCAATGCCCAATGCCTTTTCTAATAGACGACAGAAATAAGATCTATTTTTGGGAGTGTCTTCTAATGCGGGCCTTAGTTTTTTGGCAGAGGCATTATCGCTATATGCTATCATATATACTCCGGAACTAGGGTCCATAGGTATTATTTTTTGCAGAGGTCCAGGAACGACAGTAAGACCCTTTACATGTTGTTTCATTATTTCACATGACGCTCGATCAAATTTGCCATAGACCCTAAGAAACGGCTGGCCGTGTATGTCTTTGTATAAGCTGTCTTTTTTAGACGCAAGAGGAACAATTTTCATAATAGTGTCTATTGTGGTGGCGATAATTACTTTTTTGCAGCGCATATCTGAATATCCCTCAATTTCAACGGAATAATTGAATTCGTCTTCATAGTGTATTTTTTTTACAGATCGGTTACATTTAATGTTTTTTTCTCCTATCGTTTTTACCATTCTCTCGACAAGATCTTTCCATGAAAAAGAGAGACCTATCCATTCGCCATAATTGTCGTCGAACCCATAATTGTATAATGTGTCATGAATATCTTCGTTTTCGTAATCTGTGTAACTAGCGCAAGTTATAAAATGTTTATATCTTTCGGACCCAATAACTGAGGTCGCGAACTCTTTGAACGTCGATTTGGGAGATGGATCCGTTTTTTTGTAGGCGTCTTTAATTTCTGTAAATGCGCGTTTCACATGACAGCTTGGGTCTATTGTTTTCGCGTAATCGTGACTAGCAGTAAACTCGTGAAATGGTAGTCCTACTTCTTTTATTAGTTCGAATAATAACTTGTCTTTTTTCTTCCTACCCACTCCTGCTCCGGTTACCACGGAAACGCCGGCAAAGTTCTCGTTATTGGCTCTTCCTCCTACAAATTTTTTTGAATAACGCTCTAAAACAACGACATTCAGGCTAGGATCAGATTTTTTGATTTTGTATGCAGAATACAGACCCGCAATTCCAGCACCAACGATAATAATATCATACATTCTTTTATATACAATTATATTTTTTGTATCGAATTAAACATAATAGAATAATATATGGTATGATTAGAGAGTTAGATGCGACGCTATTAAATAAATTGCCAATGGATGTTATATTAAATCATATAATGCCATACACTTATTTGCCACAAAAGCCTCGTCTTTTAATGGATATTAAAAGTTATCGATCGGATTATAATGTTGTCGAGAACCTATATTTTACCGAATTCAATGTGAATGTTCTTATGCATGATTTAATAAGATTTTGTAATAACAATATTGCGCCTATGTATGGTGTTGAAAATAAGTATGAAAACATACTGAAACGCCACTATTATTTTAATGACAAACCCAGAACGCGTCTCATTACTTTTGTATTCGCGGACTTCCATAAAAATAGGAAACGTAACACGCAGTCTAAAATAAACTTTTTATGGGGATTATTGCGACCGATCGAACGTACGCGTTTCATTAATTATCATCTCCCAGAAAATTGAATATTATAATCCCAAAATATATAAACGTAATTTTATATATTTCGCAAACATGGAACCGACAATCACCAATATTTCCGAAGAGAACAATCAATATCGTTTTACGTTGCAAGGCATAAACGTTAGTTTAGCAAATGCCATAAGACGTACGATTTTGTCCGACATCCCAACTACCATTATATTTACTGAAACGCACAAAGATAACCAGTGTAATATCTTGGTGAACACTTCTCGTCTTCATAATGAAATTTTGAAACATCGTCTCAGCTGTATTCCTATTCATGAAAAGGATCTAAGCGTTCTTCCCAACAACTATGTCTTGGAAGTCGATGTTAAAAACGAGAAGGATCATACAATCTTTGTTACCACGGAGGATTTTAAGATTAAGAATAAGACAAACGATAAATACGTAACAGAGGAAGAGCGTCGTAGAATTTTCCCACCAAATGAGCGAACAAACTACTATGTTGATTTTGCTCGATTGCGCCCGAAAATTGGCGACACTATTCCCGGAGAACATCTCAAGCTTGTTGCTGACTTTTCAGTAGGAACCGCAAAAATGAATAGTATGTATAATGTTGTTTCAAAGTGTGCTTATGGAAATACGCCCGATCCAGTGAAAATTAGCGAGACGTGGGAGAAACATGAAAGCGTCTTGCGATCGGACGGCAAGAACACACAAAGCGATCTGGATTTTGAAAAGAAAAATTATCTATTGCTTGATGCTCAGAGACAATTCATTGAGAATAGCTTTGATTTTGTCATTGAAAGCGTTGGTGTTTATGAGAACAAGGAGCTCGTTCGAAAGGCGTGTGAAATCTTAATCGTTAAGCTAACCGACTTTATGAGCGCGATCGATTCCGACACCGTTCCGATTAATAATAGCGAGACCACCATGAATTATTGTTTCGATGTTGTACTCGAGAATGAGGATTACACGATAGGTAAGGTTCTTGAATACATTTTGTATGAGAAGTATTACGAAAACGAAAAGTTGTTTAGCTATTGCGGATTTAAGAAATTTCATCCTCATAACACAGAAAGCATTATAAGAATAGCATATAATAACAATTCGGACAAAAACACGCTTCGCCAACATTTAAGGAGCGCGGCAGATGATGGATCGAAAGTTTTTATGAAAGTACTAAAATTGATGGCGTAATTATAAAATTGACTGTGCTTTTATTTTTTGTATGATATCCAACTATAGAGAATGTGTTTGGGTATCATATTTTGGCGCGCTAACGCAAAAAGTGAATATTTATCGAACGTTATTTATAAGGATACCGTGCCTTTTATTCCACCAATCGAAAGCGGCAAGGTTATAAAAGTATATGACGGAGACACTATTACAGTAGCCTCGAGATTACTGAATACAGAAGGACCAGTATATCGATTTCAGGTTCGTTTGAACGGAATAGATTCTGCCGAAATAAAAGCAAAAACCCTGCATGAAAAAGAGGCGGCAATTGTTGCACGGGACGCGTTGTCAAAAATGATTATGGATAAAATAGTAACATTAAAGAACGTGTCTACTGAAAAGTATGGAAGAATATTAGCTGACGTATATCTTGATGATAAAAACATAAATAATTGGATGTTGGATCATAAATACGCAGTTCCTTATGACGGAGGAACCAAACATAGGCCCAATGACTGGGATTAACGTTCTTTATATTTGTTTTGGCCATAGATAAAAAATTGACTTAAATATTTTTTATCTATTATGATATAACATCACGAGTTATTGCAATGGAGAAGCGTTTGAATAAGAAGATAGAGACTTATGTCGTCGCACTAAAAGACGACATTAAAAACAAGGCGGCGGAGTTAGATTTTGAGGATAAATCCAAGATAGGAGAACTTATAGAGTTCGTTTACGAATACCCCAGATTTGTCCTATCAAAAGACGATCTCAGTAAGCGAAAGAGGATTAAGAATTCTATACCTTCATTAAATCGGTGCGCGGCGAAACGCGCCAATGGAGAGCAATGCACGAGACGTAGAAAAGAGGGATGTGAGTTTTGTGGCACACATTCTAAGGGAACGCCCAACGGGCTAATTCAAAACGGAGATGGTGCGATAAACGACTTGCAGAAAATGCAAGTTTTCGCAGAAGACATCAATGGTATAGTTTATTACATTGATAACATGAATAACGTTTATAACACAGAGGATATTCTAGAGGGCAAGAAGGATCCGCAAATCATTGCGAAGTATGCGAAAGACGGATCAAGATACTCCATACCCGAGTTTGGCATTTAAATAGAGTTAGGCAAACGATAAAATCACGGCAGCGATTATATAAAAACATCATCACCTCACAAGATCATTCCTTTTTTTTAATTTCAATATACTCTCTCGTAACTTCCTCTCTATTTTCAATAATGTAATTGTTTAATTCTGTCGCTTGAGATAGATCGCCTTTGTAGTATGTAGACAGTATATTCAATAGGATTTTTTTTGTTATGGGCTTTTTGATGTTCTTTTTCGTGTAACGAAGCTCTCCATCCTTGATGTCGAACGCATCTATCTCGTTTTTTTTCATAATTTCAATAAGCGCGGCCGATATTCTCTTTTTATCGGTTTTTCTTTTTGCCTGCTCTTTATTTAGCGCTCGAATTTCATTATCTATTTTTACCCACTCGCGAATAGCATTCGTTAATTGTTCCTTGGTTTCCATTATATATTTAATGGGTATTATTTTTATGTGACTTCTTGGCTTACATTTATTTTGAATTTAGGATTAGTTGCTAATAATAATATGTTTATTTCATATATAATATTTGAAAGATGATGCAATTTACAGTAAATAGAAAAAATTATCAGATGGTTTCTCCTGAAAACAATAACGCGCAGCCTATTCCTAGTATTTCGTTTGCATCTAAAGTTGGAAGAACTCTGCCGTCGCCTGCTGTTTCTCTTGATCTTCCTGAGAAAAAAGAGAAAAAAGTAATGACGTGGGGTGAACCCACGTGGTTTTTATTTCATACTTTATCTGAAAAAGTAAAAGAGGATGCATTTCCGTTAATAAGAAAAGAATTGCTCGATAAGATTTATTCCATATGCAAATTTTTGCCTTGCCCTACTTGCGCTGAACACGCAACTGCATATTTAAATGGCATAAATTTTAACGCAATACGCACAAAAGATGACTTAAAATTTTTGTTTTTTAATTTTCATAACGAAATTAACAAGAAGAAGGGCTACCCGATTTTTTCTTTTTCCGATTTAGATGATAAATATTCAAGGGCAAACACAGTTGCTATTCTTCAGTATTTTATGATGCACTTTGAAAAAAAATCAAAGAGCATTCGAATGATAGCAAATGACTTTCATCGTTCAAACCTGGTGTTGTCTTTGAAAGAATGGTTTAATGCAAACATTCAATATTTCGATCCTTGATATAATTTATTATAAGAAATAATAAATTATTTATTACTTGGCCGGGGCCGGGGTCGCTGCAACGCTGCTTGACAAAAGCTGTCCATTTTTATAAACATTGCACTTGAACGTATTTTTCGCAGGGCGACTACATGCTGGGCTTCCTCCGGTTACTTGATTAAAATATTGAAGATCAGCTACTTTAGTGGATACTATAATAGCTGACCATCCAATACCAAACGCAACGCCTAGAGCAAGCGCCAAGATTAATTGCGCGGGATTGAAACAACTATTGTTAAAATTCCATATTCCGTCGAATGTTATTAGCACAGCAAAAAGAGTGATTAACGGAATATTTCCATTTACTGTTTGATTGTATATAATCGCGTATAATAAATAGGCGTAAGTGTATCCTAATATGTTTTGTCCCATAGGCAAAGAGGATGTAGTTTGGTCTTCGTTAAACGACATTAAATTGCATAATACGTTGGTTTGTAATGTTCCTGGTATATAGGTTGACGCAGAATTGTATATTAAGGTGCTTGCGAAACAAGAAAATATCAAACCAACTAAATATATTACTCCCTTAAAGTCTTGATTAAACACCGACATAAGCGTAAAGAATGACACAATTATAAAAGGTGCTAAACGAAGAAATAAGTAGGAAAGCGTAAGCAGATTTTTGTTTAAACTCATTCTATATCTCTTATTTATATTATAACAAGAAATTTTGATCTATTTAAAAACATATTGAAATGCGTCTGTTATGTGTTTTACTTCGCGAAACTCGATGCCTTCCAGAAAGGCCTTGTTTTCGTACATCTTTATGAATTTATCAAAGTCCTCTTTGTTTGATGCCGGAAACAAAAAGGTTTTCACTCCGTTTTTTATTCCTCCATAGAGTTTGTTCTCCAATCCTCCTATTTTTGTGATTTCTCCTTGCAAATTGATTTCACCAGTAATCGCCACATCATTTTTTATTGGCTTTTCATTAAATAAACTGTATATCGCAATCGTAATTGCTGTTCCTGCTGATGGACCATCTTTCGATACTGCGCCTTCTGGACAATGAATGTGTAGACCTTGGCATCTTGTTTCTTCGAAATATTTAATGAGCTTTTGCTTTACGTCCAATGGCGTTAAATTCCATGCTAACGTTTTGGCGACATTCATGCTTTCTTTCATAACGTCGCCTTGTAAGCCGGTTAGTTTCAAATCGAAAAATGTTGTGGACGGGAAAAACATGGTTTCTATTGGTGTTATTCCACCTCTTCCTAGTGCGTTCGCCCACAGTCCATTTATGATGCCGATCTTTGGCGTGTTGTGTATTATTCGGAACTCAACTTTGGAGTATTTATTCAAATACTTTTTTTCCAACATGTCCGATGTAACTTCAATGGGTAACGATATGTCTTCTTTTTGTCTGCAATTTAATAGTTCAATGTTAACTTCGCCAAATAAATCGAACATGATCTCTTTCAATTTACGGACGCCGGGTTCGCATGTATATTTTTCTATTATTTCCTCGATAATTTCGTCGGTTAAATAGATAATGTCCTCAAACCCCATTTTTTTATTGATCTCTGGGATGATGTATTTTTTTGCCACTACTATTTTGTCGTCGAGTTTTAAGTTATCGAATTTTATGCGATGTATTCTATCCAATAATATTTTGTCTATTTGATCGACGTCGTTGTATGAAAAAATAAATAGCGCCTTAGATAGATCAAGGTGTATTCCATTGAAATATTTATCTTGAAATACGTCGTTTTGAGTTCCGTCGATAAGATGTGTTAATATTCCTATTATTTCTCTGCCTTGATCCGTCTTACTTATTTTGTCTAATTCGTCGATGTATATTATAGGGTTCATACATTTCGATTCCATTAATACGTCTGTTATTTTGCCCCACGTTGAATTTATATATGTGTAACCATATCCCTCCAAAAACGATGCTGTTGAAGATCCACCAAGAGCAATGAAAGCATAAGGACGAGGAATACCATTCTCGTCGACTAAACAATTTGCTAATCCTTTTTTTGCGAGAGACGTTTTTCCTACGCCAGGAGATCCTTCAAATCCAAAACTATATCCACTTTGTTCTCCGTTAATCCATTGAGCGATTATTTTTAGTATTTGGGTCTTAGCATGTTGATGACCGTAAATGGATTCTTCTAACGCGTCTGCGATGTTTTTTATTGACGTTTCCATTCCTTCAATGTTATTTTTTATAGAGGTCAAATCGTTAAATGTTCTCGTCAATGAAACGTTTTTGTTTGGCGTTATTAGATCATAGATGTCTAATAATGAGCTCTTTGCCGTTTCTTCTTTCATTAAAAACTCTTTCATTTCTTCTATGCATTTAACCCTATTTTTTTTTGTTATTTTGTATACTTTTTTATTAGACCTTGTGTTGACGTAGTAGCTTATTAGTGATAATTGTTTTATGGAAAATGCTTCATGTTGCTCTGTTACTAATTTTTTGGCGGTTTGAGTTATGTTTAACACGGCCTTGTCTGCAAATTTTATCATTTCGACATTTGTGTACTTTTCCTTTTTTGTTATTTCTGTGGAATGTGCATCTTTGTTTGTTATTACTTTCGAGAACGTTTCATTGATCTCTTTCATTTTTTTTAATATTGCCTCTTCTTTATAAACTCCAAATGGGATCTTTATTAAGCCCTCTAAGTATTGCCTTGCTTTATTTCCCATCTCGTCTGATTTATTTTTAACCTCCTTCAATTTGGTCATTGCCTTCTCTTTGACATTGTCGTTTACCTTTAATAAATATATCTGTTGTTCCAGAGAGATTTTATTAATATCGTATTTTTGTATTATGTCGTGAGTGTATTTTATGCTGTATTTAATCGCGTCCTTGAAGTACGTCTTTATTCTCCATGGTAAACTATCGTATATCATAACCTGTTCGCTCGTATCTATATTGTCAGACGAATTTACTGAAATAAGATCGTATAATAAATACGATATATATTGCATTTCATAGTCATTATTTAATAAGAGATTTACAAGCAACGCTCTTTGGTTGTACATGTCCATCTCCAAAAAACGTGTTATGGTCATATCCAATTTCGTGTTTTTTACCATGTTTGTGTCGGTAAACGCAATGACCATCTTCTTATATATGTCTTCGTCACCAAAGACAAGAATATCCTTGAATGTTAGAGAACCTATTATGCGCTGAAATATTTCTTGTTCTTTTTTGGGCAGTTTTGCTGATGACGCCTTTAAATTATACATTCGTTTGTCTATGTAGGAATTTGAAAAGCAGTCAAGCTGAATGTCGTCTATTATTCCGTTTATGATCATGGCTTTTTGTAATGCCTCGTTTTGTATAATAATACGTATCCCGTATATTTTTTGGTAAAACGTTTTTGCCGAAGGATCTGTATCAAAGCATTCAAACGTCATCGCGTCTTCTAGAATAATAGTTGTGTCTATGATTTTATTAGAGCAAATCGGCCTTGTGTTATTATTGACGCGTCTGTTTTGTTTCCAATGCACAATCTTATAACCAATGGGATGAACATATTTACGTATAAGTTCATATTTGGCTTTCATGACATCGTTGTCTGTTTTTATGTTTAAAAATTCAGACCCAAAACTAATGAACAAGAGATCGTCTATTGTTTCCGTTCCGAAACCACAAATTACCATAGATAATTTATCAATTATTTTTTGGAGTTTTTCTATGTTTTTATCCGCGTCATGGTTGAGATCTTTTGTTTTTTCGTAGAGTTCATTCAAAATATTGATAGAAAGCACAACATCATTGTCGCTAAAGATTTCATTATTCTTATGCTTTTTTATAGATATTATCGTGCTTCTAATAATTGTTTGTATTTGAGAGTTTTTCTCTTTTATGAATTCATGAAGGTCACTTATTTTTTTATTATCTATTGTATTTTTTAATATTAACGAATTGTTGTGTTCCTTGGTCTTTTTACTCATTATACAATACGGCGTTATAATAATGATACTCTCTCATAACATATTACTAAAGATAATTTTTAGAGGGAAAATTTTAATTACACAACGTTATGCTGTAAATCACAAATATTAGTTCGATAAAATATATAAACGCAAATCGAGATATATATTTATAAAATTGTTATGGGAATACCGAGTTATTTTTCTTTTATCGTTAATCATTATGCAAACATAATAAGAAACTTAGCGTATTTTAAAAACGTTCAGTCTATTGATAATATGTATATGGACTGTAATTCTATTATATACGACGCAGTTCATGAGTTAAACAAAAGTCAAGAGAACATGGAAACCGATGTTTTTGAAAGCAATGTTATTAACATGGTTATTGCCAATATTGAAAAATATATTCTAACTATTTCACCGTCAAATTCTATTTTTATTGCGTTTGACGGTGTTGCGCCGTTTGCTAAAATGAACCAGCAAAAAACGCGCAGATATAAAACGTATTTTATGTCGAAATCTTCTCCTTCTCTTCCGCGCAAATGGGATACATCTGCTATCACTCCAGGCACAAAGTTCATGGAGCGTTTGTCGGCTCGTTTGGATCATGAGTTTCGGTTTAAGGAACAGAAATATAAAGTCAAGAAAATAATTGTATCCACGTCTTCCGAGAAGGGAGAGGGTGAACATAAAATCATGGATTATATTCGACATGAAAATAAAACAGGAGAAACCGTTGCTCTTTATGGATTGGACGCAGATCTAATCATGTTGTCGATTTTACAGTTAAAGTATTGTAAAAATGTTTATGTTTTCAGAGAGGCGCCCGAGTTTTTGAAAAGCTCTATTCCCGTTGAAGTAAAGTCTGATGCGAGTAATCTATATTTCTTGGACATGCAGATGTTTTCTAAAAGCCTTCTTGCGCAAATGGACTGCGTGAATTACGATGTTCAGCGAATTTGTGATTACGTATTCATGTGTTTTCTTTTGGGTAATGATTTTTTACCACATTTCCCTGCAATGAATATCCGAACTCACGGAATTCAGGCACTAATGGACATATATAGATTATATATTGGTAACAAGCCAGATTGTTTTTTCATATCTAGAAAAAATCGGATCCAATGGAAAAACGTAGGAACATTTTTGAAAGAAGTTGCGAAACGAGAACATGAATTATTATTGAGCGAGTACGCGGTTCGAGACAAGTTTGACAAACGCAATTGGCCAGATGGAACGCCCGAGGAAAAGAGCGATCTTGCTCAAAACATTCCAGTGATTTATAGAGCAGAGGAAAAATACATTTCGCCCAGAGATCCTGGTTGGGAAAGGAGATATTACAAGTCACTGTTACATGATGAAAACGCGAAGGATGTGGCTATGAATTACATAGAAGGTTTGGAGTGGGTGTATAAGTATTATTCCGAGGGATGTCCTGACTGGAAATGGAAATATAAATATCATTATCCGCCATTGTTTAAAGATCTAGTTACGTTTATTCCTCATTTTGAAACCGATTTTATTCAAGACAATAATCATGATGCGTTTACTCCAGAGATACAGTTGTCTTATGTACTGCCAAAAGAGCAGCTATATTTGTTGCCAAATAAAATAGAAAAATTTTTGAAAACAAATTACGATGAGCTTTATCCCGACGCGTATGACTTTCAATGGGCGTTCTGTCGTTATTTTTGGGAAGCGCACCCGATTTTGCCGGAAGTTCCTATGGCTTTGCTTGAACAATGGCAAATACAATTTGAAATGAACAAGGCTTAGTCCATTCTTGACGTAGCGAATAATAAATCATCTTTTGTGTTGATATTTATTATTTCGTCTGAGTTTTCACGAGGAAGATCGTAATAATTTATAGCGAAGCCTTTTTGCTTTGCGATCGAAATCGCGTCTGTTAAATAATATTCGTTGTTCTTGTTTAGGTTTTTAATTTCAGGAATGCACGACATAAGAAGTTCTACGGTAAAGTTATAAATTCCGCAGTTTACATATTTGATGTTTCTTTGATCCTCTGTGCAATCTTTTTCTTCTATTATTTCCTTTATTTGTTTATCGCCTGAGAAAACTATGCGGCCACAGCCAAACGGGTTATCCATTTCCGTAATAAGGATCGAGTTACTGTTATTTAATAAACGGGAAATTGTTTTTGGTTGAATGAGCGGAACGTCGCCCGATAAAATAAGTACTCGCTCAGCAGAAGGTTTTTGTTTTTCTATGAAAAAGGGAAGACAACACTTTATGGCATCTCCTGTTCCTTGCACTTTGAGTTCTCCGTTGATCAAAACTTCGGGTTGCATAATATAATGTATTTTATCTGCGAAAATCGAGAACAATTCGTCGATTTCTTCCTTGATGACCTCTTTGTATTTTCCAACAACTATTAGAATAGTGTCACTGCCCGCGGATATTGCTGCTCGAATAACATAATAAATCAAAGGAAATCCGGATAGCACATTGAGAACTTTTGGTTTATCCGATTTCATCCTTTTTCCTAGACCTCCCGCCATAATGATAGTGGTGAACGACATTATATTTTTACTCTACACAAAAAATTGACAACTTAATTTATTTGTTTCTGTTCGCATCTTCTCATTAAGCATGTTTGCAATGGCGTGGCGCGACTATATTAAGCCCTTTATTTCGGCGTTTGGCATTTATATTGCCTGGATTTTGGTATTTTATGTGGCGTCGCGTATGCATGCGTCGCTGTGTACACCACCAACTTTCATTGGTTTTGTTTTGGCGCCATTTTTGGTTACTTCTCCTCACTGTCAGGGATTGCGTTGGGTAATTTATAATGGAGGAAATAGTATTGCTGCTATGTGGTTCATTTTGGCAGCTTGGATCATGAGCTTTCTTACCCCTGTTAGAAATTGAAACAAAATAGCATAAAAATTATTGTATGTATTGTTTTTTTGTGGCTAATAATTATTCATTAAAACACGAATGAATAATTAGTATAATCTCTTAGGATCAATTATTTCATATACTTTATCGCCGTAAAGCGTGCGCTCGTGCAATAGATAGGCAACGATTTCGTCCACGTTCTTTTTGTTTTGGATCAAAAGTTCCTTCGCTTCTTGATAGGCATCGTTCACTAATTCTAGCGCTTCTTTGTCGGCGACCTCCTTTAATTTTTCTGAATATTTTTGTCCTGCCGACAAAGACCTTCCCAAAAACGGGTTTCTTTCGCTGTCAATATTTTCGTTGTAAAACACTTCTAGTTTGTTTCCCATTCCGTAATTACCGATCATGCGTTGAGCTAGCGAATTGGCCTGCTTTAGATCTTGAGACGCGCCAACAGAAACATGATCGTCTCCGTAAAATATATTTTCCGCGGCTTTTCCACCCATTCCAACGATCAGTCTCTTTTTCAACATGTCTTTTGTATATAAACCGCTTTCTGTTATGTTTCTCAATTCATTGAATAGGGTATAACCGCCTGCGCCATTGTATGTACTTTGGATAGTTACCTTTTTCAACTCAAAGTATTCACTATAAAGCGCTGCCAAAAATGCATGACCGGCCTCGTGAATGGAAACGCGTAATTTGGATTCCATAGATCTTGTGTCGTTTCTTTTCTCCAACCCAACGATGGCCTTGTCAAGAGCATTGAGAACATTTGTTTGTTTTATCACCGATGATCCATTTCTAGCAGCGAATATTGCGGCTTCGTTGAGTAAATTTTTGATCTGAGCCCCAGAAAACCCGGGCGTTAATTCAGCCAACGTGTTAATATCAACACTCGGGTCGATTTTCTTGTTTTTGCTATGAACCTTAAATATTTGTTCTCTTGCCTCGCGGTCGGGTAAAGGAACAGTTATTAATCTATCAAATCTTCCTGGTCTTAATAAAGCACTATCGAGAACGTCTTTTCTATTTGTTGCTGCAATAATCAAAACACCTTCGTTGTCGGCAAAACCGTCCATCTCTGCGAGCAACTGGTTTAATGTTTGTTCTCGTTCATCATTCGCCATGTTAATTCCCGCTCCTCGTTGTCTTCCCACTGCGTCAATTTCATCAATGAAAATAATGCAGGGCGTGTTCTCTCTGGCCTTCTTGAAAAGGTTACGAATTTTTGCGGCTCCTAACCCGACAAAGAGTTCCACAAACTCGCTTGCTGCCACAGAAATAAAATTGGCATCTGCTTCGCTCGCGATCGCCTTGGCTAGTAGAGTTTTTCCAGTTCCAGGCGGACCGTCCAATAAAATTCCTCTGGGTATTTCAGCTCCGGCTTCTTTGTATAATGTGTCGTTTTTAAGATATGAAACCACTTCTGTGCATTCTTCAAATATTTCTGGGCTTCCCGCGAAACTGTTCAGTGTTATGTTCGCCTTTTGAACAGTCAATTTATCCGAATTTATGTCTTTTGGTTGCGCAAACCCTGGCATTCCGGGCATTCCTCCTGCTCCAGCTCTATTTTGAAAGAGGGTGATTATAAATGTAATAAACAGAAAAGGAAAGATATAGCTCTCGAAAAATCCGAAAGCGCCCCTCAATAAAAAATCGCCGGTTGACGGGGTAGGGTCTTGCAAAAATATTGCCTGAACGTTGTTTTTTATCGATAGATCAGAAAGGGAATTCGTTAAAAAAGGATTGATCTTTGTTACTGAAAAATCTTCTATGATTTCTCCATTCTCCTCTTTGTTTTCGGAAATCACACTGTTTAATGTGTTCGAAAAATATATCTTTGATACTTCGTGTTTGTCTATCTTTTCAACAAGTTTGTTATAGCTATCTTCTTTTAATAGCGATTTGAATTTTAACGCCGAATTGATTTTTGCGTCATATTCCATGGAAATAAATGATCGAGGCCTTATCGAGGAAATGGATCGAAATCCATTAGAGCTTCCGACCAAAAGAGCGATTATTAAAAACAACATATATTATTTGAAGGCTAACTATTTTTATATTGTTTTGCGATTCTTGTTTATAGTTTCTGGAACAAGAAAAAAGGGTGGGTTACCCCTTTTTCTTTTTTGTTAGTTGTTTTTATTTATGTTTTATTCATCAGAAGGTTTTTCAGCGACGACGGCGGCAGGCTTCTTGGTGTCCTTCTTGGGCTTAGCGGCCTTCTTCTCGGCGGCGGCGGCCTTCTTCTCGTCGGCGAGGCGCTTCTTCTCGGCGGC